TTTGCTACCACAGCCGAGGCCCAGTAAATCCTGTGGATTTCTAACTTCATTTTTAAAAGTGAAAAGTTCATTTTTTGACGAAAAATTGAAAACAACATTCGCCCTCAAGATTTACTGGGCCTCGGCTGTGGTAGCTAAAAAACAATCTACCATAGAGGGGTAGCAGAGAGAGAGAGCCACAAACAAACAACAATGACGGAACAACCTCGATGGCCCCTGTCGCGATGGAACTGGATGATCAATACCTCTAACCAAGGGGAGGACATTGTAATCGAACGTCTCGGAAAGAAGCGATGGATCAAGAAGAATGGTGGACTATTCTTTGCTATTCCCTGCGGTATCGATACCCTATCCTACGTCGTTAACATGAAGGAGCAATCGATCTTGATCACCCCTCTCCATGCTACCACACAGGACAATTTCTCCGTACAGGTCAGTGGCAATGTCTTCATCCAGTTCGTCGATGCAGAGAAAGCAGCCTATGGTGCTACCGATCCTATCGCGATGATCGATACCTATGCGCAAGCAGTAATGCGTACTGCTATCGGAAAGATGACCTATGATCACCTCAGTGGGGATCGTGGACCTATTAATGAGGAGATTCGTGTGAGTCTGGCAACCGCTGCTGCACAATGGGGGATGAAAGTCCTACGTTACGAAATCACCAATGTCGATGTCACCCCTAGTATGCGAGTAGATATGGAGCTCCAAGGTTCTGCTGAACGTCAACGTCGAGCTAATGTTACTACCGCAGAAGGACTACGAGATGCTGCTATCCAGACCAGCAGAGGTGCTATGCAAGCCAAGTTGAATGCGACGGAAGCCGATGCTCAGAGTATGCTCCAAATGGCACAAGCGGAGAAGAAGAAAGTCATTCTTGCTGCAGAAGCCGCTAAAGCGGATGCCATGTTACGTGCAGAAGGTACTGCTGTTGCAATGCAAACCATCATGGACACTCTGAACGCGGGTGGTGTGAATGCTATGATTGCTCTCCAATACAAGATCGCATCCGAGCTGATCGAGATGCAAGGAAAGATTGGTGAACGTTCGAATACCATCTATTTCAATCAACATCCAGCTGATCTGACGGCTCTCCTTGCTCAAGCTCAAACGATGGTGACAGTGCAGAAGTAATGTGTGAGTGTGTTTTTTACATTTAACAACGTTGCAAAATGACGGAAGAATTTTATATGCCATTTGTACTACAACTAGATCCTCTCGATGTTTCGCAACTCGATCCCCCCCACAGAAGAGCGATTCATGGAAGATGGGGCCCTGAGGAGAATGATCGTTCGACTCTTTCTCCGACAGGGAGAAGAACGGCATCTTGTAGGTTTCATGAAGATCTATATCTCACCATGGCCAGGAAAAGGATCTGATTTTGAGCTTACTGCTCATCCAATATTTCAGGATGGAATGATTGAAGCACGTCTGCTCAATTATGCTATTATAACCTATCCAACTGTCTTCCGATGGACGCCTTCCGTAGTTATTTCTATGGTCATAGATTATAACATGTTTCGCCATGATTATGATAATGAGTTGCCTGAAGAAACATCACAAAGACATATAGATTTACCGCGATTACGTGCACATCCACGTACCACGCTGATACTCAATCTAATGACAGAAAGAGTACGTATGTATTTATCGAGAGTTCAGAGAACGATGGAGTATTTCGGTGATGAACCAAAGGCTATGCTTCATATGACCTTCCGAAATAGTGGTGCTGCGTATACGGAGAGAATACATTGGTGAGGTGGTTGTTACTCTTCGTTATTCTTCTTAAACACGTAAGGAAAGCTCTTCACTGCTACTAGATACCCTACATTCCATGACCCTGGACAGAAGAGGGTCAATACACTCCCACTGTGCCAATATGCAAGAAGCGTTGCGGTAGCCTCCACCACTCCAATTCCCCATCCAACCATGTTGTTGGTGTGTAGTTTGTTACACGTGTTCCCGAGGATCGAGATCAGTTGATCGACTTGTTCCGTCTTGAGTTCCGGCATTTTTTGTGAATCCTAGGTAACTAGGAGGTGACAGTGCCCCATGATGGACTCGAACCACCGACCTTCAATTGATAAGATTGATATGCTCCCAACTACATTCAATGGGGCACGAGAGGAATGTCGGGTTTGAACCGACGACAATTGGATCTGCAGTCCAAAGCGCTACCACTGCGCCAATTCCTCCTTTGTGAGAAAGATTTGTGAGGCTCTCCATTGTCCACCCCCCTCTTAGACCACCTCCTGTCCCACATATACACAGATGTCCATCAACGAGTTACTCTTCTGGGTTATAGTGGATAGTTTTTCCCGTCTAGCTACCGAGTATGCCCATATCGTAGAGGTATACGGTCAGATAGTTGCCATCAGTGTTTTGTTCATTGGGATCCATCTTGTGGTGTACATCGCGGAACTCATCGACCGTTTCTACCCCGAAACGAGACGCTTAAAGGGTACGTGCGTTTTGTTTATCAGTTGTCTTTTCTTTTATCTCCACCTCGAATTAATCTACGAATTGTTCATTGAGGGGTGACCACCATGAGGGCCCCAATTACCGAGTACGTCCTCAACCTCGTCCTCGACTGGTCCAAGTACATTATCAGCTTTCACGAACGTGGAGTGGAGACGTTAGGATGGTTCCTTACTTTCTACATTGGGTTAATGGTCATCGCAATTATTGGTACCTTCTATGAAGATATACGTCATTACTACCCCGAACTTATCCGCCTCGAAGCGTTCATCTCTACTCTCTGTCAGACGTCTCTTATGCTCCTTTGGTGGATCATGGTGATGGAACTATCGTTAAATGCGCTACTGAATATCGTCACGCCCATCTAGCCGTTGTCCTCCCTCTCAGACCTTCCTCTGGGGAGAGCCTCACATATACAACTACGTTTCCCCTGACCAAGATAATCAAGATGGTATTTGGACCTCATCATGACTACAATGGCTGGGTTACACCGTTCGTTGTGCATATGAAGAGAGGTGGTCATTGCGAGCCATTCGCCGGCGATTTTACCTTCATCCTGTTCTTCCTCGTATGGTTCATGTATCAGAAAGTGTTCGATATGATGCAATCTTCTCACCCGTTTTTCGCATGGCTTCAGCGCATGTTGTTCTATCTTCTTACCATCGTATTGCGTTTGATGACGGTGAGTATTGTGTGTGATATGATGCTGTTTGCAATGGCGATGACATTTGATGGCAAAGAACATGGTTTGTTATGCATCCCCGGCAAGTAATTTTTCTTTCTCTTCTTCAGCATCGATAAACTTTTTTGCTACATCGTACTTCTGTCTTGTCTCTTTCATCAACGTACACGTCTCTCGCAAGCCAATCAGATCAGAGATGTACCCCTTTCGCGTATCCAACTCTTTGACAGCAAGCTTCAGACCCATCTCTCGCGCATTGATGTCCCTCTCGACGAAATCGGTCCAATTCTTCATCCATTCGGAGGTAGAATTGGACCTATCGATGTGCTTGGTAGGTTTGATCTTATCATAGACGACCGTAAGACACTTCTTGAAGATGTTGATTTCATGCTCGATGAACTTGTCGCTGATATCATCGAGGAAAGTCTTATGGTCGTAAACCAGCACCGAGTCCGGATGCTCCGTCTTCCATTGCTCATAGTCAGCAAGTTGTTTTTCTCCCTCAACACGCTCCAAGTCCGCCTCATAGAACTCCCTTGCGTGTCTCCAAGCATCATCGATCAAATTCATTTCCGCTTCCGTCTTATGCACACACCTATCACGAACGTAAGGAGACGTCAACATGGGATACAAAGCATTGAAACAATCATCGAGTGTTGCGTATTTAGGTGGCATTTTTTTGTGAGGTAGGGGGACAATACTTACTTAGCATGACAAAAACGCATACGAGCTAGAATATCACGTCTTTCCGTCGTCATTGCACCACCCAGCATATTATTACGAGCAAGTTGTAGATTGTCACTACTCGTGCCATGTAACGGATAGGGTGGGTATTCATCGACCAGAATGCTGAGTAATTCTAGATGAGTTTCGGGGATCTCTAGGCGAATGCCGAATGCGTACAATGGGTGTTTGTTGAAGCGTTTTCCGACACCTTTTCTTGCCAATAGCAATGCTTTATCCCATTGTTCACGTTGAAGTGCACGGACGAGGTCCTCTTTGTAGATATCGTTCCGGAGATAGAGTCCAGGGCGGTAGCAGGCAAATTCACACGGACAAAAGCATGGACAACAGCAAAATAAACACCATAATCCAAAACAGTCTGCTCGCGATTGACCACGACTATGGCAGCATCGATCACATCCATCTTTCCGTCCATGATCCAGAATACAACATTTTTCGAACCAACGTTCTAATCCTTCAGTCGGACACCCATATCCATGGTGAAAGTAGGTGTATGAATGGCACCACAGACATAGATGTTGATCAGCTTCATCAACCTCTGGTTCTCTCGCGAAGAATACAGGCAGTGGTGCGTCTCGATCCATGTTTATATATGTGAGGCTCTCCCTTGGAGAGACATCCCTTCCAGAGGAAGGTCTGAGGTGGGGGGACAACACTTACTTACTTAAAGCAGAGGTCATTTTCAACGAAATTGCACATTTTGAGGACTCTCTTCATTTCGAACACCAACAACCCGAGCTCGCATAAGTCGATCACCATCTTTTTCTGCTCGACAGGATCAGGTGAACTCTGGGCGATACAGTACTTGAGAGCAGTGATAGCTTTGTCTACCACCTCGATACTGGTTTCCATCGCTTTCTTTCGAGTATTGACCGGATTGAAATTACCACCCGTGGCAAAGAAAGGCAAATGCTTATCACAGTATTTCTTGCGCTTAATATCCTCCACAAAGTGAGAAAAATCGACCTGGAAGGAGGACAATAACGAGCCTTTAACAGCTCTTAAATACGCCTGTTTATCGTCTACCTGTACTCTCTCGCGGTGCGCTTGTTGATCTTCGTAAGCAGCAAGGGGATGCTGCTCATAGTACTTTTCCGTCTCCGTATGATACTCCGCGAGAGCCGATTCCCATTTTGGGGCATTAGCCTCCGACCAACGCTCATCGATCGCAGGCACCTTTTCACCGACGTGAAGCGCTTGGAAAGCATCCTCGACGGTAGCGTATTTCTTGGCAGTGGTGGTCATTTTGTCGGGGGGTTGTGTGTGTGAGGCTCTCCTTTGGTCTCCCAGAGGAAGGTCTGAGAGGTGGGACGACAAGGAGGGACGACTAGAGGATTCTCAGAATGACTTGTTGTTTGATAGCGTGACAGGTACCACAAGGCTCTCTGATGATGGTAGCGACCTTGATCTCCGATGAGCGATAGATTTTTTTAATTGCTATGTTCTTACAAGTAAGACACTTGATTTGCACCTCTTTATTTGGCATTTCCCGAGGATATATGTGAGTGAGGGGGACAAGCAAAAGATAAAGGGGGACAGAGATTTACTTAGCGAAGGAATCAATGACCAAGACCGTGTCACGAACGGTAATCAACGTATTCATCTGCTTCTCGATATGACAGAGTGTCAGAACGAGATCTCTTTTACGAAACACTTCAGGTTCATCGTTGATCTTTTGCTTCATCGTTTCAATGACGGTTACCACTCTCCCAATCGATTGGTTGATATGATCCGCCATGCCTTCTTTGTTCCATTTCTCGTCGAGGTCATGTCCTCCTGGTAATACCCCTGCGCCCTTAAGCGACCACAATGCACTGAAATACTCAGATTGTATATCTCTCTTGTACTCATCTTTCATGTTTTTGATCACCTGTTCCGCATTAAGCTTTGGCGTAGGATGAGCTGTTTTCCAGTCTTGATATTCGGCCATGGGATCAGCATCATAGAATTCTTTCTTTTGATTCTTGTAGACCTCCTCGCAATGTTTCCAAGCGTGCCATTGTTTGGTTTCTAACTCATTGGTAAACGAAAACGTAAGATATTGGTTGTTCGACGGTAAGTCAGGGTAAAGATCCTTGAAGACCTCTTCCTTTGAAGCATATTTAGGTGGCATCTTTTCCGAGAATATATGTGAGTGAGTGAGGCTCTCCAAAGGAGAGACATCCCTTCCTCTGGAAGGTCTGAGGGGGACATTGTCACACACACACCAAGGATGGACGCGGTAATACGACAACAGTTGACAAAACAAGAGGAGGCGCGCGTCCTGAAAGAGGTCGAGAAGCAGAAGTTGAAGATCTGTCAAATCACCTGTACCGTTCTCGAGACCAAGAATGAGATCGATGCTCTCCTGGATAAGTACATTAAGGCCACCAACCAACAAGGCGAGCTCCAAGACATCATTGCTTATGATCGGTTCTTCGATCGAACTGGTCTCTATGTGAAACACTTTGGTGAGATTCAGGAGGGGGACTACGCGATTGTCGCTAAACGTCTGGAGGTGAAAATGGAAGTAGCCTCCTCGTGCAATGAAAAGCATAGAGTGCATCTGTTACGTCTGGAACTAGAAGAAAGAAAGGCTAAACAGTATCCATGTATGCGTAGTTAAACAGTCGTAAGAGCAACAAATCGATCATACAGTTCCATCATCACATTCAGATCCTGTCTGATCCCGCACAACACCTTGACAATCTTGTTTTGTTTAGCTACATCAGGTTCTCTCTTCAACTTATCCTCGATAATCGCCACCTCTTGTTTCACCACATTGATGACAACACCAGCATCCGATCGCTCGGGGTAGTTCTTCAGACAACCATATTCAGTAAGCCTCTCACGCGCATCAATCATCAGATTGCGGCATTTGCATACCTCTTTGCTCACCAATTGGGCAATAATGCTGCTACGAGTGTGCGTGATACAAGGTGGATTGCGTGCCATCCAAGCCTCGTATTGTTCTAGGGGATGTGCAGCATAGTAGTGTTCCTGTTCCTCTTTGAATGCTAAAGAGGCATGAGTCCAAGCATTTACGAGCACGAATTCCTCCTCATTGTAAGGCGTATCACTGAGAAACGGAGAGCGAAGAAAACGTGCTCTATCGACATCCAGTGTAGGATACAAGACACGAAAGGCATGCATCGTGGAAGTGTATCTTGGTGGCATCTTATTGTTGTGTGAGAGAGAGGAAGGTCTGAGAGAGGAGGGGGGACAAGACTTATTTATTTGTCAAATCGGAGCCAAACAAGACAAGAAAACGGTATTGCTTGATACTACCCTGCATATTCTGAATGATGTCGGTGAGAATGCAGAGCTTCTCGACAACCTCGATTTGCTGCTCTTTATCGGTCGTTTGTTCCAGCTCTGCCTCGAGAATAGGCACTTTAGTCTTGACCATCTCCACAGCAGCCATCATGCTTTTCGCGCCACCCTTCTCCTTGTCCAGTGGTGGAAGCGTAGGGTAGCATAAGTTCTTCACCTGCTCGTAATTGTCTGCGAAGGAGTCTTTCACGGTGGAGATCGACAGGATGATAATCATCCCTAAGAACGCAATCGGATCCATTTCCATAGCAGTATGATTCTTCATTTTCAAATCTTCATAACGTGCCTTAGGGTTCGCTTCGTAGTAGATTTCGGCCTCCTCATCGTACACCTGCGTGGCATTCTTCCACGCTTTCAGAAGCTCGTCTTCATCGTTCGCTGCGGTGGGTTGCACAATTTGCTCCGTAACACGCATCATTGCTTTCTTGACGTCCAGTGTAGGTGAGAGGACCTTAAAGGCCTCCTCGATAGAAGCATATTTCTTGGTGGTCATCTTGTTGTGTGTGTGAGAGGGGGAGACAAGGCTATGAGGGGAGGGGGACTATCTTTATACGGTAATGCTGTCAATAAAAAGATAGGTATCGAACAACTTCTTCATCTCTACGAAATTGTTATATGCTGCAGTGAATGTATCGACTAGCTCTTTCTGTCGTTTCAATACCGGCTCACTCCTTGCCTGTGCCTCTAGCACCGCAAATGCTTTTTCGACATGAGCAAGCTTTGTTTGCATGTCGATCTTGTCGGTGTAATCATCCGGAATAGGTCCTTCGTACAGACGCGGGAGGATCTCCTGACATAACCCTACGTCATATAAATCGTTCATTTCCAGATTAAATTCATGGTTCATTTTCTCTAACAAGGTTTCCTTAATGTCGTCCCAGATTGCATTGACATTGATCGGCAATATGGGATTTTCAATCTTCTTACTATCGAGTTCTGCTAGAGGGAATGCAGCATAATGGGTTGCTTCGGTTAGACGCCATGCGCTCGCCAAACGATCGTCTTCTGCGGTCCATGCACAGCTAGTCCCCACCAATCTCGCACGTTCTGCGTCCATGTGAGGATAACGCATCTTGAAGATCTCATCGATTGAGGCATACTCCTTGGTGGTGGTCATTTTCGCTTGGTTTGTATGTGAGGTTAAACTCAAAGGGTGGGACAGTTGGAGAGGCATTTTGCACACGTCTGTACGGGAGGATCTCCTACAGGAATCAGTTCCCATACCCCCATTGTAGCATTATTAAAGCATACGCAACCACTATCCATGTATAATCCATGCCCAGAACACTCGCTTGTTATCCCGGTGAGAGGGTCAGGCATGTAAATCGCAACACAGTATGGCGGCTCACCTACACCTAAGCTATCAGGACCAAATCCAGGTGCGCAAGCACCGCAGCTGTATATTTCCGCACCATCAGTAGGATCGATTTCACCCATATCGAGCAAAGCCCAGCCTTCGAAACAGGTACAGTTTCGGTAAGTCGCATTCCAAGAACCATGGTTCGAGCACGATTGCCAACTGAGGGTATGGTTGACGGTGTAGTTTGCAAAATCAGCATCTAAACCACCATGTTCGTTACATTCTTGATATTGGGTAACCTCACCAGGGGTGAGTAGCGATTCGGTGAGGACACCAGGTGGAGGACCTAAGAATTGCGAGCAACATTGGTCTGGGATAGGTGGATTTGGAGTTCCATATTTATGCTCACTGTTATTGACTGGTGCAAAGCAGCCGTACACCTCGTTTTGGAAGGCTTCGCAGCTGACTTTGGTATACACCACATTGTCAACTGTTAGATTGGTGTATGTCGGGGCGTTGTCGAGAGGCGATTGTTGGCAGCCGGAGAGGGGGCTCAAGCCTGCTGAGTAACAGTTGCAGCTCAGTATACCTGTCACTTGATTCCAGCTCAGAAAACCTAGTTCCCCGCATTCGATGCATCTCGCGCCGAAGAGGGAGAGGAGGCAGGTTCCATTCACCGTTACTTGGCAGTACGCTTGAAGATCGAGGACGGGACAGAGACTGCTGATTGCTCCTGGTGCTGGTGGAGGTGGGGGTGCGATTGGATAATTGCAGGTACCGTTTGCAAGCAGATTTCCCAGGAGCTCGCACTCTGCGCACAACGTCGTGGGGGTACTGGTTGCGTATCCTGTCGAGGTGAGGCATTCGATCGTTGCGGAAGCGTGGAGATGGAGAGCAAGGAGGAGTAGAAGAGGGATCTTCATTTGTCCAAATTGTGAAGGATCTTCTTCTGAAGGGCTCGAACGTCATCGTCATTCTCGATCGTAGCGTGAGAGGAGACGATTACTAGCGTCTTATTAGCAAATGGAGACCGTTTAGGCAGAGAGAGAGGTTGGGTCTTTGGTTTCTTCTCTGGAGGTGCATGTCGACGTTTTTCGTGCTGGACTTCCTCCTCGTCTTCTTCTATGCTGTTGTAGGCAATGTAGACAATCCAGCCGCAAAAGAGGAGCTTCAGACCGAAATAGAGCATCACCGTGCTAGGGACAATGAGGAGCCATACGGTAGCAAGGAAATAGTAGCGCAGATCAACCATGGAGGTTGGGTTTTGCTCGATGAATAGTAGACAGCTCAGTGTGACAAGGAAGAAGCCGGCGTTAGCCAACTGGAAAAGCCAGATATCTCTGGAGAACATAACGACTATCATCGAAGCCAGAAACATGAAGATCAACATACCAGGTCGAATGCCTTGGTACAGCTTAAATTCTCCACCAAATGCTACCCATGGTGAGCAGATGATGAGGGGGACAGAGGAGATGCCGTAGAGATCTTGAGCGAGAGGGGGGAGATAGAGTTCGAGGATGAGATGGGTGGTGAAGAGAAGAGCACTGAGACCTAGATTGAGCTCTCGGAGAGCACCTAAGAACAAGAGAGAAGCAACACATCCGAATCCTATTGCTACCTTGGGGAGTAGCATGAAATAGGCGAGGACATGTGCTAGTAGAAGAAGGAGGAGGGAGAAGACGATATACTTGGGCATTTTGGTTTGTGGCTGTCCCCTGGGAGAACCCTAGTTCATGAAGAGACGGATGGTGGAGGTAATCCTCTGCTTGCAAAAGGGACATTTCCCGTCGAGACGTTCACTGCAAGTCGAGCAGGCTGTATGACCACAATTGAACACCATGATAGCTGCTTCATCACCAAAACAAATGGTACATTCTCCTTGCTTAGCAATCCTTACTGGTCGTACAGCACCACATTTACATTTATCTTTCGAACCAAAGATAAGAAAGTTGCACTTAGGACAGGTCCAATCGCGAAGATTAGCTACCTTCCCTCGACGATCGGTGCCAGGTGGACGTGCAAGAGAGATAGGAGGACGTGGGAGGCATTTGGGACACTCAGACTTCGATCCATATACCATGTAGTTACATTTAGGACATGGCCAATCAGGACGGAGAGGTCGTCCTCGACCACTTACAGGCCAATTTTCACTCATTGTGTGTGTGTGACAAAGGTTGACAAAAAATATAGGTAGGTAGGTAGGTAGGCTTACAGTATATAGAGAGAAAAAAAAACATATACACATATATACGTTTATGCTGTAGGTGTTGTTGGTGCCGCGGTGGTTGGTGCCAATGTAGGTGCCGCGGTGGTTGGTGCCAGAGACGTCGGTGCAAGTGTAGGTGGAGTTGGCGCCCCTGTTGTTGGTGAATGGGTAATCATGGATAGTTCCGTATAAGCCACCGATTGTTCGATCACCGATGAGCACACAGCGCAAAGCGCCGCGAAAAGTAGGAGGAGATGATACAAGGGGAGAAACATTTTCGTCGTTCCAGGAAACAAACTTATGAGGATGGAGCAATAATGCCAATAGTCACCATCCCACACACAATACTCTCCTGAGGCCTCAGCGTCACATCGTGTTCCTCATCTTCCACCACATCTCCCACTTTCAGAATTGGATTCGAAGCAATACCCACCACTCTATCGCGTCCATGTACTAATTCCAGTCTACCATTCGGTAATGCAACTTTGCTGTTTCTCAACTTGAAGTGATAATAACCCATCACCCCAGTAGTCAGATACTGTGTACCATTTTGGTCATGCCAGGTAGGTTTGGTAGACGGGAAAGTGTATCGATTGTAGGGTGTCACACGTAAATTATATCTATCGGCGTCTTTCTTCTCATGTTGCAAGACGAACTCCCATACATCTTTGGACCACTCTTGGACCGGTTCGTCGAATGGTCCTTCGTGTGTCTCCTCTGTTTTCTCTTCCTCTTCTGTTTTCTCTTGGTCTATTGGTTCTGTCTCGATCTGGAATGGGCTGACCTCTTCGGCTTCCTCTGCTGCCTCTTCCTCATCTTCGGGTGTCTCGCGCAAGGTTACTGTGACGGTACGTCGGCGGGAGGGTCCCAACAATGATGAGGGTGTAATAGGGACAGCAGGAGTAGGTAGGATGGCGACAAAGACTGGAGGAGGAGGGACGCGAGGACGTATAACTGGTGGCGGAGGAGCAGCGAAAACCCGTATGCGAGGAGGGAGATAAATACCAGGTGGTGGGGCAAAAGATGGTGGTGCGGGTGGTGGTGGTGGTGGTTGTGGGGCGGCAATTCCAGGACGTCTTAGTGGTGTTTGCGGGGTAGGTGGAACTATAGGAGGAGCAATAGGAGAGGCAATTCCAGGTCTACGAGGAGTGGGGGGGACAGGAGAGACGCCGGAAGGCGGACGACGAGCTGGAACACCGGCAGGTGAAATGAACATGGTGGGAGACACACAAAAATGGCTAAGTTAGTACCTAAATATCGATTTGAAATTTATGAGCGAGCCGAACAATTTGCTCATTCCGATGCCTCGAAGGGGTTGTTATGGATAGGTCTCCAACGCCACCCTAATCAGACGCGCCATTATGATTTCTGGGAGGTCGAGACTTTCCTTCAGTGGTATGTCGCGCTTCATCCTTGTGAGCGTTTTTGTCATGAATACGGCAATCCGAGTCGTGCGTACCGACTTATAATTGACGCCGAACACAAGAACTGGCGTATGGCCGATAAACCATGGCCTTCATGGGAACAGATGCTCGAGGCACTCATCGAGACGGTGGTTAGGGTAGCTTCTAGCAAACTGAAGATTCCAACCAGAGTCGATCCTCGTAAAGATATCGAAATTTGGAATGCTCATCGTGACAATATCCGCTCTACCCATATCTATGTCGACCTATGGTTTCGTATCCCATCCGATGTCCTCGCATTCATGAACGAAGTGCTCAACGAAAGTCCGCGGTTAACGCCTTTCATCGACATGAAGGTCTATCCCTATCGCAACTTCCAATCGATGCGTATGCCCTATTCCGACAAATTGAAAGTAGTAGGACAACGTACCCTCGTATGTGCCCTATTACGATCCACCTCAGTAGGTAACTTTATCCAAGAAGAAGTCGATGTAGCAGCCTTAAGACGTTCGATCGTGTCAATCCCACCTCCTAATGTGATGGTGTTCCATACGATGAGCGAGTCTCACCTGCCTTTCCCTGAACCAGCGTTGGTAATGGTTCGTTTCTTAGGTCAAGATGTCCATGATGAGCGTGTCAGTGCGCGTCTGGATGAGGCTATAGTGAAGATTAGTGATTGGTTGAAGGACGTCAAGGGTGCGAAACGAGTTCGGGTTAGAAACGGTCGACATCCTCGTCCGAATACCATCTCTCTTCGTGTCCATACCGTGTATTGTCCGGTGGCTAGGAGACATCATGTTAGTAATGGTGCTTATTTGCGGATCACCCATGATAGTGATGGGATGATTACTGATGGGACCTTCTATTGTCTGGATTGCGAATATGCATGGCGCCCAGAGATATCGATTCGAGCAACATGTCATCCAGAATTAGCTATTGCGAACGATAATAGTGACCTCGATATTGCTTGTGTGGAGGATACAGGGTATACATTTGATACAGAGGACAACTAACTATACATAAATAAAATTCGACGCATATTGGCGTACGATCTCCTCAAACTCTTTCTTATAACCATTCTCATTCTCCAGCCACACGTTCACATAATCATCACTGAGAGGTGTCTCCGATTCGTGTTCAGATACCTCTTCGGTACCATCGTTTTCACGACGAATACCGATAACCGTCCCTCCTAATTCCTTCACGTAAGCGGCTTCTTCAGGAAAACGGACATCAGTGAAGATGACGGTATCGATATCCTGAGAGAGACCATCGACGATCTCTCTCATGCGAAACACGAAGAAATCAGGACGGATCTTCTTGCGAATGTAATCCGTTCCAATATCCTGCATCACCTGCCGAGAGGAAACATCGTAACGTTCATCGACCATGCGCTTCCCCTTCTGGGTATGCAGTTGTTCCTCGGTAAAGCCGAAAATCTTCTGTAGTCCCTCCTTGAATTCACCTACGAAGGCGAGCTGTTTCTCGGTACGAGAGTTCGTCATCAGGGCATCCGCAGCGGTATTCTTACCGGCTCCGATCCTTCCATGGATACCAATGTAATAACGCGGAGGGGGGTCAGCAACCTTAGCAAGAGCCGCAGCCTTCTTGATGGTCCAAGGTTGATTTCGGTACTTCTGTCGTACCGTTTTGCGAGGGGCTCTCTTTTTTGTCGTCGTAGTCTTACGTCTCTTAGTCGGCTTCGGAGACTCGTAGTCATCATCCTTAGGGGAGGGTTTGGACTGTCCATTGATGGCAGCATCCCAAGATTGATCCAGGACCGTCCACCCAGGAGTGAAGGAGAGGAGGGGACGTTTTGGCATTTTGTGGTTTGTGGCAAAGTCAGGGAGGTGGGGGACAACAAACCACAAAATGTCTTTCTTAAGGTACCAGGATGATGAACCAACTCCTAATAGCTATCGCATAGTTGCGCGACCTAATCCTCTCATGGAAGGTCATAGCGTTATTGCGGTATTCAAGGCGCTCTATCCTCTACACGATGCAGAGATGGCGAGACAAATCTACAACGGAAGTAGATTGGAATTGACACATGATCAAAATGAATTGATTGACCGTTATATCCTCGCACGAGATGTTTATCATGATATGACGGACCTACATCAAGATTCCTTACATCGTTATTACAATACACAACAGATGTTTGGATTGCTCTATCTCCGCATGAAGATAGCATATTTACGGTTCGCTGCGGGTCCCAAGTATCTCACGTACGCTCCTGCTTTTGGTAAAATCAAACGACGTCGAACACAATGTCATCGGCGTCTCATTGATCTAGGGTTTTCTTCCCCGTACATACAGGCGGCCACCGAGGAGGCGATGTTTGGCCTCCTCATTGAGGACGTGGAGCGCGAGATTCTCCGTTTGGAGGGTATGACAGTGGAAAGAGACAAGGTGCATTACATGTATCTGACGAATATGTTTTTGACCTTGTTTAGATTGAAACGATCTCATCAGTGTATTATGCTTATAAATTAGCTTTTGAAAACATCACTTTCTTGCACTCATCGATCAATTCATCATCAGATGTCGTCCCTCGATATGCAGTCCAATCTTGCCATGGATGAGAAGAAACAATAGAGAAGTAAGTACCGTCCTTGTCGTGGAAACCCCATCCTGTTCGCAAACCATCTGCATTGAGGGGTTTGATATTACCATCCAGGTCACGCGCCACGAACTTGAAGGTGTGCGAACGATGTCCTCGTTTAGTTGTAATACCCACGTATTCCATCCTGTTAGTTTGTGGCTCTCCCTTCCCTTCTCCTTCTACCACGCTGGTAGGTTATTCAGCTACCACAGCCGAGGCCCAGTGAATCTTGAGGGCGAATGTTGTTTTCAATTTTTCGCGAAAAAATGAACTTTTCACTTTTAAAAATGAAGTTAGAAATCCACAGGATTTACTGGGCCTCGGCTGTGGTAGGTGATGAGCTTCTACCGCGGTAGATGAGGGGGTAGAAGTGGTGGGGAAGGAAAATCTGGACTCTGACAAAAAAACAGTGAAAAAATGCATTTTTTCGAAATCCACAGGATTTACTGGGCTTTTTCTGGGTATACCTTAAAAAGCAGACGGGTAGCTGTTCTTTCTTGAGAGAGGGGAAACACAAACAAAAGATGGCTTTGATGGCGGTATTTACCGTGTCGGTGGAGGATAAGACCACCCCGTATTACATCTACGTGACGCACATTCCAGCAGATGCGATTCCGAGCAGATTGGAAAAAGAGGAGCATTTCATCGCTGTGTTGAAACTATTGTTCCCTCGGTGTGTGGAAATCAAATACCTGAAGACATGTGGTTATAGTGATGTATGGAGTGCTGAAGTGATGAAGATTCCATGGAAATATTGCTTTTTTACTATGTAAAAATACGTAGATACTGATTAAGTTAAGCTACAATGCAGTCGTCTCCACTGTCGGTTTGCATTCATGAGTCAATTTACAAGGGCAAAAGAAGAGCCAATCCATACAGTCCAGAAATCCCTTGCACGTCTCCTGACGCGTATTATAATTCCCTGGACAGATCCAACAACAGAATGCATAGAAGCAATAGGTATCGCCTTCAGCGTATGTATAGACGCATTGAGCGCAGATATTATTGCAAGAGACGCTCGACATGGTGCGGGGGAACGATTTGTGAGAGGGTGGTCTGCCATGATAGACCCACCTTTCCTCACAAACCTTTATACAATGGATCCTGAGAAAGAATTGTTGATCAATCGACTGAACGTCCCTGCCCTCCGAATGGCAGTGTTGAGGCACCAGCATGATACCAAAGGTGTTGTGAGCATGAAGCGTTCTCAATTGATCAAACGCATCCGCGATAGTGTCTGTCCGACTGCTGCACAGCTTCAGACTGCGTTGGAAGAGCAGGAGGCTCAGAGTTCGAGCAAGAAAGCACGTGAAGCTCGTGCACTGAAGGCGTACGAGGCCAAAGGCATGAGCTTCAAGGTAAATGATCGTGTTGTCTGGAAGGACAGGGATGGTCATCATTACTTCGGGACCATACGCAAAATCGAGGCATACGAAGGTGGAAAAGCCTTCATTAGTCGTGCAGGATCAGAGACGACCCCTCTATCTGGCATTAATGAAGGATGGATGAGTGTTAAACCGAACTGGGACACTATCGTGAAGTGCGGACAGGTAGAGCGATCATTCTGGTCGATGATGCTGTACAACCCTAGCGGTGTTTACGATGAAAGGGCATAGTCCACCTATACCTATAAATATCTTTTTTTGAAACGGTCAACTACATACACACACACAAAAGATGTCTGGGAAGCCGGGTAAGATCCGACTCGTCGGTACGCGTCCTGGAATAGCGTGTCCGAAGCTGAAGCATTACCAGCAGGTGCGTCTCGTTTGGTTGCGACCAGCGGTCTCAAAGACTCCCTCATTGACAAAGAAGGGGGTTCGTGAGAGGATCATTGAGCGTCGAAAGAAGATATATATTCCTCGATTGCAGCGACGATATCGTAGCAACCCGAACTACAAACGTCTATTATCTCTGCTGTTAAAAGGTCAGTCGATCATCCTTGTTGCCCCTGAGGGGTTCGATCCATTCCTGTATCCGTCGGGACAAGAAGTCAGCATTCCGATGTTGATGGCGTTGCAGGACGTAACGGAGAGAGAGGAAGATGGACAATGGTTGCCTTATGGTCATGGGCATATCCTCGCGTTGACTCTACTGGAGGATTTGCATCTCCTTCATGAGCACAAAAATAATTAATTGAGGAAGAATGCTCCTCCTTATCGTGTCGCTTCTTGCGGCGCATAGCGCCAGTGCAACAACGCCCCATTTTCCAATTTCAGTATGTTCACCGAACCTGAATAGCGATCGACGCTCGTGCGAGCAATTGTCGATCGCTTGTCTCTACTACTATGGGATCGGAATGACCTATTTCGGAGTACCTTCTGTAACGATCGAGCTGGATGATCCCCGACACGATATCCCCGTCAAGGGAGGATGTGGATGTGAGGACAGTTGTGACTACAATGATGCCTATACATGCCAGAATGCACAATGCCAATGGAATTACGGACATTGTCATCCTATTCCACCATTGATTGCTGGTGAACTCGTCGATCATCATTGTCCCTTACGCGTATCATCCTCACCTACCTCTTCTGCTCCCACCTCGTCCTCTCCGACATCGTCGACACCTACCAATTTGCCATCAACGTCACCGTCGATTTCCAGACCATCAAACCATCCCACCAAGTTGCCATCAACGTCACCGTCGATTTCCAGACCGTCCAACCATCCCACCAAGTTGCCATCAACGTCACCATCGATTTCCAGACCATCGCTCCGTCCAACCAGGACTCCATCATCTGCTCCTATTTCTTCCGGTCCTACTGCTTCCCCTTCCGATGGACCAACTACGAGTCCGTCTGCTGGACCTACTAATAGTTCCCCCTCTGGTTCTCCTTCTGCTGGGCCTTCTGCTTCTATGCCGTCCTCTGGGCCTACTGCTTCTACGCCAACCAGCTCTCCATCTGCTGGACCAACAATAAGTTCTCCAACCGGTTCTCCCTCTAGTGGACCAACGATAAGTTCTCCAACCAACTCTCCATCTACTGGACCTACTGCTTCTACGCCAACCAGCTCTCCATCCGCTGGGCCTACTGTAACGAACACCAGCTCTCCATCCGCTGGACCAACGATAAGTTCTCCAACCGGTTCACCGTCTGCTGGACCTACTGTAACCACTAATGCTCCGTCTGGTTCTCCCTCTAGTGGACCTACGATAACGCCCACCGCTGTAGCTAACACCACGTCACCGTCTTCGGGGCCTACCATATCTATACCTACAAGCTCGCCATCTGGTTCGCCCTCTGTAGGAATCACTAGTCCTCCCTCTACCGGACCTACGCTGGCTACCAACCCCCCTTCAGCTGGACCAACGGTAGCTAATACCACCTCGCCTTCGGCATCTCCATCCGTTGCAGCTAACACGAGTTCTCCATCATCGTCACCATCGAGTGTCGTGGTGATCGTGGGAGGTTCGCCTAGTTGTTCTCCTAGTGTTTCGCCCTCATGCACACAGTCCCCCTCGGCTAGTCCGACCCCCTTGTTAGTGGTGTAACAAATCTTGCGCACAAAGAACGTACGATAGAGATGGCGAGCGAGCAGGTAATAGAGAGGGTGCAGGGAATATTTCGGTCTCGAGTGGAGGGTCAGTTTCATTATTGGAATTTTCATGATGCGGTAGATGAGAAGAAGTCGTATTTTGTCGTATGTGGCTTTGAACCGACCATACAAGTGGTGATCTACGACCTTGAAATCGAGAGGACTAACTGGGATCGAGTCTTTCTGGAGAACAACCCGCTCTATCGTATCAAGAACTTCATCGGTACGAAACGATGTCCTTGGTCCAGACGTCTCGCTGCAATCATTAATTGCCATGGGTACCGCGAGGGAGAGACTTTCCGCGAATACTGGCGTCGTGGAGACTATCCAATTCCGTACACCCCGCTTTTTCGCGCCTGGCTCTACTGGGATCGTTATCTGCAACTTATCCACCAGTGCGATCAACCACCAATTGCAGCTGGAGATCCTGTATTCTACGCAGATTGTGATCGCAAGAACTTCAAGTACAGCGAATTCACCCCCCATCTCCAAGGCGACCTCGTTCGGGTCGAAGATAGACCTATCTATACCTACATTCAAGAGCTGAAAACCACCATGAAAATTGTAGGTAAATGGGCCGTTTCCGATGATGAACTGTACCTTTACCATCGTCAAGAAGTGACAGAGGAGAAAGATCTGCAGCCGAAAAAACACCTCTTTGAGCGAGATGAAGATACTGGTTTGTTCGGATTTGTCCCTGTTCGTCGCATCGTTCTCAAACCCGATGAACCTGTCGATGAGCATGTTGACAAGTTGGAAGAATGGACGAATCAGCCCTCTCAACCTCGTGATCTGTTCTTTCGTTCGGTATCATTGATCCGCAAGAAACAACCTTATATGCGTCTTCTACTCCCCAATGAACTGGATACCCCAGACTATATTCGCACTCTATGCAAGGAACGTATGCTGAAGAAAGTGCTCATCGTATTCGATCGATGGTCGATTAAACGCTCTAATTACGAGAGCAACAACTATATTGCTCCTTACCGTGCAGTCACCCGTCGAGATGGTACTGGTACGATTGAATGGGTGTCACGTACGAAGAACACACCGTACCTGGTAAGAACGTCGAATGGGCAAATGGTCACGTTTCGTGATTTCATGCAAGAATATCGCTCGGTGCAAACGATCAGTCTGGAGGAGATCAAACATATTACCAAGACAACCTGTGATGCGGTGTTTATATTTGGTTCGATGTGCATGAGAAAGCGATGGTTGCAATGGTTAGACCGTTGCTGTGGTGAAAATACAGTGATTGTTTTGATCGGAGAGATTGGTAAAGCCTTTTAAGTACCTTCTAAACGCAAAATTCTATGCACCCAACTCTCATTCCACGGTATTTTACCATCGTGTTTCGGTAGAAATATCATCAACCGCTGAATAATGTCGGTAGAGAGATGATGTAAGGGGGACATTTGGTCATTTCGTCCATAGAGGAGGACAGTGATGATCTCCGTGCGATCAATCGATGAGAACGTGATGTAATAGGTTCGGATATCCCTTGCGAGGTCTCTCTCGTTGGTTATTTTTTTGGCGCCCAATCGCATGATGATCCGAGCATCAATATTACCATTTTTACAAAGCTTTATTTGATCTGTTAACAGTCGCTCCGGGATCCTGAGCTGCTTCAAGATCTCCTCTCCTAGTTTCCGCAACCCTTTACGCTTCTCGTCGGTAAAATCGACGATATTACAGGGGATATTATTCTGTACATACCAGAAGAGTTTACGTTTCATGGCTGGAGTCAGACGTATCTCAACCTTTATGAGATCGATATCTCTCCGCATTTGATTCATATATTCACTCAGAGTATATTCCCCTAGAGTACGTGAATGATTGACACGCCATCGTCGTTGCTCCATCGTCACCATATGTAACTTGTCGACCATCTCATGCATCGCGTCACGCTCCATTTCGAAGGCGTCCGACATCTCCTCACATGAGGGCAGGATCGGTTTCAGTTTCTTTGTGAGGTAAGAAGTACATCAGAAGCCGAAACATGTCTAGGGGTAGGTCACGTAGGGGGGACAGTTGATGCTTTCTTCCACAGCATAGAACAAGGAGAATCTCACTACGGGCGACGTATGCAAATGATTCATATAAGAGCAACATCTGTCTTGCCATCGCATTATAGTTATACGCGGATGGATCTCCTAGTTTACCAATCATCGATGTTTCATCCGTACCACCATATAAACCTGGTAGCCGGAGGGTTCCTGGTGGTAAACGAGGTTCAATTTGGTTGCGGACATAGATCTGTACGGATTGGAAGAGCATGTCATCGGCAACTGAATGCAATGCTATTGCATAATAGGCCCTAGAGGCCCAATACAGGACACGTTTCATGGCTGGGGTGACAACGAGATGAATGAGGAGGTCAATACGGTGATTTTCCATCCAATGGTCGATTCGTGCAATGCGACCATTTCCCTGTATAGCGTAGCGTTCCATGTTGAAGTTGTCTTTCCGTTTCTTAAATTCGTAGTGTAACGCGAACACTTCGTCGATGAGAGCATGGATATGGGCTTTTTGTTGATCCGTCATGGGAAAAATATGTGTTATTATGCTGTTAACCAAAATAAAATACTCATATGAGGCTCTATGATCGTCGGTAATGATATACGTAATCTCACCATCTCGTGATCTACAAACGACACTAAATATCCATGAGCACGCACAGAACTAAACAAATTGCCCCCATCGACGACAACTACTTCTCGTGACATTCCGATCAATTGGTTGGTGGTCGTGGGATGGAAACCTGATGCAGAAGGCCCTTCTCTGTTCACGTCAATGGTATCAGGGACTTGGATAAAGAAGCTCACATGGACATCAATGATAGTTGCAAATTCGAACGATGGAGGCGTAGGAGGAGGAGGAGCAGAGAGGATATCCGGAGTAATTCGACACATCGGCCGACGTGATTTCGGAGTGAGAACGGTATGCTCATAGTTAGGTCCTACAATGATAATGAGAGTGGGAATAACGGTAAGAATAACATTTTGGACGAAATCACGATCAGAGATACCAGTCATCTCGAAGACAGAGTTAAGATGGTCTTTTTTCATTAAATGACGGATACACTCCAGATAATGATGACGATGATTCTCCAGAGGACGATCACTACCGACGTACAGAAGAGGAAATCCATTCGATTTGGTGATACAACCGTAGAAAGGCCTGAGGTTATAGTGGTTCATGTTATGAGCATTGGCGATCATAGAAGGTACGGAGGAATACGCCCCTAAGATAAGAATGCGGTCCTCTGCGAACGATGCACCATGAAATTCAGACACCATTTGAGCAAGGGGGAACGTTTCAATACTAGTACTATCATCTAACTCCCCACAGACGATTTTAGCGCCTCGTGGATCAATGCAGTAGACTTCCTGATAAACGGTCGATTCGATATGTCGGAGTAACGGTACACCATTTGAAAACGCACCTCCAGCTTTCAGAGTCATCGTTGCGAATCCCCAGAATACCGCTCGTTCGTTCTGTTCGAGCTTGATAAGCTGTAGCTTTCTTCCTTGCCGAGACATCCTGCAATGTATATGTGTTTCCCACTCCTGGATGTCAACTCTAGTACCACACTGGTAGCCTATCCTTCCGAAACGGAGATGTCGTTTACTAGAGAGACTCATCGAGGCGGTCGTATTCTTCTCTGAGCCGAGATTGTTCGCAGCGAATCTCTAGCATTCGTTCACGTGCCTTCTTCTTACGAGCATCGTTCTCGAGCATTTCGCGCTTATACTTGTTGGTGGCATAGTTGTTCAATTCCAGTTTTTTACACCAGTAGAATGCCTTCGCTTCCTCCGACACAATAGTCCCCTCTCTCTCGATGAATGCTGCTAAGATAGCCACTTGATTGGGCAAAATATGCGTATAGAGGCGGTCAGTGTATGATTTCTCATCATTGTCCCACTCTCGCAATTTAGCTCGTAAATCTATTAAGTGAAGTTCAGACTGTGTCCGCCCATGACCACAACGGGAGCATATCTTGGATTGCATCTTCGTGTCGCATCGGGGACAGTAAGAACGAAATCCCATCGTGGTCACCATGGAGGCGGACCGTTTGACATTACCACTGATCAATTCGCGTAGGTTGGTACCACAATGCTGATGTTCTTGTTCGATCTTTTTCTCATCGATCATCAGCTCCTCGATGAGCTCGTTCTTCTTGAACGCCTCGTACAAGTCGTAGAATTTCTTCTCCAAAGACATCTTTTGTTTGTGTGTGTGAGAGAGCTACACACGACCAGAGGGGGGACATTCACACAAAAGATGGCCTCTACGAACTATCGTAAACGTACGTACGAGCAGCTCTTGGAGCAGGGACAGGAATGGTTAGATCAACCGGATGATGAGATCATTCAGCAGAAGATACGGATGTACATGATGCAGCTCATTGCATTGGAGGAGGAGCGTCATATCAAGCAAGATCATATGACGGAAGCGATGCGTGGGGACAAGCATAACCAGTTGATCATGCGAGCAACGAAGGCGTACAGTAATCGCCTGGAGAAGAAATGCGCGACGTCAATTGTGGGTAAACCGTTCAGTATTCGCTACAATGTCGCTGTGCCACAGGTGCTGCAATCTTATGTACTCGGGGTTGTCGATCAGCTGAATAAGCAGCAAGGCTTGAAGGTGATCAAGCGTAGCATCGCTTACAATGATGGGAAGGTGCATCTGTTCTTTGATTTGGATAGCGATGATAGACCGCCTGCGGGTACATTTGCTACATTGATGATGCCAAGTAACTCGAGTGATCGTAAGATGGAGCGAGTGTATCGTGAGTTTATCCATGCGAAACGAAGCTCGATCTTCACGCCGTATCCGATTCCTTCGACGTGTTGGGAGAAGGCTGATCTTGAAGAGTTGCAAATCTTGCTGAAGGATGATGGGTACTATGTCAATAAGACGCATAAGTCGATTGCTCTGAATAATAAACTATGGGTGCATAATATGTTACGTGACGTCGAACAATACAAAGCAACAGAGGAGGAGGAGGAGGAGGGGGACGATATTTTCGGTGGTGGACATACCTAGAGCTCTTCCTCCTCCTCCTCTTCCTCCTGGAGAAAGATGAACTCGTCGAATTGGGTGAGATCAACCGGACAGGGGAGATCATCGAGGGATTTCTCGCCGATGTGGAAGACCAAGCTGGGTTCATTAACCGCACGTTGACGTATACGCATGAAGAGGAATGCATGGGCGAAGGAGGGAAAACAGAAGAAGATGTCGGGGTTGCTCACACGTAAGATCCATTCGCGTGTAATTTGAAGACGGGTAATAATCCCACTGGTGGTCAAATAATGGTAAATGTCCCCCTTCTCGAAATCCCCTGATGCGGCATACTTGAAGAGGAAATCGGTATACACTCGTCGGTTGACGTTGGTTTCCTCGATGGTGCCTTTCGCCATAAACATCTCCTCGAGCGTAGAGGGTAGCTTGAAGTCGAGGATTTCATGTAATTTGTTGCTGAGGATATCAGTTGCGGTGGTTTCTCGACCTGCTTTGCGGGTGAACTGCATACGGGTCGAGTCGAGACAGAGTTGTTCGTGATACCATCCCTTGAGATTGTTGAGGATGTTTTTCTCCAGTGGGATAAGCGAATTGATGAGATATTCGCGTAAATTGAAGATTAACTTAGGGTCTACTTTTGGTCTAGCGGTGTTCTCGTGGAAACGCAACTGGTTGACGTGTTTATTGATCTCGTAGAGGGACCAGGAGACGTCGAATATGAAGGCGGTAGATACTTGACGTTGAGTAATCGTTAGGGAGGAGGGAGCCAATGACCCCTCTTCTTCCTCTTCCGGCTTTCCCTTCAGGTTAAACAAGCCTTTATTGTCGACGATGAGGTCGGTTGGTCGTGAGAAGATATTCCACTGGATCTTATCAGGGTCGGTTTCTAATTTCTTGCGTCTAATTTCCTTCTTGGTTTCCTCATCGGAATGATAGTCCTCCTCCTCGAGGATACGGGTGAGCTTAGTCTGCTTCTCCTGAGCGTCAGGGTCGGCGTAGAGATCACTGTACTCTTCCTGGATGAGATTGAGCGTGGTGGAAGGTAACGGGGCATAACTGACGAGGTAGAATAACCTGGCTTGAATAACCTCCAGGAGATCGAGACAGGCGGATAACCAGACGAGGTTATTGGTGCGTCCGATTGGAAACATGGTACATAGCATATACCATTCAAGACCTTGCAGAGTGTTCCAGATGGCATTCTGGGACATACTGATGATGGGGACGGAGGTATCCACCCAGATGGTGAGGAATTTGGAGGCGATAGTATCAGGGAGACAGAAGCCGGCATGTCGGTGGAAGTTGGCATCGTGAGGAGCTGCAAGGGCAATCTCCATGAAGATGATGTCACAATCCCTGAGATCGGTGGATTTGGAATCCCATTTTTGGAAGCAAGGTTCAAGAGCCATGTTCTATCTAGTTTGTTTTGTGCGGAACGACCGTAATCGTTGGCTATGGATCCTCGAGCAGATGGCTCATAGTATCAGAGGCCCCATCTACCATATCGAACCAGTCTTCTATCAGGATTTCTATGGTGATTCGTTGCTGGTATCAGGAAAATGTAAGGACGGATATCCTGTTATCGTGGAGCAACGACGATTTGGTAACAAGAAGGCCCATTACGATCTCCATTGGTATGAATTTCAAGACCTGACGTACGAGTTGGAGTATCAGATACGAGATGAAGCGGAGAAAATGATCGCTTCGAAGGAATATAGGGTGAGTATGACGGAAATGATCGGGTCGTCGGTTTCACGTGTCATGCGACCATTCTTCGAGCAATTCATGTTCTGGATGCATGCTAGTCGTGAGAAGTTTGTGATGGACTATGAGAAAAGCAAGCCGGTATTCTGTGCCAGTATGGTCAGTATCCTCCTGAACAAGGTACTGTTCAAGGAGAAACCGTTACCGACGAATCTCCCAAGTACCGATCTAATCTTAACACTGGAACGTCGTGGAGTGCTGACCAAGTGTAAACATGCACCGGTATTACGTAATGAAGATGACATACCAAAGAAGATATCTATGATGACGGTAGCAGAGAAAGACAGAATTGCACGTGCTGAGAAAGAAGATGATTACATTATGTAGGCATGCTTTACGTAGGTATACTTTATGTAGGTATCACAACTAGTTCAACCAACGTGCACGTGAGGTATCTACTTGTACAGTGTAAGGTTTTTGCGAGGAAGCAACTTCCATGTTTCGACATCCATCTGCTAATCCACCTAAATTCTGCGCATTCTGAGCCACAGTGACATCAGGGTAATCGTTCACAAAGGTCTTCCCGATGGGCCACACTTTGCCTGTTTTCTGAATCGGACGTCCATCATCGTCGGTAATGGTGTAAGCGAGCATCGAATCGTTGAACTTTCGATCGGTTGAATATCGAGGCACGACTTTGGGGACATACTTGACGGTCTTATTGAGCCGTTTCCATTCTTCCAGTTGGGCTGGTAGTTGTTGTGCGCGAGGTAGCAACTTCTGATAAGCAATCAGCTGATTATCCATCTCAACAGGGTTGAGGAGAGTATTACCAAGCTCCTGAACACTGCTGCCATTGACGTTAAGAACGTACTGAGTTTTCGCCTGGATAGGTACCTCAATCAATACCCAGAACAAGTAAGCATTGAAATCACCCATGGTACCTGGACCATGGTAGTTGATTGCTTGGGTGGTAGCTAAGATGGAGATGTCGACTACTAAGCCAGTAGTGAGACGAAAGAGGTTTTTCTTGCGGTACGATTCGTTCTCTTGAGGTGGGTTGGTCATAATACCAACCAGAGTGAACATCTGAAATACTTCCTCGAGGGTGGGTGGCGTCCATACTGGGGTCTTTCCGTTTTCCATCATTTGGGTGAAGTTGTTCATGTGGCCTTGGCTGCCTCCAACGTTATCGAGCATCATGCGGTGCAATTCATAGTTCAAAAACTCGGGGGTGAATACCTCTACGGCTTCTCTGTGGACATACTGTTGAGCATCTGGATTGACACCTCCACGATTGATGGCGAGCTGTTTTTCGGTTCTCTGGTTGGAAATCCGAGCGAAGATGGTAGCTCCTTGAGGGATCTCATCGACATGTAGGTTACCTTTTGGGTATTTGGGGTTGGTGATCAAGATGTTGAGATGAACGGTATCGTTGACTCCCTCATAGGAATCTTCGTCCATCACCCCGATGAGGCCGGCATCGACTTGGGGTTTCATCGTGGACCCATCTAGGGTGTTGCGACTGCCTTTTCCCACCCATTTGATCGCCGAGGGCATCCGGAGCGGTGGCTCGTAGGAGCGAGAGGCTGAACCCGCAAGCGGGTACTGCTGCATGTATTGAGCAGGAACAGCGTTGGCCATCTTCAGATTCAATATTTGTGGGACACATAGACCTTCACAACAATGGAACCATTTCCTAGCAGACACTCCTTCTCCCCTCGGCCTGCATTCCAGGCCAAACTCCAACGTCGCGCTCCCCCTGACCCATGGGATAACGACTCGAAATCATCCGATTCGGATGCTTTCGAACCTCTCTCGCTCGAAGACGTTCGTGATGACAAGAACGCAAATTACGATCCAAACTGCTTCGGGTGCATATGGGGATTCGGTACCCCATCGATTCCCGACGACTTCCCCAAGATGGCCCAGCTTGCTGGCTGCTACTATGCAAATTGGGGCAAGATCACCGACGATGCTCTATATCAACTCATCTCTGACAAACAAAAGGAACTCTTCTACGAACCATTCAAGGACCAACCATGGGACCCTCGAATGAAGAAACCAAAGCCCGTGAAATGGACATTTGAGCAAGTAAAGGACCATTTCACCATCCCACATGGCACCATCTACGATATGGAACTCAAATACGACTATAAAGATTTCACCCAGATGACCAAATTTCTCAGCAAACATATAGGTAAAAAAGACGAGAAGACAGGCAAAGAAAGCGTCAATCTAGGGGTAGTGAAAGAATATAGGGCCGCCATGAAACAGAAACAAGACATGCTCGCAAAAATCATGTCCGTCCAGAAGCAGTAGTTGCTCCATACACCAACTTACGCGAACGAGTACTACATCCACGCCCTTTCTGCCAAATACAGTAGTTTTTGCGTGTCTCACATGCAGCTTTGCTCGCCAATCCGTCACAATAGGTGACTGGATGGCATCCAAGACCTGCTACTCCGAACCAATGACATTCCGCCCCCGGAAGTTTACACGTCGCCATATCCAATCGTTCCGTACACACCTCAGAGGCTTGTGCCCGCATCGTTGGCGACCAGGTAGGTACATAAGTGTCGAGGATACCATACGGTAAGATTCCGGTAGCGCGGGTATGTTGGAGATAGGGACGGTAGCAGTTTTGGGGTTCTTTCTGTAGACTCTTGCATTTAGCGATGATCCAGTTGCGGATATCCGTCTCTAGGACTGTCGCAGCATCAGTAATTACCACTGCAGTGATCGCGCAATGCGAGTAAGCCACCACTTCTTCCATGGTGACGCTCAGGATGTAGTAAGGACCTTGTTGTTGTGTTCCATTGCGCAAAATCCACGTCCCATAGTCCGCCTCTGAGCGAAGAGTAGGGGTCATAAGGTTGTATGCATCGGAGGGGATGACGAAGAAGAAAGCGGGACATGGAGTGGCATTAGCGCCTAGGACAAGACATAGTAATAGTAGCAGTAGCAACATGGTTATTTATGAGGATGGACGAATGTAAAAAATCTCTTTACCTACCACAAAATCACCTGTCCTCCCTTCTCTCTCATACGCCTCGAGCGCAAGACTGTTCACGAATAGGTACATTGGTTTGTCCTCCTTGGTCTTATCGACCGCCTCCGCTACCGAGGTGTACACCACATATCTCTTCTTACCATGCACATTGTACTCCACAGGGATCTCGGACTGTTGATCACGTATCTCCGCGAATAGTCGCTCCTGCTCAACTCCGTCTAAGACGCATGCGACAGTGACCCCGGTGAAATGCATGGGGTCTTCGAAACAGCGCATGGCGGCGAATGTGCACATCGCTGCTGCTTCCGCACATGTACGAGAGGGGTCTTCCCCTTTTAGGACGTCCACTGAGTAGACGTAATCGCCATCGGCAAGTTGTTCGCTACTATTCACCACGTCATACACTAACGTCAGCAGAGCCGCATGATTGATACTCATTCTCTCTTCTGTTTTGTGTTCTTCATACGGATGTTCATCTCAATACGTTCTTGATCTGGACGCGATATATCCGACTCTTCCATGTGGAAGTAATGCTTAGCGACGTACGGATCATCGTTCTCCGAATCATAATCTTGCTCGTAATTAGGTGCTTCAGGGTCGTATTTCACATCTCGAGCGATAATACGAGTGAATGTCTGCCGATTTCTCCTCGCCATCTCCGCGAGAGCCGTATCAAAGACAACCTTCGAATCTCGCCTGCACATCCGAGGGATATGTCGATACATCCGTGGAGGTTCATACACCAGAAAAGCTAGCAGAAGAATAAGACCAATAGAGACACAGAGCTTCTGGAAACCACTCCAGATAGCATTCCAATCGTCTGTTAGGTTCTGCGCATACCCATGAATATGGACCTGCAAGAAGTCGGTGATTTCGTTGGCGTAGAGAAGACCGAAGACGAACCATAACTTCTCTAAACCGACGGTACTCGAGCGAATAAGACTGTTCTTGGCGGTTACAACATAGAGTAGACCACGTATAAAGGGACGAAACGTCCATGACTTCGGATTGCACTTACGATTACGCCGATTGCACCACCAACCACAACGTTTATAGTCGTTACCTATATCAAGATAGAGGTCCATTTCAGCAGTTGTTATCGGTCGCTCATAGAGATAGTCATCTAGAAACGGTTGCCAACACAGTTTGTCTTCATCCAGGTATACATCGATCTTCTCTTCCAGTTCTTCTGGATCTTGGTTATGTGAGGCGCACAATTTAGCGTAGAACTCTTCAAGCTTTGTACGAGCATCTATAACACCTTGTAGTCGCAGGACTTTAAAGATGGGAGCGGCATTTGCAGTATCTATGGCCTGTTTTAAGATCAGACGATTTGCTTTATAATCTATTGACGACCGATGTCCGAGCCAATCTCTTACCTCGGGGATAAGCTTAAGGGCTTCCAGAGCAGCACGTGCTGTTAAATGAATAGTTTTCCGCTTTCTCTGGTTGTATATTTCACGTCCAACGACGATGGTGGAGATATGATCGTGTAGATCACTGATCTTGTCGAGACCTAATCTACGCCATAGTCGCTGACAATGTCCGGTATGATACGTGGTGTCGAGCAGAGTATCGATTATGACCTCTCTGCGACGTTTTGCGAGGATATCTCTGATGTATTGGACGGTCTCATCGATGGATTGAAGGTGTTGATCTTTCGCTTCGCAGCCAATAATTGAATAGTTACATGTTTTAAAGTACTCCTCATGGAAGGCAAATTGAACAACCGATTCTCCCATTTTTTATGTGTCTACTACGGAGAGATCTCCCCGTTGACCTCCAACTTGCCCTCCAACTTGCCCTCTGGGCAAGGATAGGTCTCCGAGAGGAGACCCTCCAGAGCAGGCCTCGTGTTCTCGTCGATCATCTGCTCATACTCATCGGTGATGATGTCCGGGAAATGGATGTACGCTGTAAGTCTGTGAACGGATGAGCCTAATGTATCCGGTACATATAGATGAATCCGTTTTTGCTTGGACTGATCAATGACATGGAGAAGGTTATCCACTACATCGGTGATGAAAACGTGGAGATCCACCTCGCTCCCGATCTTGCAGATAAAGGTGCTTATCTGATTCTTACAAGGTTCCGGAGATACTGGTGGTCCAACAGAGGTGTAGGTTACCTCAAAGTGAGACTTATTTGACATACTGAGTTCGAGTACTTCATAGGTAGGACCAAGCATGCGTTTGACCAGCCCGAAGATGAGTTTCCCGGAGATAAACGATGGGAAGCCCTTCGTCTCAGTCGTCGTCGTTGTCGTCGTCATCTTCTGCAAGACCTAAGACTGCTGGATAGAGAGACTCGAGACGTTTCTCTTGGACGGACTGGGTGGTGGTGAAGAGAAGATCTTCAAAGGGAAGGAGAGCGGTAGGAGGTTGGCGACAGATGATCTGGACAATATCTCGAAGGGCCTCTAGATCGTAGAAGAGAAGATCGAATTCGGAGAGGTTGACGCTGTAGGGGGTATCGCAGAAATGGGTCCTGGTCTGGAAGAGGAGCACTGGTAGGATGGGAGTACCGATGGCGAAGAGGATGGTTCCGATTCCTATACCGACGCGGCGCACACGATGTTTTTTGTGACAGATGTCATACTCGATGTCCGAAAAGTGGTAGGTATCTTTTGGATCGAGATAGACGACATAGGCGACGGTTTTCAAGCAAGATTCCAGTTGGGTTTGAGAGCGAAGATTCCAGCCGATGTGCTCCTTTTCGTTAAAGGTGTAGCTAATCATTTGGTAATTTGGCTTTGGCGGCGATTTCTCTTACCGTGTTTTGATGTTTCACGAACCAACAGATGGCACTGGCGCAGAAGAAGAAGGAGAAGAGGAGGGCATGCACGGAAAAGTACCAGTCGTCGTGTGCTTTCTGCTCGTCACAAAAATAAGTGACCATTTGCAGAGTAGCGTGGGGTAGTTAGTTTTTTGTGAGCTCGACCCCGACGACAACCATACAGAAAAATGGCCGCCGCCGTAACGGCTCAGATGACGGTGCCGAATGCCGACGGCAAACTATCCGTCTCGGCGGATGGAGGTCTCGGACAGTTCATCCATAACTACTTTAACTCCTCGATGTTCCAAGGGATGTCAATGCACGGTCAAGATCGCGAAAACTCCCGTACTCACTTCATCTTAGGAGACCAACAAGCAGCTTTGAGTGATCTTAACGTGGTCATTCGAAACATGGAAAATATGCATTATTTATGGGTCAATCAGGAGCTCATGCCCATCCGGTATACCACCGATCTACAGACCGAATTCACCATTGTGCGCTTCGATAAACGTGCTACGCCCGAGGAAACACCTGCAGAGAGTATTTCGCGTATGCTCAATATCTCGAAAGAGAGCTTTATCCAACGTTCAAGGCGTTATGGTTTGGGTGCGAAGTTCGAATCCGATCAAATCGGTACTCCACAGGGTCAGAAGGAGTTTGTTATGTTCGTCACCAAGATCAGCAAGGTCTTTGCCGAACATGCTGCTCTCTTAGGGCTCTCGAAGATCCTCATGCCTAATGCCGCCGATCTCTACTACTACAACAAGTATGGCAACCAAAGCATGGTTTCGCGTCTCAATCAGATCATGCTCGAAGTAGATACCACTTTCGTCGGTCACAAGAACGAAGATGGTCCTCTCGAGGAAATTTACCGATGTACCCAGCTCATGTTGCAGATGAATACCGATGGTGGACCGGTAACGCATTGCATGTTCAGCCCAGAGAAGATGCCTTTGTTCAAGTTTGCCATGACGAAACTGTCAACCAAAGATGAAGTATTGTCTGGAAACGCCCTCCAGTCCATCCAGGACCTGAAGTACCGACCGTTTCCCAGCTTTCCAGCTGATATGGTGGAGATCGGTCGAGAGTTTTCGATGCTTACTCGACGTATCGAGATCGGTAACCGTTTCATCTGGCGAAATGAAATGCTCAAATTTGCTCCCACCGACACCAATATCCGTCTTCAAGGATACATTAACCTCTTCGACGAGAATCGCGACAATCTCGCCACGTTAGGTGTTGATGATCTTAACAAGTACGATCCTCGTTGGGATGCTGATACTGGTTTCTTGCGATCAGACCACGAGGATACCAAGAATGACTTGTATACCTACAAGACCATTGGTGGCCGAGTGACCGCTTGTCGTATCATCGGGGACATGAACCCTGATTTTCTGCCGCAAGATTACCTTGAGAGCGTGGTTGGTGTCTTTCTCAAGGGTATCGATGTTGTCCAGATGGAAGAAGACTTGGTAATATGGGCTAGTGGTGCTATGCCACCTGTTGTCTTGAAGAGACTTCGAGACTTCATGCGTAAGGCTAGGATCACGTTCGGGGACGATAAACATTTGCTCTTCAAGACCGAAAATCTGCTTGCACCACTAGCCGACATCGCTGGACAACATGAACCAGCAGAAGACCGCTTACTTCGCTCGTTTATGTACAATTTGTTTGGTGCTATTCGTGGTGCTTGGTTGTTCCCATGGCAAGTTGCAGCAGGAGCTGGTGCTGTTGCGGGTGCAGCACCACCACCAGTGCCACGCATGTTTGGTGGTATCGTTCCTCCGGCTGGTCTTAATGATGGATTTGTGGATCCAAATGCACCAGGAGCTGATCCGATCAGCGGAAAATACCGAGCTGCAAATGAACGTCTTACGTTCGATGTAGCTACTGCAATCGATGAACGCCTCGAAGCTCTTCAGGTGTTGTTTGGTCGAGCTGATTTGGCCGTTCGTCCTGGCATGTCAGTCGATCGAATTGCTCAAATTGGTCGTGTCAATATACTTGCACGTGGTGCAGCTGGTGCTTTTCAGTTTCTTGACCTTCCTACGATGGTTCAACGAATGGGTACGATGCGTCGAACGTTGGCGGCATACAGTGCTCCTGGTGTTTTTAGCTCGAATTTATCGAACAATGACTTCGGAGTTATCAGACAAGGATTGGAGGTTATGCTGGATGCCGGTCATGCGGCTGCCGTTGGTAATATTGCTGCTTGCCAAACTGCAGCTATGTTATGGTTCAAGCGTTTGGAACACCTTGTACAATGCTTCCAGTTGGCTGGCACGGATGCAGGCTATGAGCTCGATGATGTTCTGATCGAGAATGGCTTTTATGATGCAAATGCTGCTGCTGCTGCTGCTCCTGTTGTTATCCCAGCTGGTCAAATCTTCCGAGCTGGTGTTCATCCGGATCCTGCCGTCAACACCAATGTTTTCCGACTTCCAGCAGCCGCCGTAGCTGGTGGTGCTGCTGCTATTGCTCAGGTTCCTCTTCGTGACTTTAGCCACTACATGGCTCGTCTCAACGTTGCAGGCTGGACTGCTCATGCAGATTGGTTCCCAGCGGTTGTGGCTGATCAAATCATGCCAGAAGGTACGGTAAATGTTACCCACTCGAGCGATATCCTTGCTCCGGCGTGCTTTGGAGGGATCACTTCGTTCCATGTTCGTCCAGAAACGGAGGAAGATGATTTCGATACTGCTCGTCGAAAGCGTGCACGTGATGAAATGGATGATACGTTGGGTGATAACAACAATCTCCGCCATAATACCGCACGTATGACTGGTATCTTCGCATCGAATGTGGAGGTTGGTGTTGGTCGTTTGTTGTTGTTGACGGCTATTCATCGAGATGTGTTCTCGGCAATGTTGAAGAAGAACATCCATATTCCGTCGGAGTTCGTTATCTGGCGTCCTCATATGACGTACCAAACGTCAGCTGTGGTTCTGTTCCAAGCTCAAGGAGGAGTTGGAGCTGTAAACTGCGGCTACCCTAACGCAGCTCTGGGAAAGAATGTGATGGATAAGACGCTATACTTCCACGTGACGCAATGGGTAGGTCCGATGGTACCTGATTATCGTCGTCGAATGATCTTGCCATATGTGTTTTATGAAGGTCGTTTGGGTGGTGCTGGATCTGAATTTTTCGATCAGAGAACCTGGTCGGAGTTCATTGATGCGAATTGGTTTACGTCTGATCCCAATGGTCCTTCGCTGATCCCTACCTCGATTCCGATTGGATCGAAGGTACGCCCAACGTTCTCGGATTACCGTGGAAAGGCATTCAACGATGAGACGGAATACCATTATCATTCGCATGAGGTGTATGGCAAGTTGTTGGCGTGGCGTGATTTGAATGGTGAATCGTTGAGTATTATGGAGCGAATGAACAACTTCAACCCGAATACTCTGTGCTTCCAAGGTACGCAAGTGCAAGTGGGTAAAGTGGATGGATCCCCTGGTTTACCGGTAGAGAATTTGGGTCACCATGGAATGGAACGTCCAGGAGATCGTTTTATGCGTGAACGTGGTAGTACTGTGAAGCGCAATATTGCGGCCCCGTTTCCTAGTTCGGGGTAAAGTGAGAGATGTGTGTAAAGATTGTGTTTTTTTATGTAAGTAGACATACACATATATACAATGTCACGAAAAGTGCGTGTGGCTTATGTTTCAGGGGTTGCACATCCGCCGACTCATCGCGATGGGTCGTACAATGGGTTCTTCTTCCGAAAGGGCGAGGAGATGAAAGACGCTGCCGAAGTCCTAAACAACGTAGATATCCTATACAACCATAAACCGGAGCTAGGGCGTGCTGGCACAGTGCTAAAGATGGTAAACAGACCAAATGGCCAACTTGCAGCTCATTTTCTGCTCACCGATCATACCGAAGGAGGTAGATTAGCAATGAAGGGCTTAGAGGACGGTACGTTGAGTGCGCTGTCTATCGGGATGAAAGTGAACGACGATGCTATGAAAACGGGTAAGTGCACGAAAATCCGACCATTTGAAATTAGTTTGTGTTCGGTACCAGGTAGGAAGGGGAGTATGATCGAAACGTTTATGAGGGACCGCACCACGTTTGAGTTTCCAAAGTGGGAAGTCCTGCAGGACGAGGTCGACTCACAAAAAATTGGAAACGAGGGCACCATGAGTACCGACAAATCCAGAATTATCGATGGAGGTGACGCTGGGAGCGAAACCGCGGTCAATGCTTCAGAAGAAGGCACGCCTCTTGAGCGAGTGCTCAAGCGAGTCCATATGACCGAAGAAGAAGCAGCCATGCTCCTCAACACCCAATTCGAAGCACATGAAGCCAAACGTCAAAAAGACCTTGATGCGATCCATGAACGTATCAAGGGACGTCTCCCTGAGGTAAAACGCGAGGATTTGAACGGCATCAAGGGCATGTCTTTGAGCTTGTTGGCTGCGTATGACAATAAGTTCGCGGAGATGGAATTGGAGCGTGCGAAGACCGAAACTCTGCTTGGTAGCACCCAAGCCGTGAACAAGAATCTCACTACGGAGGTGGAAGTAGCTAAGAAACAGCTCAACGAGGTCAAGAGCAAGCTCACAGTTGCCGCCGCTGGTACGGCTTTGACAACGCCTGCAGAACAATTCAACAAACAACCTGCTGCGGCACAACCTGCACCACCTATTCAACCAGCACCAGTTGTTGTTGCAGAAGGAGGAGTAAGCCAACCAGTGTATGCTGCAGGAGACACTCGTGCTTATGGTCTCCAACCGGTACCACGACCACGATCGATCTTCGCGAATGGGTACACACCATGTGATCAGGTTCCTAATTTGTTTGATATTCGTGCGACAATGGCGATGGCAGATGGTATGCCTCGAGATTACATTTTGCCTGAGAAAGCGAATCTTACTGGTTAGGTGGCCTGAGAAGGACCACATGAAGGCAAGAGAAACCATGCAGTACATAAACCAAATAACGCATATTCTACCAACAATAACAACAATTCTGTCATATGAGCATTATAAGTCGTCCCTGAAAACGTAGTCACCACACCATCCGTAGGTAATAGTGGTGTGGTATACCCTGTGTAATAGTACCCGCCAAGATCCTGGTTACCTGTCATCTTTGTGAAGTAGTCAGCATAGATGCAGAAGTTGCTTCCTGTGCTTGTCACCATCTGCGAATCACGAATTACAGCTACCGAAGACACAATTAGTGCGACAAAGATGAGGACTACAAGTAGGCACCTAGTGGTCGCTGTTCGATACTGGGGGTTCACATAAAAGATAAACAATCCCCAGAGAAACACATAAAAGATCGCTGAAACAGAATCATTTACGGTCCAATAGGGTATATCATAGACCACCCCTAGCGTGAAGGAAACATACCTATCGAACAGAAAACCGAATCCCCACATCATAAAGAATGATACCGTTTGACCTAGACAGCGGTCCATATGACGTACGGACACAGCATCCTCCTCCTTGTCCTCCTTTAGCTCGTAGAAGATAAGTCGTTGGCAATCTTTGTATGATCGCGTCCTGCAGTGTCTTTGCGGGGCCTTCGCAGGAGCATTTGTAGCAGGGGAAGCAGGAGTGAACCAGACCATAGCGGTGATGAAAGAGAGCAATATTTCCGCCATGATAACCTCCACTAACATCCCACGTGAGAAGTCATACCAAGTGGTCGTATAGGTCTCAGGGACATCCGTGACGACACGCTGACAATTGTTCAGATTGGTGGTGGCGGTGTAGAGAGCAACTGAGTTGCGTTCGATTTGGCGTACAAAGAGGATCCCACACATTACTACTGTGAAGGTGGAGGAGAGAGCGGAGACGATAGCTGCTTGGCTGCGGAAGTCATCGTAGGTGGCCTTGAAAATGTGTAACATGGCGGAACTCACGGTGATAACGTGCACGTCTGTGGCGAGCAATGGTTTGGCGGGCACTGCCATACTGTACAGGACGTACACCATGATGAGGACGACCTGAAACGTAGCGAGATACGGGAATGCGGAGCGTAAAAACCCGACGCATCGGGAGTTTCTTGATTGGGCCATTGTTTTAGTATGTGGTGCGACGGAGAAAAAGAAGATCTTCGTCCGAGAAGTTCTCAAGGAGACTGCATGTATGCCCGGGAGCAAACGTGCAGGTCAGTTGGGATACCTCATTGACGCTGGATTTCTGTCCGCGAAGTTCACGTGCACGTGCATTGTATGCCTCAGCGGCCTCCTCCTCAGTTGCGAAAACCCCTAACCGTATCCGTTTCTTCTGATGCTCGATGGTTGCTTGCCATCGCATGGCGTTCCACTTGACTCCGCGATATTTAGAGGTATACCAGGACGAATGAAGCTTTCTGGCTGGGAGGATGGTAGCTATTTGCGTGCTTTTCTGCCTAGCAATTGCTCGCATGAAAATCCTCTGTGCCTTGTGAGCCTCGAGTTCATGTTTGAAGGTGCCTAGCGAGTACCTCTTGCCAGCGTGGTTAATGGACACGGACCAGGTGTTGGTCGTGGGGAGAAAAATGACGCCGGTGGCCATCGTTGGTTTGCTTTGTGACACAACTTCCTCCTCCACTTTACAATAGAATGGTCGCATTACGCACCAGGTACTTGGAGGTACTCAAGAAGAATCACCAGGAGAAGCAGGTACGTAACATCCCGCAGTTGGAAGCCAGTCTATCGGAAATATGGGGTGTGACGAAGAAACGGTCACCTCTGGATGATGGAAACGAAGTCATCCGTAAATTGCAGGAGAAGTTGAACACGTTCAACCGCTCGGAACTGCAAAAACAGATGCACGAAGTGATGATAAAATGCTGTAATAAGATCATCTTTGGTAACGAAACCGTCGTAAGATGGGAAGCCCTCATCCGGCAAAAGTATAAATGGAAGGACATGCGTCAGGAGCAGATCATCACTGCTCCACGTAGGTTTGGTAAGACCTATGCCGTAGCTATGTTTGTGGTGGCTTTAGCTCTTGCTAAGCCTGGAGTGGAGATCTCTATCTTCTCCACCGGAGCTCGTGCCTCTGGTCAAGACACGGGTATGATGGGTAAGGTCAAGGAGTTCATGAAGGGTCATTTCCAGATCCCGGATTCGGCTATTGTGAAGGATCGAGACGAGCATTTCTTCGTCAAGATCGGTGGTGTAGTGAGCAAAATCCATGCCTATCCAGGTTCGGTAGATACGTACGTTACCTTTATATCACGATAGCACACAGAACAACTAGTAAGTTTATCTCTCTTTTGCTCTCTCTCTCTCCCTCTCTTGTAGGGACTCTCACATAGCAATAAGACCCTCAAAACCACCTCCTGGCATGGCTGATCTCATTACTTTGCAGACGATCTTCTTCTGAACATCTAACATCGGCTTGGCATGTCCTCGTAACATCTTGTTTACCGCCGTGGAGTATCGAAGCCATGCTCGTTTGTCTGGATGCGTGCGTAATTTGATGCCAACATAAATCAACCTCACGATTTGGTCGAAAAATCGCGTCAACATCTGTGTATCAGGATCTACGATCAACTCTCCATCCTTCTGAGCAGCATACATACCATACAAAAACTCCTTCTCTACCGACCAATAGGTACCTACTCCTTGCAAGATAATCGTGGTCACACTTCCGATGAATGTCCGCTCAGTTGTTCGATCAACGGTGAATTGCAACACCCACTTCGTCAGACTCTCCAGAGAAACATGCACCGGGTTGTTGAAGGGGACGAGATGGAGACGACTCATGGTGAACGATTTACCTTGCTCCTGACTGTTGTATTGGTTCGCATCGATACGCGGGACCACATAGTAGCAATAGACACCATGGGCTAAATAGTGGTCACCGTTATTGAGTAGTTCTTTGGTACCTCCGATCATAATTGTCGGTGCATCGGCATTATCGGGACCTCTTGGATCGAATTCGTAAGGTTTGCGGGAGAAACCGAGTACTACAATGGCCTCTTCGGCAGCTCGTTGTTTGCGTTCTTCTTCGGGAAGCCATGGTTCGGTCTTTTCGTATTCGTTGGCGAGAACACTGAGACCATCCAGGACGGACGAAACCGCTGGTTTTTGGAGATCACCTTCGCCCAATTTAGGTTGAGAGGATCCACGATCACGTTTCAAGTACTGTCGCAAATTGCTCTTCAACATGAAGAGCAAATCACCAGCTTGCATGCTCTGCTCAAACGAGCCAGCAGGAGGGGGAAAGAGTTGGACATGTCTCTGGGATTGGGTTCTCGGGTCCCGTTGCGACTTTTCCCGGATGAAACGGTCGCTATCATATCGACCAGTCTGGACGATGACCCGTTGCTCGCTAGTAATCGTATGCCCTGACATTTTGCCCTCTTCTTAATTTGTGGGCGCAAAAGATTCGAGCCCCGAACAACGCACAAACACCGGCATCAAAGTCTGCACCTCTCCTTCTCCATGACATTTTAACGTCAATTCCTCCCCAAATACCCTATATTTCCACCGCGGAGCCCATGGTCCCGTCTCTGTCACGATACTAGCTGATACCCTAATATCGTCCTCGTATGTACTCGAACGCGTCGATAACGCCGGAAATGCGTGCAACCATGGTTTAGTGTCAAATTTAGGATCCACCGGATAGATTTTCATCTGACCTGCTGGTCCTGTGCTCCTTATTACCTTATCTCCCATAACACATGCATTCGACAGACGTAAGAAATGGCTCTTATCATGATGATATTCAACATGATCATCAACAATAATGTCCAAATCCGCCACAAACCCTCTTCGATAACGATCCACCGGCACATCTCCCTCCTCCTCTATGTCTTCCTCCTCTTCTCCCCATCCGTTTCTTGTCTCAATCGATGGAAGCTGGTAGGAAGAAGGTATAGTGGCGATGTTTCGCACCCCCTGTTTGTGCAACCAAACCACATCCATTGCTGTCAATGTACATTCTTTGGTATCTACCATAGGAGATGATTTTGGAATCGAACTGCATGTCAGACCATCGAGTCCGTAGGTAATAACATCGTAAGCGAGACGCCGGCGGTTTTCTATGCTGTACTGACGATACCAGAGCAGATGCTCGAACGCTTGGAATAGCGTGAAGAAATTATCGTACATATAATACATCACACGCATCATCTCCTCATACACTGCAGGATCCAAACCAGACCATACAACCACAGCCTTGGTTATCGTTCCGGACTGTGAATGCACGCAATTATACACCCCAATCCATCCATCGCGTCCTAATGATGGGGTCCAAATGCTGTTGATGTCGGCGTTACGTTGAAGCGTTCGGTTACTCCGATCACGAATGATGGCATTGACGGCTGTTTTCCACCTATGTTCTCGTCCTACTTCGTACGATCCTTGTACATGAAAAACAGCACAACCGAAGAATAAATTATCGTATATGCCAGGGATGAATCTCGTACTCAGATGACAAGTTGCTGCATAGCTTCTCGGTGGATTAGGTGAAAAATGATATATCGAGGTCATGGAGTGCACGAGCAAACGATGATAGAGACATTGACGGATCATACGCACCAGAACTGCGTTCTCCTCATCGGTGAATTCACGCTTCAGGGGGTTAAACAGCTCTAAATCAGGTAGAGCATACTTCTCCTCTGTAGGTTTGGATCTGGTTGGAAACTTCAGCATATGCAGTAAGGTGACTGTTGTTTGACTGTATGCCATCTTTTGTTTGTGGCAGCACACACACACAACATGTTTCTCTTCCTGTTCCTTGTACTGCTCTTCGTGTCGCAGGGCTATGAGGCAAAAGCGATCACTCTACATGGAAAAGCAATCGACTTTACCGCCCATCATCCATCTCGCAGACTTTCCGTCGATCATACGCTCGTGATTGTCTCCAGAAATAGCACCGTCGATCCTCACGTACGAATCATCGACAAAAACCACTTCATCGTCTGGAGTGACACCTACACCGTCCTGCCTGGAGATAAATGGATCGAATATGGCGCTTCCTACAAGTTTCACGGTCAAGAAGCCTTCCCTCTTCTCGTAAAAACAGCAACCGATGATAAAATAGATGGTGCGGAACATATAGGTCCACGACTATGGAGGATCCCCAAACCTTGTCCTCGATGGCCTACGCTCGATGATGTAGCCGCCGATCCCGATATCCTATGGGTTGATGAATATCGCTCCATAACACGCCACAGTGCCTCTGCACGCGAGATCCACTCCAATCGTTCCGCCATCCCATTTCTACCTCAGGGTGCAGGTATAACATGTGTGGTGGCAGACACCGGCTTCGATGTCTCCTCCGCTTCCTTCTACTCCCCCGATTTCCCCATGCCTACCCCAGGGTCACAGAGTCTGATACCTACCAATCATCCAAAGGTACCCTGGTGGGTAACCGCCGAGCCTGGAATTACTGGTTGGGTAGGTGCGAATGGAGGTCACGGGACAGCTACTGCATCGGCTTTTGCAGGGTTTAATACCGGTCTGACGATTGGGATGGCTACCGAAGCGAAGATCGGTATGTACAGTTTTAGTCCTAACAATAACGATAGTATTATCGATCTCCCTACCACCGCTATACCTGGAACACAGACTTTCTTCCAGTTTCTAGCGCAAGCTGCGAGCATCGGAGGAGCCTCTTGTCTCTCTGCCTCCTGGGGAACATCTGGTAATGGACAGTATGATAGTCTTGCTGCTGAAGTCGACCAATTTCTGTACGATGTTCCTACATTTGTAGCGATTGTGTCAGCAGGAAACACAGGAAAACTCCCTGGTCTTGGGCGTATGCCAAGCTCCCCTGGACTAGCCAAAAACGTAGTCTCCGTTGGAGGGATCTTCTCCTACGCAGATGCCTATTTGACATTATGGATCGATGCGTTGAACAATGCAGCAAAATATGGTCCTTGGAATGTGGTCGATTTCAGCAGCTATGGTCCTCTTCCCAATGGAAGGACCGTACCTATCGTGTATTCAGCGGCGGTCTATGAGAGAGTGGCGTATGGCTATTATACACCAGTGGTGGACCATACGGACTTCCAACTCGAGTCAGGCACCTCGTTCTCTGCACCTGCTATAGCAGGCCTGCAAGCGGGGTACCAACAGAGCTATAAAGCACGCAATGACGGACAAAATCCCCTCAATGCGTTGGTAATTGCCTTTCTTCTCGCACATAGTCAACCGGTCATCCAGCGTGTTTCGCTCAGTTCTTTATCAGGGGCTGGAGCCATCCTCTACTCCTTCCTGAGCAGCTATCTGTATGGATATCCGGTGGTCGAATGGATAGGACAGGAGGTCTCTGGAACGATGTCTGGCACAGCTGTGCCGTTATCCTACTGCTTCTCGGTAGGCGATGGTGGTGTATCGTGGGGTATGCGTATAGCCCTAGGGTTCACTGATTTCCCGTCTATAGCTTACTCTAACGTCGATCTCATCAATGATCTCGATATGTTAGTGTATGTCAATGGTGCACCTACACTGAATGCGAACAATCACGTGAACGCTCATGAGCTGGTGAAGGTGCCGTTCGCACTCAATCAGGGAGATACGGTGCGAGTTGTGATTACCGAACCATCAGGTCGAATTTACAAGAATCTACCATGGGGTCTCTATCTGGCCGCCCCTAACTTGGTAGCGGATACTAACTGTGGTACATGTCTACCGAACGCGAGAACGACATGTGCCTCGGGGGACAGTGGAGCTGTTACATCGTATTGCAATTCGAGTAGTGGAATGATGAGTGCGTGTCTTCCGTCACGTAATCCGAACATATCCTGGCCATTAGCGACAACATGTAATACACCTATGTTTCAGGGTACACACGTCAATGGGGTGTGTACTGTGGCACAGTGTAATTCGGGATATTATTACGATGTGGCGTCTGGAACGTGTATGTGTGTGGTGGGTACCCAGATTGGGTCGTTAATGTGCACGATGAATTCGGAGTTGATAGCGGAGAGTACCATTATGTCCTCGCCTTCCCCCTCTTTTGCTATTGATACCGATATCCCACTGGCAGGCTGGTTGATATTCTTTGCCTTTGTCGTGATGTGGATTATAGTCTGAACAGACAAACAGAAAAGAAACAGAGAAGGGGAAAAATGACTACCTTCCTCCAGGACTCGCTCATGTGGGGGCTTGGCACCGCCGTCGCTTTCTACGGTCTCGATCTCTTCTGGTACTCGAAACCCCTTAAGGAAAATCACATCCAGGACACTGCTCATCTCGCAGCAGAATGCTTCATGAAATTCGCCGTTTTCGCTCTTCTGCTATCATGGATGGTATCGGATCTGGTCTATGTCGGTATCCATAACCCCACGACAGGGGTTGAAGCACATGATAAACCAATCGTTCTAGCCATCATCATGGTAACCATCGAAGTAGTCTCGTTCTTCGTCCTCATGGTGCTTGGAATCTGCAAACTAGGACCTACATTCTTCCCTGGATATCTTACAGAGAGCAAGCGCCTAACGATCGCAAGAATGACATTTCTGCTCTGGAATATCTTCATCCTAGGGGTTTATGTTGCTACTTTCACACGAACGACATACACGACGGTGTACAGTATGGACGTTGCTGATTGGTTTAATACGATAGGGGCGGTGATGATGATCGTCTTCTTCATCGTTCAAGTGTTGGATCCTCCTCAAGATAACAAGGGAAAAGAGTTCGAGCTCGTCATCTTCAGGGATACCGAACAAGTAACTAAAAATGGCCAACACGAATCCTTGTACGGAACAACACCAGGGTCGATTGTGAATCTGCATATGTCGGTGTTCCAACTAATTGCGTACATATTCCTGACGTGGTCTTGGTGCACAACGATCTTTAATGACTATGGTCGACTTGGTTTCGCCAGAGTATTCTTAGTCTTTGTACCTATTTTCGCAGCTGCTTGGAGCGGATGGGTAGGTGCTTGGATGGAACATTTTATCTTCGCACACCATGTTATGACATTGGCCTTCTTTGCTGGATCGGCCGGATTTATGCGCTGGGCAGTAAGTCCTACCATGGTAGCTGCGAACGAAGCGTATCGTTTCTCGATGTTCTTGGCTGATAATCAGAATACCCCTTTGGAGTGGGCGTATGGTACAATGTTACCGACGAGGATCGTCATTGCGAGTTTTGGGCTCGTTTTCTGTTCAGCTGTGATTGGGGCATTTTTCATTGACACCGTAGATGGAAAATTCCGAGTGAAAAAGGAGCGTATCAAACGTATCAAAAGCACCATTTGGTGCGGCGGATATGGTCTTTTCAAGTCAAATGGTGCTGTTACATCAGCGTTTCCTAAGGGGAAGACAGCTCGAAAGACGAGGAAACACGTGGCGGTCACACCCACGACTAATTGGTGAGGGGGGAGAGAAGAAATATGTGTATGTGTGTGTGTGTATCTCTCTCAAATAGTTTGTTGTTTTTAAAACTAAAGAATGTCGGTCAACGAACCCGAACTTCATTACGATGTCGAAATCGTCGCCGTGCTCGTGTGGACCTTCTTCTATATGGGTAAATTCGCGGAACCCAATATGAACACTCTGTCGAAATGGCTCGTACATATCATCGACATTGTGGCAGCGATCCTGTTCATGATCTATCTCATCGTTAACTTTGGTCTAACGGGCGTCACATTCGCCAGTAAAATGCGTTATGGATACATGTTTGTGACCTACTGTCTCACTACCATCACTCGTATTATCTTCACCTTGTACAAGGAGAAGTATTTCGAACATGACGACAAGAAGATGCGTAGCGCTAACTCGTTTGCAGGAGAGACTCCTATGCTGGGTTATGAGATAACGTACCCAGTGTTCTGTTCGGAGGGTCATAATGAGGTATCAGTGACCAGGGCTCCAGCTTTGATGACGGCGTTGTTCTTTCTGTGGGATGCAATCGCAGCAATCATCATCGAGTTTCAGGTGATTGTCCCTGCACCAGTAGGCAAGTCTTGGAATGCAAAGGCGATCTTCGTCTATCTGTTCTTGATATTCTACTTGTTGGTGAGTTTCATCAAGAATGATTCAATGTACATCTCGTTTTGTGCGGACAAAGGTCTTGGTTACGATAAAAACCAGTTGTTACCGAGGTTCAAGGTAATGTACATCCTCATCCCTCCGTTCGCGATTTGGGCCTACAACTTCTGCATTATGAACACGTTCGTCGACTTCTTCAACGATTATGGACGCTACGATAACTTCTTGATGTTGTGCATCTTCCTCCCCAATTTGCTCTCCGCCATGAAGCAATCGACTGGTACTTGGGCCGAACATTACATCAACGGACGCCATCATCTATCATTCTTCTTCTTCATCTGGACCGCACTGTTCTACATCACCAACAACGCCGATTGGAAAAATGGCTTCATCCCTGCTGGCGTGAACCGACCCCTGGAATTCCTACAGGACTGGAACAACACTGTCTTATTCTACCGTACAGACTACATAACAGGGTATACCAATACCTCCGCTTATCGCGAGACTCTCACCAGTTTCGCAGTAATATTGGTAATTCTGCTATTGTTTCAGTCCTGTCTTCCGGTGCTTCATCATAAGTTCCCCAGGACAACGTTGAGCTATTTTGCAAGTAGTGCCAATCCTGTAGCAGGAGCAGTTGCTATCAATGACAAGAGTCTCCTCAACCCCAGTGACTCCACCGACGATGATGTCGATCCCACGAACACGATCAGTGTTAATTATCTACCCGATGATGATGATGAAAGCCAAGAATTCAGTACTGACGCAGAGCAAGGGCCCGCGGATGATGATGATGATAGACCTGGAGTTAGTTGATGTGGATCATGAGGAGGAGGAGAGAGAGAAAGAGAGAGAGTCAGTGTGAGTGTGTAGGTGGTGTGTCACAAAAATGTTTTTCTTTGTTGTAAATTCACCTGATTTTGGTGCTGCTATAGAGATTTCTACCTCTTTTGCCAATGTACTCTCTTCCGAAAATAAAGCTTCCTGTGGTATTATCTTCCCTAATGATTACCACCAAACACGTGACCTCGATAGGTTCACCGTTAACCGCGATCAAGCACTCGCAACCTTACGTCATCTCGATTTCTTAGCATATGGTGAATCGATCGCTAAACGAACTGAATTCTCCACTATAGCGGTCAACTTCTACACTATACTAGGCAATGATACCCTCCGTTCACCTCCTGGGGTACGTAAACCGGACATTGTCTACTACTTTGACAATGATGAGAAACGGATGACGCATTTTCGCAAATATTGTAGACGGAATGAGATCAATCTGTGTATCCTGGTTGATGATCGTGAGGTTAGAGAGGCTCAGATGCTCCTCGCTGCGTTGCCATTCATCGAGACCCCTGAGGCATTCTATCGTTGTGGAATACCTATCGCGCTTACCAGGAAAGACACCGACGATATCCCTGAGGAGGCCAACGTGTAGTTGTGTTGTGTATGCACAACACAACACAAAACAAACTAAAATGGCCGAAAATCCTTCCTGGTTCTCCCTCGCCCGGTGGGGCTTCTACACCGTCGACAAGGACAAACACCTCAACGTCCACCTCGCATTCTTCACCTTGGGATGCTGCTGTGTGAAGAGTCGTTATGCCGTACCTATTCTAACGGTTATCAATCTCCTCGTCCATGGTATCGCCATGTGGTGGGCGCATTGGGCCTTCTTCGAGCATTGTGAGCTTCACGATCTGAACCCCCTCAAGAGTCCCAATTGCAATCTCCCCTGGCTCGCATTCGGACCTAACATGCTATCATTCATAGCCTTTCTGTACCTATGTCTACGCCTCGTCAACTTCATCATGTTCCATCGAGAGACCTACATAGAGGATACCCCGGTCTCCATTATGATCGAATGGGTACTGTACGTCCCTCTCTCCAATTTCTGTTTCCTCAACCTCATCGCCATATTTGAGAAACTAGCCGGTCACGACCTACCATCGGACATCTGGGCGGACAAAGTGACCACTCTGGCTGTCATGTGTATGGATATCTTCCTCAGTTTGCATCCGATTCGACGCATGCATGTCCCCTTCAACTTGCTCCTCTTTGTGATCTATCTTACATTGCTCATGATTGGTACAGCGATCACCGGAGTATATCCGTATGCCCCCATGCAACAGTTGACTCCTGGTGAGATTATGCTACAGATGGTATTGTATTCGCTCATGTCAGTAGCGTTCTCCGTCGCAGTGTGGATGATCCATCGTTACAACGTGGCTGGAGCAGTAGGGGACAGTTTGATGATTCAGAGACGGACAACAGTGGTACCCGATATGTCGAAAGTACCTTCTCATATCGAAAAAGAGCTAGATGGTGTGTAATTCATATATGTGTAAATTCGTCACAAACCAAACATGTCTGCCTTCGATATCACAATCTTCGCTGCTGGTCTGATGAGAGGCTTGCTCCAGGGAATCCTCTTCCTTATGCCAGGGGTCGCCGCTTGCCTCATGCTTCACCGTCAATTGAAACAACAACACGCCAAGGATATCGCCAAGATTCTCAACGCCTCCCGTTTCGCTGCCTTCCATCATCGTGAAGTCCCTCGCAAGAATGCTTTGCATGCACCGTACATTGTCCACCCTCTACGTGTCGCCGAGTTCTTGCTGAAGTACGGCTATTCGGCCGATGTCGATGTCGACCTCCTCGTCGCCGCTATCTGTCACGATGGTCTCGAGGACACAAAGATGACACCAGAGGAGATTCGAAAGCGTTTTGGAGATAGGGTGCTTCAATTGGTCTTGGATGTGACTGATGATAAATCATTGCCCCAGACGATACGCAAACTGAAACAAATCGAGCACGCGGAGACCCTCTGTGAAGATGCAGCAGACCTTAAGGCGGCAGATAAACTGGAGAACTGTTGGTCTTTACTGTCTTACGAGAAGGGGGGAGGTATTCCAGAAGGGTGGTCTGTCCAACGTGTGCAAGAGTATGTCGTGTGGGCGAAGAAGGTGGTCAATGCTCTGCCAAAGGTGAAGGCTCCTCTGCGAGACGCGTTTGATAAGTTGGTGAATCAGGAGACATTTGAGTACTTTGATGGTAAAAGTTATCCTGTTACTGCAGAGTGTTCCTGATAAGAAATAACAGTTCTAGGGGCAAATTGCTCCACAACCCATACCCTTTTTGATAGCAGAAAAACAGATACACCAACGCTTTGATCGATTTAGTCTGCCATTCTTTGTACCAAAACGACTCCACCGATATCGATCGCAAACCACGGTATGGTGCCTGCCATTCCATAAGATTGGTAGTGCACCATACCTTACACTCCACCAGTTTCGGGCAAGCGAGAATGAACTTATCTAGCGTATAATGGGTCATCCGTTTGTATGGTTGAGGTGCATATCGAGCGTTTAAGGACAAACGTCGTAGCTCAGGGTATGGTTTCGGTAACCAATCATCGAGTTTATACGGTAGCGCGGCGATAACAAGCTGCTCGGGATGGTAACGTTCAACTAACATATCGCACACGCTACACCAGACATGGATATTATTCAGATCGACTTGAACCCTTCGCATGGGAATGGCAGGCAAGAACCATAGAAGATGAATTAGATGATAATCTACACTGATCGATGGTAATCCTTTGCAGGTGGTCATCAGATAGGTGATATCATCCATGTACGACATTGCTTGCTTGAACGGTATATACGTCGGACCATGTTCGTCAAAAACGAACGACCAATCACCCTCATCGTCTTTATCATAGCTGTAGATTATGTTTCCATTACTGCTAAAAATGACTTCAGTCATCCCTGGACGAGGGAAAAAACGGTGTTCGTCATCGCCACACTGGGTCACCTCGAGCTGCTCCAGCTTTTCGGGACGATCGTTGAAATAGGTATGAGCCCAAAAACGAGCGTTTGCGCATACATCACCAAAGAACGAGATGAGGTTGATTGCTTGTCGATAGAGCTCGTAAACGCGGTCATTGGTACGACAATCCTTCCCAGCATAGGAGAGAAATTTCAGTTGATGAGCATAAGCGAGAGGAAGGTTCTTGAGGACGTCCGTAGAACCTCGCGAGGCATCAATGTTCAATGCGGTTACCCTTCCTTGCTGCCATAACTTGCGAAAATGCCGCGATTCCCACAGAGTATACTCGTCATACGTAGCTACACTGATATCATAGTATCTCTTACTATGGACATCATGGGCTTTCAGCGCATTTGCATGCATGGCGAGCCTCACCTCATTTTCAGGGATAGAGGAAATCATGGTGTGTGTCTGTTGTCCACCCCCTATCCCGCAGGAGGTGATGGCGAGAGGTAACCCAGAAATGGATCCTGGTAATTTTCGTAGAATACTGCGGGGTATTCTTTGTACGTCATATGAAGCACGGTCCTTCCATTATGCGCATAGGTCCGGATACCAGCTAAATATCTAGGTCTTCTTGTAAGCATGAGTTTGGTAATCACACGGGATACATCTGGATGGGTTTGGAGTGAAGCACTATCAGCATGTTCATAGTGATAAGACTGTTGAATATTAAGACCATTGCGTACCACCCCATCGTTTACAATCATCGAGATATGTATGGTGGTATCGATAAAGAGATGATCGTGCTTCTCAATAGCCCAACGCAGTAATTCTGCTTCAACGCCACCCGGCGGCTTGAGGTCTGGATGAGAAGTAAGCAGAAACTGGTTGTCTTGAGGAGCACCCGGCATACCAATAATGATATCCATGAAACCTACTATTTGCGATCCTATTTTGGCCCGAACAATGATTCTATGGTCATCATTGTGTTCATCATCAGGAACGAAACCGATCTCGCCAAGTCTAAACGACGCGACTGTCAACGGCTGGTATTGTTCCACCATTTTCCAAGGCTAAACATGTGTGTCGTCATCCGATTCTACGGATGAGTCGTCACGTTTACCAGCCTCATCAAAAGGGTACTCTCGGAAGGTCATATGGGCAACGGTTCTCCCATCGTATTCATAGGTCCAGATACCAGCTAAATATCTAGTTGATCCTGGATGCACGAACTGAAGGATCACATTTTTCGTATAGTCATTAACATAGTAGGCTAAGTAGACGGCATCCCGAAAACCATGCGGTTCATATTGCATATTAAGACCATTATCTAGCACACCAGCTGGCACAATCATCGATACATGTATCGTCCTTATATCATCTTCAAAGAGATCCTCGTACATCGATCGAGCATGATATATCAGTCGTGATTCCACATAACCCTTACTGCTCACCATCGGCAGATCTGGATGAGAAGTAAGCAGAATTTTAATGTCTGTTGGAGCACCTGCTATACCAACTTGGATCTCCATATTACCTACTATATTGGCTCCTAAACGCAGCTGAATGTTGATTTGTTTCATTATACCATTTTCGCTATGCACAATGGGTTCAGTAAAGACGAACTCCGAAGCGAGAATTGGACCCACTCTAGAGGGCAACGGCATATACTGTTCCGTCATCTTCGAGGTATATGCGCTTACCTTAGCTACCCGTGCTTTCTCAAGGTATATACCCAGAAAAAGCCCAGTAAATCCTGTGGATTTCGAAAAATACTCTTTTTTCACTGTTTTTTTCTCTGTCTCCAGAATTTGGGTCCCCACCACCTTGACCCCCTCATCTACCACGGTAGTAACTCATCACCTACCACAGCCGAGGCCCAGTAAATCCTGTGGATTTCTAACTTGATTTTTAAAAGTGAAAAGTTCATTTTTTGGTGAAAAATTGAAAACAACATTCGCCCTCAAGATTTACTGGGCCTCGGCTGTGGTAGCTAAAAACAATATACCAACGTGGTAGAGGGACAAGAGGGGGGTGGCGCACATATACATTCCGAAGGAAATGTGGGAGAAGCAAGTGTTTTACTTGTCGATAGTCGATGTACGTACGGATCCTCCGGCTCGAGTGGAAGAAGGAGCAGCGTACGTGGTGGTGGATACATCGCCGCGTGGGTTTAGATTGCTTCGCGATTGGATTAAGGACAATCATAAGCTGTATCCCAATATCTATCGAGCCAAGGTGCCCTATTCGTACAGCCATGCTACTCCAGCTGAATATGCGCTTGCTACTAGCTCAGAGCCGATCCACAGTCGTGCGCGTGATATGCCTTTCAATGGAATGCAGTTCGAGTTAGTGGTGCTGGGGGACATGAGCGAGCTGATTGGTGAATGGCCGTTCGTGCATCGTGGGACTTTCCGTGATATCTGTGGGAATGCGGAGTTTGGTGAGCAAATGTTCACGATTCCGAAGCTAATCTCGGGTTTTTCGGTGATCCAAGAACTGTTCTTATCGACCGCCTTTCAGCATTTCACTCCTTACGAGCGATGTTGCTTCGCAGCTGTCCGCTTCGATGTCAACTATTCTATCTGTCGTGATCAATGGACCGCCATACGGACACGGGAAGAGTACATCGGTATACCTACTCTCCCGCCTGGTATTACACCTCGTGATCGTGCCAAACGGATGGTACAGGCGGTCTGTGAAGGAAAAACGATCCCTGATAACATGGTACGTAAGATTCAGTGTACTGACCTGAATGGGAGAGTGGTGAATTTCACAAATGAGGGGGACTATGTCACATCTTGGGTGGAAGAAAAAGCAATCCGCCATCTCCTCCAGCTGCGCGCACAGTCCAGGGATCCATACATTCAGGCCCGTAGAGTGTTCGTCCAGTCCCTTGTGATTCGCCATAACACCACCAAGGTCGAAAGTGATCGCCTGTCCTTTTTTAACCTCAGTCGACGCGACAAACGCCTGTACGTACGAAACGAGTTCCCCGACAATCCCGAATATTGGGAACCGCTGCTGAATCTTACCATCCTGGACGTAGGTCGAGAGCTATATGAAGCGACTGATGAGCATCGAGAAACAGAGGGTGCTAAGCAAGGTCTGTACGCAAACATTCTCCAAGATGTCTACGACGAAGAGATTGAAGAAGAGCGAAGCCGACGACGGGGACTCCCTATGGAAGATGCCGGAGACAACGCCGAAGACGGCGACTCATCCCGTGTTCAATCAGAAGCTAAGAGCAAAAAGCGACGTAAAAAGCAAAAAGTTACCCCCTCCCCTATCTTCCCCCCCGATGTCCCTGACCGCCCCCGTCACTACTAGTTCCAGTCCCCCTGTCACCATCACACAGGCGGACATGGATGATTTTCCTGCCGTCCGCCCCGTACCTACCTTTTCTACCTACCGAAAACCACGTGCACCTGTGGCAACCGAACCTGAGCCTGAGCCTGCGCCTACCTACTATGTCCCACCATGGAAGAAAGGGGCGAAGAAACCTCCTCCCCCACCTCATGATTTCAGCTCGTGGACGGCGGAAGCATGCTTGGAACGAGAGAAAAACGAGGTGGACGATGTAGTTTATCCGTATACGTTCAGTCGACCGGTGGAGCTTGCGACAGAGACCGATCAGGTGGTGTTCTTGGAGGATAAACATGAGTATTTCGTGAAGGCGAAGAACGACAAGAAACAATATTATCAGGTGGCACTCTCAGGGAGCAAATTATGGCATTACTACAATTCACAAGCGTTCAGTAGTGATTTCGGTTCATCACCAGAGTACGTTGCAAAGATCCGCATGACATTACCGACACTACTCGTCTACTACTTCGTGCATGTCTATGAATCACACTCGGATCATCTGTTCACTAACAGTGAGCGACGTCAGATTTTCGAATCGAGTATCTTACCACGAGTCGAACCAACCACCTTGAAACCCATGCAACTCATTGGAGGTGGGGTTTTCGACGTTGTTGACACCTGGCTTCTTTCCGGAAACAACGCCGATCGACCAGCAGTTTACGAACCAGATGGGGACAAACACCTCCATCAACTCTTCTTCTTCTTGCATCTCTGTGTCTCGCAAACCACCTTGGAGTACCTTCAGAAACGGTGCGAACCACTGTATGATCTTCTCATGATCTACAGTCAATCGTTCTTGTATATGTGCGAACAACGTAAGAAAATTGTGACTCCCCTGATGATCGCGGCGAAAATCGGTCGACACGCCTCGGAAACAGGTACTTGTTTACATACCTATGTTGAACGTCGGTTGAAGAGTCAACTGGTTATTCCGAGCACGAAATTGAGCAGTGAACATATCGCAAATGCGGAGAAGTTCATTGCTGATTGCGCAGAGTTCTTCGGTACGTATCGCAATGATCTCTCTGAGGTACCGATTATCATCAATCGCCATAATATCTGTTCGAAATCGGACTTTGTGTTCGATAACGGGAAGGGAGTGTTGACCATCGCTGATCTCAAGGTGAGCGATAAGCTATGGATGGAAGCAGAGAAGCATGGGTTGGTGAAAAACGCACGTGGATGGATCATGATGGAGAACAAGAGTCTGTTCAAGAGCAGTAGTCTGTGGGAGTTCGCGTTCCAATTGTCCACCTACCGTAAGACGTTCAAGATGATGGGTTATCAAGTGAATCACTGGATCTTCTTGGTAATTGTTTCCCCTGAACGAGAAGGTTACCTGATCGTTGGAATCGATTTGGCGACGGTGACAACAAAGAAAGATCCAAAGGAATCGTTTTATTCGGTATTACAACATAACGATCGAGCGTTCACGTTTCGTTTACGTATGCTGAAGCAAATGCAAGCTCAATTTGATGCTACCGGAATCCCTGTCATAGAGGAGGAGTTCATGGCCAAGAGACGGGTAGGTTGACCTGATTTTCGCCATGCATGAAGCACGAAGACTGCGATGAACGACAAGAAGGCATCAAGGAAGAGAAAGGGGGGAGGTGGATGGACGACTTGGAGGATGATGTAGAGGCGAAGAAGCAGTAGGAGGGCTTCTAGTTCGATTCCAAAGGAGCCACAAACCATGGCGGACGCTAAGATGCGGAAGATACGGCAGATCGAGAGCGTGTGTCGCGAAGATCACAAAAAAGTTGTGGGAGCCCAGAAAGAATATTGGACTCGCCTGAGTACCTATCGCCTCCGTCAGAAAAACCTCGAACATATCCTCACCCTAATTGAAGACGTGAAGAAAACCTACCCTCTCCTCACCGAGGAAGACCATGGGTGTATCAGCCGCGAAGCAGAGGGACAAGCTGGAGGAGCAGTTTCTCGACGCCAGGATCGAGACCAAGATGAAGCAAATCAAGCATCGAAACGACCCCACCTTATTGAAGCAGATAGCGGCCCAACAGCAAGTGTTCCAGAAACTGGAGGGAACAGTGGATCTGCTGGAGCTCCGTGATATGGAGACGAATATCCGTAAAGGTGTTCAAAAGTACGAGAGCGTGGTGGTTGATATCGACGAGGATGATGTTGATGAGATGGAGGAAACGACGAAAGAATTAGGTGAACGGATAGGTCTTCTGAATGAAGTCCAGCAAGATCCTGCTCAGTTCGTCCCTGAAAAGGTAGAGGAGGAAGTAAAAATGCCTGAGATTCCGGTGTCTCTGCGCACTTCCTCCTCCTCTGCCACAAAAAATGACATCGCCGTTTCTTATGCCCAATGACTTCCCCCCAGGGATCGACGCCAACACCGAGGAGAGCAAAGCGTTATGGTATCGTGGTTTCCATGATTGGTTTAATCTCTTCGCCACCTATGGTAGCATTCTCTTGTTTATGCGTCTGAATAAGGCCCGTTTTGCCGGGACAGCTGTGTACAAAGACCTTGAGGCTATGGAAACCGAATACAGGAAACCAGCAACACAGAGGAATCGTGCGCTTCTCTTCCCGGAGTCTATCGATAAGGCTACCGTGCATTGGCAGGAGGGTCTCCTACGTATCATTGAACAAGCGCGAAAACCTACCCCCAAATTTCATGGTGTGCTTGATAAGGTGTTCGCGAGAACAGGACTGAGCTGTTCGGCTGAGGATAAGGTGATCTGTTGGATGTTCTTTGGATGTTGGATATTACAATTCCGCAATCATAAGTTGCTGGGTGTAGGTACAAATGGAGTGTGGTTGGTGCAAGCTACAAAGGGGAATTGGTCTGCACCAACGTCAAACGTGATAGTAGGAAAGGGGGAGAGAAGTGAGGATTGGTTTCTCGTTGAAGGTAAACCATAAATTGTTGTTCATCATTCATTTTTTTCTCCGAGGAAGAGCCCCCATTCGCGAACACCACACAACGATGGCGACATCTACACCAACAGTCGATGAACTGTATGATTCACTGGTGGGTGTTGACATACCTAAAGTGAAAGAATACAATACTTATAAGGTAGGGAAGGTCACGGCAGACCAATACGTTAAGGGGAAGACTGCTATTAATGCGGAGCTTAAGAACATCTTTGGTAAAATGGAGGGACTTTTGTCGCAATTTGGTACAGTGATTAGTAAATTAAGCTTCCCGCTTAGGAGGGGCACTAAGAGCAGATTTCAGCTTCACGAGCAGATGCAGCATAATACTGCTATAATGATCGCTCATTTTGAACAATTTCAACGTATTATAGGTCATCAACGATGGACTAATGCTGCTGCCGATCACACGGAGGAGTATGCTGTAGAGGCGAAAGATAATCCTAAGAAACTACCATCGATGTTGACACCGTATAATGTCCCTGTGAAGAAAAACATAAATGAGTCTGGATTGATAGCTGTTTGGCGGTACGCGGAACCGGCGAATCAGCCTGATGTAAGGATCTTCGTACCGTATACGGTGTTTCTGAAAAAGAATGAATCGCTTATGAGATGGGATGAATTCATAGCTGAGTTTGAGAACGGTCAACCTGTGAAGCCAGTGAGAGCAGGTTTCGTCGAGGAAGGTGATAATAAACGACTACGACTCGATCTTGCACCAGGAGAGACAACCTCCCCTTCTATCCCGGAAATAGCTACGACTGCGACGCAAACTGGTTTCTTAGCAGGGTTCGGATCCATGCCTCCCTCCATCGACTGGATGCCTCCTAGATGGGTGCCTCCCACAGAGAAAGGGCCCATCGCGATACGGACGGAGCCTTCTTATTCTTCTTCTTCTTCTGAGAAGAAGAGGTCTCCATTTGAGACACCTACGAAAGAAGAGGGAATGTCAACGACAACTGGTGCGTTCGCAGAGACATCTGGTGCATCATTGTTCAAAACCCCTGGAGGGCAGCAGTTTATATCAAACCTGACTGGTCTACATGTACCTCCTCCCCTAACACCTGCAAAGCATGGTACTCAATCAAGCTACGCAACTGAGGGTACATCAACTAGTACACAAGGTGGTGCTGTAGAACCTACCCAGCAAAGTACGCCAGGAATGGAGGTGGGGGGACGTACGATAGCAGCTATTCGATCAATCATCCCTGAAGAGGAAGAGGAAGAGGAAGAGGAAGAGGAAGAGGAAGAGAAAGATGAAGAGCCACCAGGAGGAGGAGGACAACCAGGAGGGGGACAACCTCCAGCAGACACAGGGGATGTCATATACGTCGGACAACAGCAGATTGTAGCTGCTGCCGGACCACCGCCAGGACCACCTCCAGGACCACCGTGGGTCTCTCCGATCTCTCCCAACATCGACAACTGGGCTGTTGTCTCTGCACTTTCAATAGCTGCCTGGCGATTGTATGATCCCTACCATCCTCCTCATCCCTTACCTCCAGTGTTGCAATCGATACTTGCTGGAGCTTCTACACATGCTGCCTACTCGATCGCACAGCAAGATCACATGGTTGGTTATATTGGAGCTGCAGCGGCTCTCACGGCAGGTATGTCCCATATGGCTATCAGTGATGAACAACCGAATGTTCTGGGTATGGTATCTGCTCCGATGGTGTATGCAGCAATGACGGTTGCGAGAGTAGCGGATACGTTTTTAATACGCAGAAGAGTGCAACGGTATCAAGTTATTCGAGATGTGGTGAACACTAATATTAGAGCAGCTGTTGAAGGTATTGCGGTGGAAGTGTCCCCTTACTGGTACGTCGATGAAGCGGCACAGATCGCGCAGAGTGCTGCTCCTCCTAATTTCAAAGATAAAATGGACACAACACGGACATTGTTACAGAAGAGTTGGGAGCATTTCAACAACGTTGTCTATACCTACCCGGAGTACCAACGAAACATCCATCGACGTAATAAGATTCTGGCAGAATTGAACAAAGCACCGGATATGACCCTCGCTGAAACGGTCGTCCATCCGTATGCTCAGCTGTTGAAATTGCAACATGGTATCACCGGTTCCGGTGCCATGCGTGAATTCGCCACCATGCTCAATACTGGTGTATCAGTGTTGGCAATGTGCTACACGGATATCCCTTACTGGGAGATGTTCACGAATCTCACCACCTGGTTAGGAGGTGCAACGGTAGAAAATTATCAGGCGTTGTATTATCGACAGAAATCGATCACGGAATGGGGTCCGGAAATGTGGTATGCAAGCACATTGATGCAAGATGTAGCATCACTAAGCTATCATGGCCCAGTAATGGCGGCACAGGCGTATCTCGGAATGGTAGCCTGTACGATCTTCATCGGTGTTGTAGGGGAAATGGTCCAGGGTATGTCGAATGTTACGACGATAGTGGGAAACAATCTGTTTCGATGGGATACCAGTGGGGTGACTATTGGTGAATCACGTGCATGTTGGAAGTGTAAGACGACTACGAAGGTTAAGGCAGGTAAGAGAGACCTGTGCTCGCAATGTGGATGGGCGTATAAACCGCTACAAACTGCTCGGTCGTTCATTAGCTCCCTGGGATTAATGACAGGGTTAACAGTGGGAGCTCTTGTCATTTCTGGAGTGCATAAGTATTTCAGTAACTATCGAAAGATCGAAGGTGCGGTTATCATCGTAGCAGCTGCTGGACTGAATTTTCTCAGTGGAGAGTTGCTACCAATGAACGATCCGGTGGTGGAAATGCAATCAGAGAGTCTCGAAGCCGCAAAATTAAAAGCTAAACGTGCTAACAACCTGGTGTTAACGATTGGAGACCAAACAATGGATCCTAATATTACGGCGCAGACGCAAATATTCCTCACTAAGATGCTACAAGAACAGATAGCTTCAATCGATGCTACCATTAGCACGACTGAAGATCAACTTGCCTCGATCCAAGGATCGGGACTATACGTAGCCGGCGACAATTCGCTATATAACAAGTTACAGAAGGATCTCACCGAGAAAAAGAGTCGTAGAACCGAGTTGTTGTCCCAGTTTACTGCTACATCTACTGCTATATCAATCGCCGCTGGAGGAGCAGGTGAGGTTGCCGCTCCATTACCTCCACCATTACCTATAGTAGAGAGTACGTCTCTCCATCAATTGAGGGAGAATCCACCGATGAGTGAACCACCAGATGAGAAGACGATAGTTGGTTGGGCCACTGCTGTGAAGACCCATACGACGAATCCAGTTGGTGCTCTATTCAAGCGTGCGCTTATTGATGTGGTGTTTCTATCGACGATCGCAGCAGCTCAAATTAAACGAAAAGATGCTCTGTTACTCCATATCGATAATCTCGATATCGAGGAAGCACAGACTGGTGTCGACATGTGGTTAAGACGATACATGAAGGACAATTACGCGAAGTTATGGACGTTAATTATGCAGAATGTTGATGATATACAAGCTAAGCCAGTGATGGAGATGTTTCAGAAGGAGACTACCTTTCAAGGACTGTTTTGGATGGTACAGATCCATCTCATCAGGATGGTGACGGCAGCGGAGGTGGGGAATTATTATCAATTAGGGGGAGATCCTGAGATGGCAGATGTCTATAAAATGTTGATCAACTATATCTTTTACAGGTACCTCGAGTTCTTCGAGAAATTAACGATGATACGTTTCAATAGAAAACGCATCCGAATGCGCGACAATTGGGGTCGTACATTCACTTTCTACTGGTCGTTAGCTGCTAGGGATGCTCCTGAAACGTCCGAACTAGCTCCGGAAATTGTCTTCCCTACAGTTGGTCCGGTTGTCGAGTTCGGACCACTCCCGTGGTGATGTCGCCTATGGTTCTTCATATTTTTGTTTTTTAAGAGCTGGTAATTTGTATTTCTTAACCCTATCTTCATCGATTCCGTGGTGTTTGTATGCCTCCTCACGCGCCAGATCATCGTCAATATAACCATCACCAACAAGAAGCCGGATAGCCTCGAAATCGAGGTTGGTAGGGGATGGAATGTTCACTACGAGGAGGAGAAGTTTGACGTTCTTATAGACGGAGCACCATACATGTCGGATCATACGTGCACGAGATTGGGAGATCAGACTCACCTGGTCTTTTAGGATCGATAGGGACTCTGTATCTAACTTTGCACCTCCTTTCTGGGAATTACTAACCGGACGGATAAACGAAATTGGCACACTGGTTACGAGCGATAACCGCATATCAGCAAGCTCAATGTACTTATGAATATCTCCACGGTAGACCGGCATAACAGGGTTAGAGACCATAGTATGACCAGGGGTTATGTAGTAGACCATATCTTCACGTTCAGGGGGGTGTTCAGTGTTCATATCATTATAGGTCTTGGTGCTCATTCCCTTGGTGATGGTCGGCATGTTTTCCGGTCGGTTGGTGCCATATAGAGCCCCTCCTTTCATGGAAACGTTGTAGAGCATCTGGTCCTTCTGCATATCGAGGAAATTAAGCGGCTGCATCTGAGAAGCGACCTTCTCCTCGAGGAACGTAGGAGGATTGGCATTATGGTTCGAGACGTAATTATCACGACTAATATGTCCTTGAAGGTACCGCCAGGTAGCAAGATAGGAAGCAGCTATGGAGGTGAAACGGCCAGTACACCAGTCTGGCGTACCGTTCATGACGACTTTGACGTCGTAATCAATATCCTGGCCTTTATCATCCATGACGATGATGTCGACCTCGAATTTATGGCGACGCCGTTTGACAGCACGATAGGCAAAGTCGTAGGTGAGAGCGAGAGGTACGATGATTTCGACCTCCTTCTCGCCTTCGACGGCCTCTCCGTAGAGATCTGAGCGTAACTCATCGGGAGTGAGAGCTACCTTTTTCTTTATCTCGGCGTATAGACAGAAATCGAAGAAGAAGGTCCATTTGTTGAGATCTTCGGTGAACTTGAGCCAATATTCGCTGCGTATTTGATCCATCGATGGTCCGAGATTCCCTCCATTGTATTTGATCTCCATCTGCGATAGGCACATTTGTTGCGTCAGCCGCGTGTATGCCCCGATCACCGCGCTGTCTTCCGACATCATCCGGACGATATCGTAGACATCCTGCGGAGGGAACGACTGTCTCTCCTCTTTTAGGGATGGCAACATGTTTGTGTGGAGCCACAAATATTTGCCCCCTCACACAATGGCGACCACCTTCACCCAAGAACTGCTCCGCGTATTCCCCTCTGAGGGTCCCTTCCCCCTCTCTCTCAGCCCTAACTCGTACAAGCAAGCAGAGGAGTTATTCTACAAGTTCTGGCTGTTTCACACCAGTATGCTACCTATGGTCATCCTAGTAGTCCATATGTTTTCCACGTTGAAAAACGTCTGTTTTCTCAGTCTGTGTCTTCTCGTCCTCGCTGGGAAAGGGTTTCTACCGGATACCGCCGAGAACACGTTTCCGGCTGGTCTCGCAACTGGTGTCATAGGTGGTCTTCTGGCTGCTATCTTTTTCTTGGCTGGTCTGTACTGGAGTGTAGCGGAAATGCTGTTTGCTTGGTTGTGGATCACAGGTATCCATTGTATCTTTCGTAAACAACCAGTCTAAGATGCCAAAGAGAAAGAAAGACAACGGCACCGCCGAACGACGTCGATTCCCATCCCTTTTCCACTTCGTCAGTCGAGATACTTCCAGCAAGTCCCAACGTGATCAAATACGTCTTCGTTTCATCTATGTACCCTCCTTCTTCCGAGCTCTCTTCTTCTTCACCTTCCTCATTACCTTGTGCCAGACCAATCTCAATGGTCTACCAACCATCAGTGCTCTACTTGCTCATACCCCCGTACTTGTTGCATTTGCTGCCGTCTTTATCTGCTTGATTATCATGGCATTTACCTGTCTGACGTTCTTTCTCACTGGAACCGTTCATCCTGTACCACATACCACCGAACCCGAATGTAGCGATCATCTCATTACCATCGGTGTCGTTCTCTCTTACATCTTTCATGCGGTGCAATTTGTCGGCTTTATGCTCATTCTCGTCATACCAGAGACTACCTACCCTAACCAACATGTGGCGATCACGGTTACTACGTTTTCGATATGTGTGTTGCTTTCGATGATCGATCTGATGGTGCGATGGTTGAAGCACGGGTTGTTTTACGAGAATTGGGGTAAATGTAAGATACAACCGATGAAGAAGTTGTTCGGTTATACGGATAAATGTATCTTAAGGATCAATCTATTCTTCGTCATCTACCAAATCACGCTGGCAATGATGTTCGGTGTCTTTATGGTGGTCCGTTATGAACCAGAATCATGGTCCGCTATAGCTATTACAGAGTACCTCCTCCTCGATTCGGTGATATTCATGGAGACTTTTCGCATGCTTGATGTGTACATTTGTCCAAAAATAGACCCCCTTTTGCGCACAAATATCGAGGATACTACGTAAAATGTTGCAGGGAATTCGATACAATGGTAAGGATTACACCACCGAGGAGCAGCTCTTGGAGCTCGATGAGGAACTTGATCGTGTCTTGGAGACCAAGAAGGATGCCTTAGGCAAGGGTGCCAAGGAACGTACCGATATTATGGCTAAGCTTCGAGACGGGGAAGCGAAGACGGACAAGATCTTGACGGGAATTAAGAAGAAGAAAGAGCTCTCGAACCATGTTGAGAAGGATTTCATCAACAAACGCCAGAAGTTTACCGACGAGATCAATGGTATGGCGAAAACTATCGAGGAGCAACGTCTGAAGGTGAGTCAATTAAAGGCCGAATGGATGAATGCCGATATTAAATTGGTCAAACTCCACGAGGACGAGGTGAAGATGAAGACCGATTTCACCAATCTGGAGGAGAGCCATAAGACCATCCGTACTGTCCATAATACCTTGGACACCGAACTAGCGAACGCAACGAAAGCGAAGCTGGTTGCCTCTACGGAGTACGATAACTACAAGAAGACGTTGAGCAAGGTGGAGTTTGAATGCGTACACATCCACGACTTCAAACGCTTGATCAATTCGGCGGTATTCTTCATGAAACAGTCGTCGATGTTCTCAGAGAACACTCAATCGCTTTCCGAGAGCAAAAAAGTAGATGCGGAGGGGGTCAATCGAGATCAAAATGACGTACAGAAAGTAGGCTAAGATGAGGAGGGTGACAAGTGATCCTGCCTTCATAAAGAAGCAAAATACTCGTCTCCATATGCTCACCTTATGTAATCCTTGATCGCCAAGTATATATAAAAACCACAATGGGAGATTATACTCTCCAAACCACGACCACAACCAATACCATGCCCATTGCGCATAGTAGAACGGCCAATTGATGAACACAATCAGGTAGATCATAAACTGTACCGACATCAGACTATTCAGAATCTCGTATTCATCACGTTGGGACACAAATCCGAACCCCACCCCATCGATACCCTCGGTCGTCGAGTAGTAGAAATCACACGAACATGCCGCAGAGTTGTTCACGTTACATCCAGTGGTGATCAGACGGTTGATGCCCATGATTTGGATGGACGGTAACCGGAAATCTACCGAGGGGGCCAACCCCATACAGTACTCTGCATTCGCACCATCGCTCTGTAAATTGGCGTAAGTCAGTGGTAGCGTACTGGGGTTCGTCTGATATCCTTGCTGGCACGCCACCGCGCTCTGGAATAGCGTCTCCGGATCGATATTGTACAATGACGCCGTATGGATCGCATACCCAATCTGCTGGATCGTACTAGCATTCGCTCCTGGATCAGGACACAAATCACGTTGAGCGTAAGGCACACATTCGCCTGTTATGCATGGATACACGCTATCATCACCGATACACCAGTTATCAGGACCAGCTAGTGGAGCTAGTTGCGTGGCCTCCTGTGGCATGGCAACCGTAAGACGTCGTCCTCGCGGTTTATAACTCGTAATCGACACCATATCATCGATACGGGCGGTTAATGGTTTCTTCTCATCCGTAGCATGAAGGACCTTCAGATGGTGCTTTAACGTTGCGAACGTATCCGATAGAATGCTCTGGCGACGTAGAAATCGCCGTCGCCAGGAGGCCTGTTTCTCCTCTTCTTTCTCGTCTCTTTCCGCTGACTCCTCGTACTCGTCGTCTACGCTAGACAACCGCCTTCCTCTGGTGCCTACCATTCGTTGAGCATAATGGCGCATACTCGGCATTCTATCGACGACAATTTTCAGTCCAATGCATACATGGTTCACCATCGATTGAACAATCGTTGGGTTGGTGTGCAGCATAGTACATTCGATCCCGCCTGCAGTGAAATGATCTGGATTAGGGCCTAAGATTGCGGTAATATCGTCGGCTAGTTTCTTGCTGTTCATGTTCTCTTTGCGCATGGTGTCGGTAAATTCGGCGATATATTCAGGTGAGAATATGTTAGGCGTGGTGGCGGCGGTCTTCCTCTCAGGAGAAAAACCACTGAAATAGGTATCAGGGAAGATCGACACTAACCGTCTTCGTGCTTGATTTTCATCTTTGATATCACTCGTTTCCTCTGAACATGATCCTAAGAATCTCCGCTCTAATCCATCATCGAGGGTATGACATGCTTGGTAAAGTACACCATGGAGACATACTTGGTAGCATTCTTCTTGGATCTTCAGACTGTTCAGTTGACGTACATTTTCCAGTTCATCACGAAAAATGTGCCGCGACAGAGGACATTTGTGTACCTCACTGCGATGTACCTGGACGCCATCCACACTTTCTACCCAACTGTTGTCATGCGGATGAGGGACACAGGTGATGAGCTTTTCAGTCTCCAAACGACGGCCAATTGTAGGTTTCAAATTAGCAAAAAATGCTCCTGGGGGTTGGGAATCACTCATCCAACCTCCACATTGTCCTGGATCGACGTAAGGAAGACCTCCTGCGGTACATCCTGCCTGTGGAGGAGCGATATTGACGCCTAATCCCCCGAAGATACCATTGAGGGCCTCTACTGCAAGGTAGCCGATGAAGTTGAGGATTTCCAGAGCAGTGCAGAGGATTCCGCCGGTCATTGCACACGCAAGTTTCGAAAACACGGCCTCGATGATTGCTAGAATCAATGCGAGGAATGGTTTTACGAGGATGAGAAAGAGCCCTAATACCCCATTCTCAAATTGATGGTACTCATGCTGAGCATAGACAACCTCTGTTACTGTCGATTGGAGACTGCTAATACGCGTGGCAATATCTTCGGAGGTCGTTTGTAACCGTCGACCACTGCTAGAGCCGGTGATTGACATATCTTCAGGACAGAAACTATCGCAGAGAACTCTGGCAACATCGATGGAGTTGTAGATGTATTCGTTGGTGATCGGTTGTACGAGATCATGGACGTCGAGTGCGACATTACCAAGGTTAAACGCGGTGAGAACGGCATTCTCGGAGCCAATGACGATGTAATGAAGAGCATCGAAGATGAGGACGTAGTTCTGTTCGATAAAGCTGAAGACGATGTCGGCGAGAAGGATACCGAGGATGTATTGGGGGTGGCGGAAGACGTACTCGATGAAGTTGACGGTGGATTTTACAAAGGCGGAGAAGAATTCGAACAGTTCCAGGAGCAGTATTGCGAAAAACTCCATGATATGGGAGATAAACCACTGGAACGTCCATGGTTTGGAGGCCTCTGATTTACCATCGTCACGTAGATCACGAGCAAACTTTAAGCCTTGAAACAGCTCCTCCTGTATGAAACGGAAGATAAATACGAAGGGTGCAGCGATGATTTCGAGAAACCAACCAACATAATCGAGGTATAGTAGACAGATGAAGGTAAGAATTGCGAAGATAATGGTCTTCAAGCTGTTATAGGCCCACAAACTACCACGCACAATGTACTGGACCCTATAGTTTGCCTTGTTGACACCATATGCAGCAACTTTAAGAGCGTTACCAGAGACAGAAACCCCACCTGATATGAATTTCCCACCGATACTAACGGTACTCTTACCAACCGCTACAACAGCTGAACCGCCAAACGAGGCCAGTTTACCAGCAGCACCGGTAGCACCACGAAGGATACCGAACGGCAAGATGCCTCTTGCCATCCCCGCGACGGAACCGACCGTCGCGGTGGCTCCTGAAGCAGCCGTGTGCAGCAGACTAATTCCTGCTCCAATCATATTTTTTTGTTTATGGATTCCCCTTCTCCCTCACCTCCCCTTGAGGGGAGGAACCCTTACATTGCACGCTCAGATGAACTGATCGTTGGAGTACGTGAGAATCACATAGAAGCAGCACTCTACGGTGTTCAAATTGCCACCGTTCATCAGGTTATCTCCCTACTTTCCGAGACAGGCGTGGGCTTCATACCAACCGACATTGATATAATCGGTTGGTCATTGGTGAGGTGTATACGTGGAGAGTGCGATGTGAGTCTTCAATTGACAAAAGACGATCAGTGTAAAACCGTTTATTTTACGTTAAATACCGATAATAAATATATCATCCGCTGGCAAGATTACCAGGAGATACGCTCATAGATAGGCACATACTCGTCGTGCGAGCTCCACTGGCAACTTTCTATCATTGACCTCCCATTTGTACACCCATTGACCTCGAAGAACCGCTCCTAGTGCAAAACGAACAGGAGTAACAACGACAGCAACCAGTTTCCTCTCCTGTTGCTGCGTCTGCAGCAACGGTAGCGATTCTACCTCAGGGGTTCGGAAGGCAAGGGTACGGGGGGTCATTGTTTGTGCCATGGCAAGAAACACACACACCAAACTAAATCATGTCGCGAAGTCTCGTCATCGTCTATGGACATCCTCTCGCAGGAGCAGGTACGTTCGCTCGTTCGATCTCCCATACTGCCATGCTATGCTTCTATCAGCTCGGCTCGGGTGTAACGTACGTACCGCAATTTGGGAGAATGATTATCGATTGTGCAGGGATTGACCTCCATTCTATCTCTAATCATCCATCGATCATGGAGCTGATGAAGAACTTCAATATTGCATTCTCGATGCAGGTCAAGCTAGTGAAGATTCACGATGTTCGGGTCGATGACGCTATCCCTACTCGCATCGATGGTGATATGCGGAAAGAACAAGAGCTCCTCATCGTTACCGGAGTGAGAAGCGATAAGACCACCCTTATCTTGAAAGACATCCCTTCTTCTACCTACGTCGACATGAACCTGGTGTCATCTGGCTGGCCTGCCTATGATACACCAATGGTGATCCTCGATTGTACTGGTACTGGTAGTGGATCGACGGAATTCCTAACCAGCGAGCAAGGACAACGAATTCAACGCGACTTCATGACCATCCGAACCATCCACATTGGATGGATGAAGTGTGTGCTCCCAGAGTATACCCCCAACGAGGTACCATTGCGTGAATTCGCTAGTCTGCGAGAATTGACGATTGTGACTGGTCCACGTCGAATCGGACTGTCGACGATTGCGAAAGCGATTCCTGACGCGCATTACGTAAGCTACTTGAGAGATGTCAAACGTCCTGGAGGATTTAAGCTTCCGGAGGATAATAAGAACGTCGCTCTCGATAGTTCCGGATATACGAACTCCATCATTTTAGAGGATGTTGACGTGAAAGCCATCATGGAGAAGTTCCCGTACGTACGTCTTTGTACACTGCAATACATCAAGGTCGATGGTGCTCCCCCTAAGACGGAGGAGCCCGATGTCCTTCTTGCCAAGTCAATGTCGTACATTGAAGAGCTCGAGGCAGGTGTCGTGGTGCTCCAACGACAAGCAGCGATGCTGCGCGAACAGATGATTAGCGAGCAGATGGCAAGAGGTGGACAATGAGTCTCACACATATATCTATACGTAAAAATGTCTCAACTTATCGTAATCATTGGTAAATCAGCGGTAAAGGTCACCAAACTAGCACGTTCGATACCGAACAGTCATCAAATACATTATGTGCGCGACGTCGGAGAGCATTATGAATTGCCACCATTGGGAGAATCGAGTACGGTTGTGCTCGCGTGTAACACTCTGTCTGCTCTGAATATGTTCGTGGATAATGAACTGAGCACATGGTCGTCGTCGTTTGTAAGAATTGAGCTGTGGATGATCAATCATCAGGAGCTAGGAGACGTGTGTAAAATGGAGGCGTGTGTTGAGAAAGGAGTTGCAAGGTATGGAAGAGTTATGTTAAAGAAAAGCGATGACTAGGTACACTCATGGTGCTACGACTTCTTCTTCTGGTTGCGGTTTTCCATACAGTTCGTACGCTTCATCGAGCCTGGCTCTCTTTTGGCTGATCTTGGCGGTAGCTTCTTCCATGGTAGCGGCAAGGTCAATAAAGGCACTTCGCAATCGCATGGTATCTACCGCATGTGGTTGCAAGTCGTTGAATGAGGAGAGGTTGGTTTTCTTCTCGATGATGGCTTTGGCAGCTTCGCTTTCGGCCAGGCGACGAGCCTTGTCGAGGCGCTTCTTCTCGTTGTCCTTCTTGTGTTGTTCGGCGAGGAGAGGGTACTTCTTGGTGAAGGCTTCCACTTCGTCGCGGAAGACTTTGTCCCAGTGACTGAACAGGAGACGTGCTTCGTTCATCTTAGGGTCGGTGGTGTTCTTGGGGTCGAACTTGGGGACCCCTGGGCCCACCATGCCGAGTCCCTTGGTGTAGGCATTGGTGTTGTTGGAGTACTTCTTGGTAGGGAACTTGGGCTCCTCCTCGAGCACGGGGAGGGTTTCGGTGGTGGTTTCGAGGAAGTGTTCGTCCATTTTTTGTTTGTTAGAGGTTTGATTTTGTGAGCATAGTTTCAACCTATTAAGACCAGGCCAAAACGGATCATCACCTTACTACCTGTTTTTGCTCATTAGGTATATACCCAGAAAAAGCCCAGTAAATCCTGTGGATTTCGAAAAATACGCTTTTTTCACTGTTTTTTTCTCTGTCTCCAGAATTTCCTTCCCCACCACCTCTACCCCCTCATCTACCGCGGTATCTCCCTGTTTGCTACCACAGCCGAGGCCCAGTGAATCCTGTGGATTTCTAACTTCATTTTTAAAAGTGAAAAGTTCATTTTTTCGCGAAAAATTGAAAACAACATTCGCCCTCAAGATTTACTGGGCCTCGGCTGTGGTAGCTGAATAACCTACCAATGTGGTAGAAGGAGAAGAGGGAGAGGTACATAACGAAACAAGCCAAAAAAACAATTCAGGAAAATGTACACTAGCGCTGGTGTTAAACCTCCCGGACTGCCTTCGCAGCGGATGGCGAAGTCAATTGCTGGAGCGACATCTAAAGAATTGCCGGTTAATGCTGGTATAACACCCGCTACTGTTTTTAAAGCTCCACCCCCAACATCGAGATCAGCGGTGTATCAACCCATCGTCGCACCTCAGGGGACCTATCAACCGATTCCCGTATCACGTACACCTATTGTACCACCTGCAGGTGTTATGTTCACATTTAACCATAAGGGGGAGCTGGTACCGGTACCTGCTAATTCGGGTATGCAACCAAGTACGTTGGCCTTCAACTCAGGGTTGCAGCAACAAGGGGTACCTTACAATGCAGGGATGACGAAATACGATATTCCTTTTCCTGTGAATGCTGGTTTTGGCGGTCACGGAGCTCCAGTTCAACAGAATGGGATGAACGATCCAGCGTGTCAATGCCCAGGATGCATGAAAAAGACCGCCGACCGACTGTGAGGGTCTGTGGAGAGAGAGAGAGAGAGAAAGAGAGCAAGATTGTTTACTTACTTAGCATAAACATGCATAAACACATGAATTAATCATCATCATCGCTGCTATTACGATCCTTGCCACGTTCGTTTCACCTTCCATTTCATCATGAATATAGATACCAATCATACCTACGAATATCATAGCGATCGAGTAGATACGCTTGACATACCGTTCCATCACGCTGACATCCTCACGTGCAGCTACACTGTCACCGCAATCGAGGATTTCCTCACCAGTCTCTCCTGTCGTGACGTATCCATTACGCTTAGCCCAGCCTCTGATCATGATATTCAACGACACCAACGCGAAGATTCCCACCATATTGACCACGAAATAGCCAACCAACCATGTCCACGTCCCCTTGCTAGGTGGCACAGGAGGGGTCTGCGAGAATAGCACAATGGCGATTACCATACATCCTACGCAGATCAATCGATGCGTCCATATAGCTAGAGTAGGTACGTCAATCATCCTTTCCGGAGGCAATGTAGTTGTATGTGAGGTATGTCTCTCTCTAGTTAGGCCCCCTTCCCTTCTATGATACCATCATGGTATCTTGTTTTTAGCTACCACAGCCGAGGCCCAGTGAATCTTGAGGGCGAATGTTGTTTTCAATTTTTCACCAAAAAATGAACTTTTCACTTTTAAAAATCACTTTCAAAATCCACAGGATTTACTGGGCCTCGGCTGTGGTAGCAAACAGTATACTACCGCGGTAGTATAGGGGGTAGAGGTGGTGGGGAAGGAAATTTTGGAGACAGAGAAAAAAACAGTGAAAAAAGCGTATTTTTCGAAATCCACAGGATTTACTGGGCCTCGGCTGTGGTAGCTAAATGCACTTTCTTACTGGGCACCTCTTCCTCGTCATCGAAGGTAAGGAAGCGTTTCTTATTGGTGAGAGCGAGGGCGTTGTTCTCTGTCTTCTTCCCAAGCGTACCTAAGACGGATTCGTCGTGGGAATTACGAGCGAGGAGCCACGTCGATTGGACGTTCCAAATAGCTCCGACACGATGGAGCTTCTTCTCTGCCTGTTCAAGGTAGGAGATCACATAAGGCAACGATGCCATTAGTACGTCCGCGCAATCTGGACACAATGTCACCCCGAGACAACAGGTCGCATAGGTAAGTAACGCGATCCGAATGGTTGGATGGGGGCTAGCAAGTTGGGAAATGATCATATCTCTGTCATCTAGAGACGTTGACCCATCGATACGTACAAAACCCACAGTGAGGTTTTTCTCGAGGTAATCGAACATCTCCAGTGACTCAGAGAAGATCACTAATTTACCTGGCTTCTTCTTCTCCAACCAGTCTTCCACCCACTTCAAGACGTACGGTGACTTCTGTTTCGCTGTCAAACGATGTAACTGACTGATCACCGGATTTGGGTAATTGGTCTTTTGAAGCTCATCGAGCAACTCCCGTTGCTCAGCTAGATCAGCAGCGGAGAGGTCAATGTACTCCTTGACACGTGTCAGTGGCGGTAGAGTGGAGGAAAGTTCGGTGGTAAAGTATTGGATCGAGCAGTGACCAAGAAGAGCGAATATTTCGCCACTATAACGATCAGCCCCAAGCCCCCATTTCTTGAACCCACGACCTTCGGACCATCCTGCTGATGCATAACGGATCGAGAATGTACGGTAATCCCCCAACACAGTACGCCCCAAAAACGGTAACATCTGCGTATACAATTCCGCTGACGATTTGCCTCGCGGCGTCGCTGATAACATGAGCACACATCGCGCGTTTGTGGTAAGCGGGAGGAGACGTTGCGCTAGGAGGCTTTTGGGGTTCTTGATCATGAAACTCTCGTCGAACACCACACAATTCCATCCCCTATGCTCCAGAAGACGCTTATTTGATCGCAATGCGCCATAGGTGATCAATACTACTTCGGGGATGGGACCTTCCCAAGTGTACCCTTCGATCTGGGTGAGTTCGACGCCGATCCAGCGCCTGACCTCTTTTGTCCATCCGGGTGTAGCGCTTTTCGGAGCAACGATGAGGATCTGACCCTTGTAATGACTGAGAGCCATAGTAGCCATGGCGGTTTTTCCACATCCTGCTTCGGCAATGAGGATCAGTTTACCATCGAATTCGGTCACGATACGATCGACTATCGTTTTTTGGTACGGAAATAAGGTGTCTCGTATTTCCGGTGATATCTTCGACCAATCGAAGGGTGGAGGTGTGGGTTTCTTGGGGGGATAGAAGAGGAGACGGAGGAGCTCTTTGTTAGGTCGGTTGGCGATCTTCAATTCGCGACACAAATTCATGAAAACATCCACTGAGCTACAAGCGATTTTATTTCTCCCCAGCTTCTTCTGTCCGTAGGTCTCCGTTACCCCGCCGATCACCCCTCGCAGGGCCCCGTTATCATCATACTCGACGTAAGCTTCTAGCTTCCGCACAGTAGTAGGTGTCTTAGGCTTTGGTTTAGGAATTGGCATTCTTCAATGGGGCGATGGAAATGTTGTTTGTGTAGTTGTCGGCGATCGACGTTCGGTGAGATCTGCTGGCAACTGTGGAAAGTGCCCTATGAGTGCTTGATGGGCATCAAGAAGGTAGGTGGATGGATTTGGAACCTCATGATGTTCATTTTAGCGGTTCTCATGGTAGGATTAGGTGTAACCGTTTACTTCATGACCCAACGTTTGGTGCATCTATTATATCATGGTCCGGTTGGTATTGCCGATCATGCGATGGAGTTCGGAAACCAAGTAATTGAGGCTGGAGTGAACTATCTGCGAGTCACAAACAACACGTCCTCTTCTTCCTAAAGATGGCTGCCAGTGAATATTTGGAGCGATACGAGAAGGCGTTAGCGCCGCTAGCAGCGAGAAGCATGTCTGGTGGAAGACCTCCTGTTCCTCCGTATCCTCTGTACAGTGCGCTTATAACGATAGGTCGATGTCTCGACATTTATGGTGAAAAGGATCTCAATGAGGCCAATGTTGATATCAACACATACAAGGAACAACATCCGACTGATTTCAACTTACCGGATAATCAACGTAGTTCTGACTTGTACGTGATCTTGAAGAATTTGTTGCTCTATCTAGGAGGAATCAAAACAGAGCAAGGCCATAAGATGATGGTCAAACAAATGGGAATATGTCTGTCGAAAGACGTATGTTTCGATTCACCACCAGCTGTGCAGGAAGCTTATCCGCATCTCCAACGTCTCATTGTTCAAGCACTTATTCGGATGATGGGATTTCCTCTTTATCCATTGCTTTGGGTCCTCGCTCGTCTTTGTATGCTGCCCTATTACGATGAAGATACATCATATTCGCAACGGTTAAGAGCGGCACATGGTATTGCACTGCAGAAACAAGAGAAGTTCAAGGACTCGCTTTCAGCTTTAAAGCATGAAGATACGAAAACAATGAACGGATTCTTCATTGTAGCTCTGCTAACGATCTACGAAGATCCAATGACCGCTATAACGAACATGAGTTTACCGAAGATGTTAGACAAACATCATGAAGTGTGGGTTTCTAATCCGATATTACAGGTTCTCCAACCGTTTCTTCGCAAACGACTGAATGCTGCTATACATCCAGAGAGCGGAGAGGAAGAGGAGGAAGCAGAAGCACAGGAAGAGGAGGAAGAGGAGGAAGAGGAAGAGGAGGAAGCAGAAGTGGTACCACCTCCTCTGCCTTCCACCCCACCACACTGGAGAAGTCTAGTAAGGACGACACGAGGTGGTCTTCGACCAACCACACATCTAAAAGAAGAGGAAGAGGAAGAAGAAGAAGAAGAAGATGTCGTTTGATGTACCTGGTTTCGTAGCGAGTAGCGCTGCATTGATGTTATTGTTGGAGGATAACACTCAAACAGAAGACGATCAAGTACTTGCTGCTATTCTTTTATTATTACGTAACTATGAAAAAGCGGAAGTCAGCAAACTAATCACGCCTCATTTGGGGGGCGTACATAATCATCTTGTGTCTGTTTGGCATATTGTACTAAGACATTGTCCTGATTTCGTTCATTTGGAGGTTGCAGAAACGAATGAAATCAATGCCGTTCTCCAATATCTCCCTAATGACTGGTGGGGGAAAACATTACTGATATGGAACCTACGAGAAGTCTGGCCTCATGCGACACGACCGTGGTTGCCACGACCTCATGCTGAAATCAGAGTAATCGAACAGAGTCTTCAAGATAATCTAGCCGCATATCCTCATCCTCCTCCAGGAACGTTGCCGCTTGCCGACCAAGACCGAGAAGACCTGGCTCTCCGTGCACTTGAAATTTTATGTTGGCTCGATTTGACAACCTTCGGAAGCATCGATGGTGTTATTGCTCCTGGTATCCTCGATCACCTCATGGCCACTATCGCTCTTCCTCTTGCTTACCTTGCATCGCGGGAAAAAGACGCTGGGTTACCCGTAGAAATTCGCAATCTGTATCGATTCTATCTTCGTTATCCCTCTTTCATGCGTGTCATCTGTATACCGGACAAGTATCAGTTGACTGCAGATGATCTAGCAAACGGATTCGATATCCATACTCCTATTGTCCCTGTTCCTGCACCAATTGGTGGTGATCCTCGGTATGTGTTTTATGCGACTGTACCTGATGTTTTTAACCATCTTATCGGTTATCTACACGCAGTACCCCAAGCAGTCATAGCACCAGACGATGGTAACTTACGCCAGATTCAGCACTATCTGGATAATCATTACGGTGGGAATAATTTTGATCGCCTACAACTCCGGCGGGTGTACGATTTAATCTGTTCATATGTCTATTCTACCGCATCATCGCATTTAGCACTTCTTTTACCAGCACGAGTGATCAACCAACATTATCTTGTGGTGGATTTTCTTATTTACGAAGAGCGACCAGCGATAAGACCGATGCCCCCTGCAATGTCTGATCTATATGCAATACGAACGACACGTCGTGGTAATCCTGCTTTTAAACGTACAGTGGACCTTATGCAACGATGGATTGTGAGTATCACTGATGGTGGTTTAATCACTCTTGGAATACGAGAGATCTTTAAAGAGTTCAAGTTGCTCATTCAGAAGAATGTGGAGAACCAGTATGACAACGAGAAAGTGGTCGTTGATCATGAGGATTATTTCATCCTTTTTCATCGTATGGAGGAAGGATTTATCGTCAATTGTGATGCGATAGATCTCCATAATACCCATATACCGATAACTGATATGCGACTACAGGTGGTTCAACTATGGAACGAGGCTACCAATTCGATCGATATAATGGTGACAAACTATGTCATGGTCAAAAATAACCTACGAGCTGTTTTTTATATGATGTCCATTCTGGTGGCGAAACGAGACCCTACTGCTGTACAGGCTGCTGATGTTATACTAAAGACTTTAGACGACCATCATGCTGTGTTCTGCTGGATTACCGAATTGCCAAATTGTTACATTCTGAGGGCTTTTTACTATCTAGCAACCAGTCCTCTAGCTCTGAGTGTCAATCAACTAAGGGCTTTAATTCGATCCATGGCAGACATGCCCAATTTCGAATGGAAAGCTCGGTTGGTATTTTTGCTCCTCGAATGGTACTATTTCAACCATGATTTTGTCAACAGAATCTACCTGAATAACGTCGAACAACAATATAGAAAGATGCTCCTAGCTGCTGTTCCTCAAGCTGCCTTTCTAGTTGGTACTATAGCTCAACAATTAGCTGCTCGGTCTGAATTATTGATCTATGCCACCATCCTTTATCAAGGCAATACAGCCCAATCGATGGGAGGTGGAGCTGGAGGACAACCGGTACCTATTTCCATTGATGCAGTGAAACGCCTTATATGGATGGACCTACCTACATACGTTGGGATGCATACCTATCCTATTCTCCCCGAGTATCAGACGTATCATTTGTTCATCGAACTACAAACGATGTATGAAATGTTCAATGATCCCGACACTTATATACCGTTTCCAGAGGCAATCCCAACGGTATTTGCATTGTTGTCACCAGCACCAATGCTGGTGCTTCCAAATGTACCTCAGGAGGTGATTAATCTCGCTCTCGCCATCAAAAACAGGATCGCCTTTGACCGAGCTCCCCCACACGTCTTACAAGAAGTCGCCGAACTACAAGCTCTTCTTACTGAGATACAGGGAATACCTAACGAACCGTTGAAAAACACTCTTGGTACAGTATTACTGCAATACATTCATCTCTTTCGACCTGACTCAAGAGTTTTCTTCTCCAGTTTTGAACGAGCATGCTATCATCATTACGCTATTCTTCGCCCCATCAATGACAACTCCTTAGGTGGTGATCTATCTCAACTCATTCGAGCGGATAATCAGGCTGACCGTTCGACTTATGTAACACGTGCTCGGACACGTACCGGAGCCTATGGAAGGTATCCTCTTACGCATCGGTTTCTGATCGATAAACTTCTCAAGGATCTCACTGCAACCCTCCGTTCTACCCACACTGTTGCAGGTACCAATCTGTTCTTTGGCATGCATGCGGCCCATGTTGTCCACCATATTCCTCCTCCTCTTCCAGTCATCATACCTACCGGTCCTATTCACGTGAAACCGTTGCCACAGGTAGGACAGATGTTCGGCTATGAGGTTGGGACGATCAAGATACCAAGTGATAGAGAACGTTGGGAGCATGAGCAACAGGCAGTTTTGCATTCTTATGCACCAGAAGGAGAACCAAGAGAAGCAGGACCAACAGTCTTGCCATTGACAGGAGCAAGTAGAAATAAAGCTGGTACCACATATAATCGTTATTTTTTTGGTACACTACCTATCTAAGAAAAATGACGACCGATGCCGCTTTCTTCGACGCTATTGACGACATGTTTCATCGTTGGGCACATGTTGTTGTCATAACTGAACCGCAAATGGATCAAGTATTGGTCTGTGTAGATAAATTAAATCAATGGTTCATAGGAATACCTGATAACAAATACCCTATTTCTTGCTACGAACTCTATCGTGCTCAACTCTATCTCAATACGTTCGTACTCCCTAATCCGCTTCCTGCTAACCATGCAGTCAGCATGTTTAACCAGAGGGTGAATGACTACCATATCCAACTTGAGCGTATTGCTAATATGCATATGTGGGATATCAGTGCAGCACGCTCTCCCGTTCTTGCTCTACAAAGTGCCAATCCTGTTCTTACACCAAGAGAAGCTGACCTCCTCGTGAGGATCTATGATACTATAATGAACGTAGATCCCGGTGATGCTATCTTCGCTGATATCGTGGTCTATTATCAAACAAATCCAGCTAATTTTAATGCTACTCTACTACTCTGTGCAGTAGAATGTGCTTTTGAGAAAATCAATGTAACGCATCTCGATTGGAACAGAGATCTATATCTCGATGGATTACTCGATATGGCGTACCAACGACCCTTGAATCTTGTCTACCCACTGATGAACTTTGTTCGTATGGCAATCGAACGACGTATCAACGGGACTCTTGTAACAGGAAGAGGTGTAGCTGCAGGTTGGATAGCAAGTTTTTTCGCTCTACCACCAAATATGGGCGTTCTTCCAGCCATTCCTCCTCTTCCTCTACCTCCACTCCCTCCTCTTCCCGCTGCAGCACCACTTCCTCCTCCTCCCGCTGCTGTCGTAGTGCCTGCTCCGGTTGTTGCTGCAGCACCACCACTCTATCAATACGTCTATTATGCGCCACATGATTCAGATTATGCCAATGCAGTGATGCATACGCTTAACGGTGGTGTGGAACCATCATGGTACCAACCCCCTGAGCCGGTATATCCACAGCCTCGTATTCATTATACGGAGATTCCTGAAGTTGATCCACGTATTCCTATACCACATCAATGAAATGGAAGACCCAGTATTCAAGCAACTGAGGGGAGACCTCGTCAAGATAGCGACTTCCGTTACACTCAGCGAGAATCCCGCAGATCAGTACTATAGAGCCCTCCAGTTCTTCATTCTCTACCGCTTTCTCGTCATCTATGACCCTCGTTCTACCGTCCCTGTGGAAACATACAACCTGTTACAGAAATACCTGAACATGGTTTTCGATCCGAAGACGTACCCAGGAGAGAAAGAGCGAGCCGGGCCTCTTTATCATCTTCTACTCGCTCTTCATGGCGTGTTTTTCATCCCTCGCTCCTACGTTCGGACACATGCCTTTATGGGAATTACCGTCGAAAGTCTCCAATACCCCTTCCTTCAATCTGTTTTGGAAGCCTCCAATAGTTTCTTCACAGAAAAATTACAACCTAGCTTTAAACATAATCTTGTACGTATATTCGACTATCTGTGTAAACGAACAACGCCTATTGATCGCTTGATGAGTGGTCGATTTGTCTGTATAGAGGATTTTAAAAAATATTTTACACAGCCTCGAGCAAATACCCCCATCGATCGTTGTCTACGTAAAGAGTGGTGTATCTTCTTCCAGGGAGTTTCTCAAGACGAGATTGTTGAGAAACCAGCTGTGATCGATCAATTACTTGCGGGTAATGGCGAACACGTACCGAACGAGCAGCTTATTACCAAGAATGACGTTAAAGTACCGACACCTCTGGGTATTACTTGGCTTCCCTCATATGACGATCAATTGGAGCATATTAATGCTGATGAATACCGTAGAGCAGCCTTCAGTAATGTGAATTTAGAGACATCATGGGCACTGTTGTTGATCATGGGTTGGAATGCTCTGCGAGAGAGACGTTTACCTGGGAACGATGATCTACCAGGGGATACGACTACTGGTGCATTGACCGGTTGTACCTTGAGTATGGACTGTCCACAACAATATCTAGAGGGTCCTGGATCGTACCAATCGGAGGTACATAAGCATGCGTACGGGTTAATGTATGGCATTTCACGCCAAAATGAGAATTTTGCAGAGGTTCTCGATGCTATCGATTTCATCGTGCGACATACCAACCCTCGGTATCGTCTAGGACCAATGATGGCCGTTATCTCCATGCAAATCAATATGTTGAAAACCCCCGGTCAATATCGTGTCCGAGATATCCCGGAGGATACGAAAACGGTGAAAGAGGTAGCAGCGTATTTCCGAGCCCAGTCAGAACCCACCTTCAAGTACATTGCGCATGAACTATCGATGATGGTTTACTTGGATAGATCTTATCACATCGGCAATGTACCACCGTATGATGAGCAGGGAGAACAATTTATGCGTTATCTTCGCTCAACCAGTAAGATCTTCGGTTTACCAGCGGTCGACTCTCTTCTCGATAAACTCCAACGTCCAGCCAGTGGACAGGGAGGGAACCAAAGCTATGTCGAATTCATGCTTGTTGTGAACGCCATGGAGGATATGTTGAAGAAAGCTCCACCTAAGAGTAGTATTGTGAAACCGTTCGTAAAACAGTTCCGATCTCAAAAGGCGATAGTAGCAGACGATGTAGAAGAAAAAACAGAGGAGAAGCAAGATGATGAGATGGCGAAGGGTGCTCGGTTTCCTCCTGGTATTCTCATGCGCAATATACCTATCATTGACCTCACCCCACAGGAACCTCAATTGCTTCGTGCCGATACCCCTGTTCATCAGATGGCTGTCATCCCCCCTAACTCAGAAGGCTACCTTCGACCAGGAAACCAACCAGTGCCAGGGACGGCACAAGGTACATTGAAGGCTCATGTTGGAGATGATGGACAATTGCATTGGGTTCATGCTACAACACCCGCGCATGTATCTGTTATTCTACCTCCATTGCCCGCCCAATTCGATCTTTCGAAGCTCGAACCTCCTCAACATCAACCCCTTCATCTTGATCTAGGTGCACTTAAAATGATGAAGACATCCCATGGTGATATACGACTCGATGGAGGACCAGGTAAACAGGTTATGTACGATTTCGCGACCCATGGTGGACTACCCACGTTACCTCCTAAGGCTAAGGAAACGCCAGCTCGCACAACGCAACGGATCCAACTTATCGATAAGGTGCCAATAGCTCAAATGCAGCTAAGTGGACACACCTTTGGTGCTACTTGTACGTTTGCTGTCAATCCACACCTTCCCCCTCTCCTCGTCCATCCCCAAGTCCCTCAGCAAATGCCAGCAAAAGCTGGACCGATGATTGGAGCCGAGCTTAAATTTACGGACCCTTCCTTGGACCCCTCTACGCGACATGGTGGTGGTGTTGTTAAGAAGGAGATACTTGTCTTCAATCATGATGACCCTGCTAATCCGATACCTCGAATTCTAATTCCGAAACCTAACCCTAACCCTAAACCTAAGGTAACGGTTGGGAACCCAAATCCTTCTCTCCTGACCCTAGCAGCTGCGACCGCTGCGACCGCTCCCTCCGTGAAATACCCCCCTGTCCTCACTCCGAAACGTTTAATTACTCCCTATTCAGCAGGCAGTAGACCGATCTTTCCACCTATCTCTCCTCAACTTCCCCAGACGACATCTCCTGTAGGTCATTATGCGATGCATTTCCAGTCTAGTCTTGCACCACATCAGATCCAACAAGCGATGCTTCTTCATCCAATGCTCATACCTGGACAGATACCTCACCAATGGTATGGGTATGATAACCCACATGTGGTTAGTCAAGCACCAACTGGTTCATTTCCTACCACCTATCCTAATTATGGTGGTCCGAGTGATGAGAACGTGGGTAGTCCAGCAGGCGAAACAGGGATGTATGCTACTAAGATGCCACAGTTGATGAACACGCTTCATGAGAGGGCAGCATGGCACACAACCTGAACAGAAGAATGAAGCCTTTCCTCCTCCTTCTCCTCCTCTCTCTGTGTTTCGTGATGGTGACGCGAGCGGACATCGTGGTAGAGATGTCTGATGTGCTATATACAGCGAACACCACTCTCCTATGTATGGCAGTGGTTGGTAATCTGACAACAGGGGTAGCAATTGATATTTGCTCGGTCCCTGAAAATTGTGATGCACAGGTGGAATGTACCACGTTGGAGAGGTTGGTGATCAAGGGAGTGATGCGTACGGGTTTCGATCAGTACACGTTCCCGGTGGTTCTGAATCAAGTGTTAACTACTGATGGCTTCTTCCCTAACGGGGTAGGGCAGGTTACAATAGTCACAAACAAGATACAGTTCATCGCTCTCTTCATCTGTGTGATGCTAACTGCCTTCTTCGTCTTCTTGGCGGTAGCTTGTTGTATGCGTGATCGGATTATGGACTAATCCGTCGTTTTTTCTTCTTCTTTTTGCTCCTCTCCTGCTGCTACTCCCACATCAGTTGCGTAGGCGTGTGTAGTGAGCATTTTCGGTCTTTCTTTGCTTGTAAGTAACGCGTAGCGATAATGTATCTCATCCAATGGTCGTATAAACACCGGTTGTGGAAGCACCTTCACAACACTTCGATCCATAACGTATCCTCCTGGTGTCTCTCGCAGATCTCCCGAATACAGTAGCACCATGAAACACACCGAGGCGAGATAGACCACATCGAAGACCTGTTTACTGTCCTCCCACGCCCAATGCAACGTTGCTAGCACAAACACCGCGATCTCAAGACGATACATGTTCAGCTGCATCATCCGCCAAGGAACATGCGGGATGACGAGTGACGTGAACGAGAGAAGATGCACGATCGAGCGAAAAACACCGACGGTAGTGATTACAGGTAGGAGTTGTTGGGATAGAAAGAGACTGCTGCGATACATCCACATCGCAGCTGCTATGGCAAACAAACCATACCATACATCATTGATACAGTTACGACAATCGATCGCCAGCACCCATGCATAGATGTACAGATAGGTCCTAATTGCGGTTTCCAGTAGATCCTCGTAGACGTTACCGGTGAAGTAGTATGTACCCGCGTAGGCAACAAGGAAGGGGAGGACGGTGAAGCAAATGATGGCGTCTCGAGTGAGGTTGGTGTACACTCTGAAGTCAGTGTGGTGGACTAACATTGGTAGCACAAATCGCAACCCCAGAAGCAGACAGGGCACCAACCACAAAGTTTCTCGAATCCAGAACATTTTTGTGTGCGAGAAGATGTGGGTCACCGTTCTCTCCTCCGCCACCATCCTGCTGCTTGCTTACCTTTGCTCGATCGCAGGACCATGGTACCGCCTGAATTACACTTCCTCTCCCCTCAGCAACAACCATCAACAACCAGTGTCCACGACATCTCTCCATTGCGAGATCCCCAACACCTATTGGCAAGAATATAAACCGATCACCGCTGGTCAAGTTAGCACCGATTTATGCGACCAAAGAATCGACCAACTACCCCTCCTCCACAAACTCTTCCATCATGTCCGTCTGGTCGCCTACAAAGGCGGTCATCATGTGCTGATCGCCTGCAACTTCGGCATCTGTCGACGTATTATGTACCTCAAAAATCAAGACATCTTTCTCATCAACCCGATCATCTATCCGTACTCTACCGACACGCAAACCCATTGGTGTGAGTACCTGTTACCAAATGGTACTGTCATCAAACGCTACAATAGATGGAAACAGATCATGGTTACATCCCTCGATGAGAAAGATCTCAGTAAGATGCACGACCATCATTTCTTGGATACCGAAACCAGCTGTCTGGTACAAGCAGGGAATGATGAGTTGAACGGTAAACTCTAGGTGTGTCCCATGTACGCCTTCCATTTGATCATGAACTCAATCTCCGCTTTACCAGCGAGATAGCTCATGTTTCTCACTTCTCTGTCGTTGGGTGGTTTATCGATGTTCATACAAGCTGCTGCACGCATGTAATTCGCCACTAGGTTCGTCAATGTCATGTAGAGTGGATGGCCACCAGAACAGATGATCTCCTCGATGACATCCATACATCGGACATTCATCGTAATGGCCCATGTCCTGACAAACTCTTGTGCTTTTAACAACGCAGAGGAGATAGTGTGATGCATCGATTCGACCGTCATTGTTTCCGTGTCTTGAGCTAATTCATACATATTGAACATCTTTGTGATATTCCCACTATACAAATTGCCAGCCACCACGCCACAGAAGATGTAGAGGGGGCTACGTTTCACATCCACAGGAATGCGAGCGAGAGGATCTTCTTCTGGTCGAGGTCGGTTAGCTGGTGGTACAGTACGTAGAGCAACATGACCAGCTGTTTGTTCGAGATGAGTCAGAAGTTGAGTATTCCAATCAGGAGCAGCTGGAGGAACCGGAGCAGCCATCATGCCAGACAAGAAGAATATTACCGTGAAGCGACGAACCGCGGCGAAAGTAGTAGAGGAAATACACACCGAAACGAGTGGATCTTCTGAAGAGGAGGAGGAGGATTCTGATTCGTTTACTGAAGAAGACGACGAACCACCACCGAAGAAGACCGGAAAGCACACCAGAAAGCACACTAGCAAACCTCCTCCCCCTTCCTCTGACTCCTCCTCTTCTTCTTCAGAAGAGTCAGAGGAAGAGGAAGTGAAGGTGACAGTGGTGAGAAAGAAGGAGGACAAGAAGGGGGACAAGAAGAAACCTTCTCATAGTATAGGTAAAAACGGTATGGGCGAACCTACGGAGTCGGACCATATAATCATCATGGGTCTACTAGTTACCCTCAATACGAATGCTAAGGCGTTGGTAGCACTCACGGAGTCAATGCAGAAAGGAGGAAAATGGGATACGGAAGGTATGAAGCAGTTGTTGAGCACAAATGTAGCTATAAAAGAAGCATTAACAAGTGTACTTAAGTATTAAATGTCATCCCTTCTAACTGTAATCTCCAATTGTCATCTCTTATTGTTGCTCCACTCGGAGGATGAATCAATCCCAACTCATTGTTGATTCTATACTCTGTTACCTGATTCCATCTACGTTCACGATCGGTTTCCGTCGGCATTAACCTCGCCGACTCTTCATCTCCATCCACCTTCTGTTTCACCACCACCGAATTCTTTGTCCTCGATCGCAAACAACGTCGGACCGCAAAGAAACACATAATGATCACAATGATCAGATTCATCACGAATAAGGCGGTTATCAGTGACGTAAAGCTTTGATTGGTCATCATTACATCGATTAAACCCAACGTCGGCGTCGTTGTCGGTGCAATGGTGGTTTCCTTCTGGGCAGAAGGTCTGGTAGAGGGAGCTGACGAGGGTGCGTAAGTATACACTGGCATTCGCGAGGGTCTCTCTGTCGTAGGATTTCGTGAAGGAGTTGAAGAACTGGGGTGGTTAGAAGGTCGTCCAGAAAGCTCCCTGGTTGGGGCCGTAGAAGGCAACGCAGTAGGATGCTGAGAAGGTCGTGTAGAAGGGGACTCAGAAATAGACATAGTAGGAGCAGCGCTTGGTCCTCCCGTGATCGATGATGTATCATTCTCTTCTGTCATATTAGTTGGCGTTTGTGATTCTTCTCCTCGTCCAACGAGGGAGAACCACAAACGAGAAGATGGTCAACACGATACTAAAGATGACGGTCATTACTAGTTCGTACGCTTGCTCCTCTTCCGCCGACAGTGTTGCGTGCGACCCATACTGACTGTTGGTGAATACCCTGCCCATTGTTATCGTAGTGTGCTGATCACCCACCAATATATTCGCATACCAAATGTGAAATACAAAACAGTGTTCACCGATGCCGTAAACACCACCATCGATACCACAGCGGTTGGTTTGCGAATCCACCGTAATAATCGATTATCTGATGTCTCCCTTGCCCCCTCTCCAAACTGTCCTCCCCATACGATGAGGTAACAGGAGGCCATCTGAAGTAGCGTACTATCTTCAAAGATAACTCGGAACTCCTCTGCGAACGAGTACATCCCATACAGATTCGAGAAGAATACCATCATACTGATCACCAAATTCAACGCCACCACAAACAGATACAGACCGACAAACAGCTGCTTCGCACCATTCTGTAGTGTATATATTAGATTTTGCGCGAACGAGGAGAGAGTGACAATTGCTACAACCATACGCCCAATAATCGTAGTTTGGATGAAATAAGACCAGAAACCATGTGCCATTAACCAACACATCATGATGAACACGAAATAGTCCTTACGAGCATCGAGAAACGCACAGAACATCATCATACTGATAACCGAGATGACCCCATTCGCACTTCCATAGGAGGTAATCTTGATCTCGTATACCCCTGAAATCCACATCGTGAGAGGTACGGCCCATAGGTAGGCACCACGATGGAGCTTTTCGTTGAGGATTTCGCTGATACAGTAGGTGAAGATGAACTGTTCTAGAGTGTACAAAGAAGCATCACAAGAGGGAAGGATATGGTGGGTGATGAGGTCGAGAGGGAGAAATACGTAGTAGAAACAGCTCATCATCGTTGCACGTTTTGGGGAGTAGCCGAACAGTGACCAATCCGCACGCACGTTCTCGATAATGAGGTGATTCCATTGGAGAAGGTCGGTCTTTTTGACTACCGCGTATTCATCTATACCGACGACACCAGGGGGGAGTAGCATCCTAGTTACTGTGTTTGTCTGATTTTTCAGTTATGAGTGTTCCTACATGTTCACATTTCCCTGCGTGACATTTACAGTCCGCAACAGCAAGCCCACATCCACGACATCCACACCTCGCTAGCAGGCTGAGTTGATGGTATTTCTTTGTGCCCGTATGTCCCCGAATCTTTTTACACTCGATACAATCGCATATGAACAGCTTGAACGATTCCAAATGACACACACATAAATGCGTACAGTCACATCCAGAGAATCCCTGCCAGTTTGCCATCCACCAACACCGCGAATGACGTTCCCGATCACGTTTACCTTTCTTCTTAAGAGCACATGTTTCACAACTACAGGTTTTGATGCATGCGCATGCGACGTCGAAACGTGAGCGCACCACAAACAGAATACAAAACATCAGCAATATGTCGATCATACCGACATATATCGTCCAGTATGGTGGAGGTGGGGTTTGGGACGGATCACAATGATAGGGGTTATAGTAGGGAAACTGGGTAGGATCACAGAGACATTGATTCTCGGAGGTGTCGCATGTACCTCCTGAGCCACAATCTGCATCGGTGACACAGTTGGGTGGGGTGTTTGCCGCTCCAATCGAAAACATCACGATAGCTATCACGATTCCCACCACCAAGATCGTCCATGATGTTATTCGTTTAGCTGATGCTTCCCACATTTTAGTTTGTGAGTCATCATGCCAGGAGGAGGAGCAAGTATGTTGCCTGTGATGACTATGTTATATCTTGAGGGGGAGCTCAACGAAGAAGCTGACGAAGCGGCTCGTCACATTCATTTTTATTGCAAGTCGACAGATACCAATGTTAACGTAGAATTTAACTGGATGGGTCATTGTAAGGACCATATCGTGCTCGTTTTCGATGATATAGATATCTCCTGTGCCAAGGCCGAAGAATGGGGAGTTTCCTTCCTAAGCTTCATCGTACCTTCACCCTCGCAATGTGTCCGTCCAAATGGTTGGCTTGATATGTTTCGTACTGTCACCGTACCTCCTCGAGCAGAGGTACGTAGACTGACGATCGATGCGGTGATTGCTTATGTGCAACGAAACTATGGGGCACATACGACGATCTATTTATGGGGTAAATCGGCTGCTATGTTTCAGATTGCGGGTACAGCAATTGCTCGTGGAGCGATCTCTGGTATTATTCTAGGTGATCAGTTTAGTTGCACGCTACATAAGGAAGGTGAACGATTGAAGGTCATTGAGGATAGGAAGGTAATGGCGAGTTTCTCGATGAACCGTGTTTTGCGTCAGAATTGGCCAAAAATGCTGTTGTGGGGGTCTCCGAGAGGAGACAACAAAGAGATACAAGAGACGATGAGAAAAAGTGGCTTAAAGATAGATGTTGGTGGTCCACCAACTAGGTGGTGGTTTGTTTAGATGTCCACCATGTTGCTATTAAGTAGATATGCGAAGCCCATAATTGAGAGCAAAATACCGTCATTTCCACATTCACGACAAAAGTGAGATTCTTCATCTCTGGAGGAATACATACTGGCTGCGGAGGGTTGCGATACGTATACCCAACACCCAACCATGCCATGTACACCCAGTAGAAGAAGATGAACACTGAGATAGCATAAGTATGGTTTGAGGGTTTGATATTTCCATTCCATTCCAATGCCAACAATATCCATAACGCGATGATACCAAGCGAGATGAAACTATGGACTTCGAACCATTGTTTGATCCTCTTCGACTCCTCCGGACAGTAATCGACATCAATACCAGACCCCACGTATATAGATTCAATGAACCCCATACAGACGACAATCGCAACGTGCGTGTAAGACGATGCGATCACGTTCATGCGTAACGCACTCATCATTTTAGTGCTCATCTTTTGCCAACTAAATATGTGCGGAGAAGGCGGACAAGATCAGTGGGTAGGAGCTGGATGGGAGCTTGATGACCAACCCTTGGAATCTCACGAGCCGATAATAGAATCGGGATAATAGACGCATACACAAGAAAATTGATGTAACATGGTAATATATCATCAGATTGTAGTTTTACATATATATACCCTGATTCGCCTTGGCTCATGAGATAGGCAATGATGGGTAGACGGTTATTTCTCGTCAAATGATAGTACATTGGGGAACGCAACCGATGAGCTTTATGAGAGGCTGAATGGCGGATACTGTAACCTGCTTCGACGAATAGTTTTACCATTTCTAAAGATCGAGTAAGATGCAATGCGGTCTTTCCAACCCGATTTCGAACATTAGGATCGGCACCGTTTTCCAGGAGGATTTTGGCCAATCTCAACCGTCTCAACCTTGCTGCCTGTATCAACACATTGATATCCCCCGCTAGGTTGTACCAATCAACAGTTGCAGGAATAAAGACGTATTCCAAGATAGAAGTACTTATACCAGGATTACCGAAAAGAGCACAGCGAACACAAAGGTCAAATTGTTCTCTCGGTGACAGACTTCCTGATCGAAGTATAGCGAATGCAGTGTTGAATTTTTTGGCACCTAATGCTGCAATCAACTGCACAGAAGCTTCTTTCTTGCTCATCATGATGTGTATATGTAACAAAGAGGGACAACAATTACTTATCGCTTCTTATCATTATGTAAAGCTAATACGAACATCAACGAACACCACATGTGGAGGATGATGAATCCAAATTGTATGCGCACGAGTTGTACGAAGAGCTCCATATAAGGTGGTTTACAGGCGTACGGTTCATATGCGATCTGTAGCCCGGTGAGGAGACTCATGATGTACAATCCATGGAAGAAAACAGTCACCCAGTAGCCGAACATGTCTTTGTTGTCCGCCCCTCTGAAGTACACGAACATGTAGCCGATCAGGAGAACACATGAGATTGAGGCGTGCACTTGAAGCCAAGCGTCCATCGCTATACCGCTATTCGGGTTCACTTGAAACAGCTCCCGGTGAAGCGTAATCACGATCTCCGGACAGTAATCTCTATCCAGTATATCATCAACTGCGAGCGATCCTGCGATACCGAGACCTATTAAGGCCAGTACATGACAGAGAGTCGCGAACACCAGCAAGTTGTCGAACACGCAACCCATCGTCACCATTCTTTCTAGTTGGTATGTGCCCCATTCCTCTCTTCTCCTTCTACCACGCTGGTATCTTGTTTTTAGCTACCACAGCCGAGGCCCAGTGAATCTTGAGGGTAAATGTTGTTTTCAATTTTTCACGAAAAAATGAACTTTTCACTTTTAAAAATCACTTTCAAAATCCACAGGATTTACTGGGCCTCGGCTGTGGTAGCAAACAGGGAGATACCGCGGTAGATGAGAGGGTCAAGGTGGTGGGCGACGTTTTTTTGGAGACAGAGAAAAAAACAGTGAAAAAAGCGTATTTTTCGAAATCCACAGGATTTACTGGGCCTCGGCTGTGGTAGCTAAATGCACATACTAGTATAACCGAAAATGATGACCACTCCTGCTCCTGCTCCCCTTGACAAAATCGTCATCTACGACGACATTCTTCGCGCAGACGTTGAGTACCATCGTAGTAACTTTACCAAGCAGGATGGAATGTTTTTCCACAATGGCATTCAAATTGGGATTAACATCGAACAAGATAGGACTCTCTTCGATAGGACCCGCGACGACCAACACTACAACATCGATCTACTCCATAACGGTGGCAAAGACCTTCACGCTCAATGTGCCTTTCTCTACTTCTTCCTGACCGTCCCTCCCCAAGAGGAAGAACAGGAGGAAGAGGAAGAGGAGGAATGGGAGGAAAGGGAACGAGAACTGTCCAACAATGCGATCATTACCCTCAAGTTTGATAGTAAGGAGACGTATCCTGAGCATAAACACCTTGAACTCTACTATTTCGCATGCGAATTCGTAAGAGGCGTGATCAGTTGTCATGGTGGATGGGAGTACAATCAATCCATCACGTATGATTGGTATACACACTGGCAATTGCAACGTGATGCGAACGTGAAGCCATTCGATGGTCGACAATTGTATGTTGGGAAGCGTAAATTGGAGAGTGGTGATTTTGAGAAACCGTCTGATAATCTCGTGACATATAAGGGAAGATCAATTGCAACATATGAAAAACCGCTCTGGATAGTGATGGTGGGTACCACTTACGCTGAATCTGAAAACCATGAGAAAGCACCATGGTTGTCTGCTCAAACGTTGCAAGGTTTCTTATTCTTCGCGGTAACACCTGCTCATTCGATTGAATGGAAATCTACGTTAGACGTCCACGAACATGGGCGTTTGACTGCCTATATCAATGGTTTCCTCACCGGAGCTCTGGTTGCCTATGATTACCATATCCGCCGTTTGGATTCTTCCACGTGGATCTTGCCTCCTTACGGAGGGTTATTGACCGCCGCATCGGTGGCAGAGCCACGATCTGTAGGTCTATCGAAACGATCTCGACTTCCTACTCCTCCACAGGAAGAGGAAGAGGAAGAGGAAGAGGAAGAGTAGGCTCCTCACATGTGAGAGGGAAAAATGTTGACAACTGCAGCTCCTATTCTTGACGAGATCGTCATCGGTGGCCGGACATTGCTTCGCGGTAGTTTTCGTCTAATAGGAAATAAAGTGTATTATAACTACAGATCGATCAATGGAACAGAAGAGAGACCGATCAATATACGATTTGATGGTATAGATCCGCATGACAGAACCTACATTTTTCAGCTGCATGCCACTCATCCTGCTAACCACGATCTACTACACGATTTCGCTACTGAGCATTGTGCCTTTCTGTACTTCTTGCTTACCGAGTCAGTCCATCATGAATCCTATATCATGTTCAGTCCTACTCGACCTGGTCGGTCGAGCTATCATTGTGTTCTACGGGAATTCATTAACGGTGTCCTTGCAATACATGGCATGTATGATTTCCGTTCCGTTGAAGGATCCCCCTATCTATGGCACTTGATTGATCAAGGTAATGTACCATTCGACGGCGTTACTCTTAACATGGTAGAAAATATCTTCAATCGTGGTTTTCACGAAAACGATCACGTATTCACACGCGACTCGTTCGTGTATGAGTACGAAAAAGACGAAACAAATATGCATATTATGTATCAAGGTGTACCTCTCATGCGGTTACAAGGTAGCTGGTATATCGCCGACCTCCATTTTGACCGTGACACACCGGATAGATACATCTCACAGTATGTCGTTCCTATACAGGCTTTTCTGCTCATGGCGGTTACTCCCAATCATGGAATAACCTGGCGTGCTACCACCAAAGAGCAGGATGCTGCGGGACAAGAGTTAATAGCCGCCTATGTGAATGGTTTCTTACTTGGTGCGTTGATGTCCTATCGGTACAAGGTTGTCCCTCATTTTGCTCAAGGAGAAACCACCGCAATCTTCCCACCTCCACGTCCGGTACCTACTGGTGAGGTGTTCGATGCACATCCAGCCCTTCCAGCGCAAGATTTGTTCTGACCTTCTCACAAACAAACATGGAGAAAGTTGAATCTACATTGGAGGGCATGCGCCCCTACTTCCAGCTCTACCTCAAGTTGTGCTGCGTTGCCGCCACGATTTGGGTTACCTGTTTCATGTTCGCTCATGCTCTGTGGGCCTTATTCCCCTTCGACCGTTATGAAGCCGCTTTAGAGGTCAAGACTGTTGGCGATTGGTTCTCCTACTTTTTCAAGATCTTGTACTTTGGGACCACACTCGCCAACATTCCGGTATCAACCACTCTGGTGGTTAGGTACCTCTGGGACTTACAAAGCGATTATGAAAACCTGTGTTTCGAACGTATTTGTGGTCGCACACGTTCCTCCAAGGAAGCCATGGCAGAATTGTCTTACCAGCGTGGTGTTGAGTTCGGTTCAGCATTGTCTTACCAGCGTGGTGTTGAGTTCGGTAAAACGCAGCGATCCGGTCGCGGTTGCAATCGTCCTGATTCCGACTATGATCTACCGCACTCCGATGACGAGAACAAATCAGATTTTATGCGTGGGATAACAGTAGGCAGGACGAGGAGATCTTACCCACATTGGCAGACGAAGCATAAGAAGAATACCGTCCCCTCTATGGTGGAGACTGATGATGAAGCAAAAGGTACCATCAAGGAACCTCTTATCCACGTCACCTCTGAACGTGTTCTTTCTAGTGATGATGAATGAGACGTGTTGTCCACCTTTATCACATATATGTGTAAAAGAATGTTGTTTATCTATCTCTTTCTCTTTCTTCTCGTCACCGCACGTCGCAGCAGCAGCTGCTGCGACGACTATGACTCCAACTGGCGAAACCTCGATGATCCTATGAAGCTATCTGATGAGATTATGGCCATATGGAAGCAATCGGAGATGGACAGGATTGTCGCTACGATCCTGAGAGGACGTATGCCTCTGACGTACAACTTTCTCTGGGAGAATCGCACCTGGACAGATGGCGGTCAATGTCGTTGCATAAAAGGGTGGACAGGGCCTCTCTGTGATCAGAAGGAGGAGCTAGAAGGCGAATCACTCGGTGGTTGGCCCCATCATTACGGTCTCGATTTTTCTAGCTGGCCTGTAGGTCCCAGCTGCGGATTAGGAGAGGTGTGGGACGATATCGAAGAGGAATGTTTCCCCCTCCCTCCGATGAAGATATTCCCTGGCGCGACCTATACTCCACCTATCAAAGGCTATCACCCAGAGATGCATGCATGTAAATGCGCCAATGGATGGGGTGGGATCGCATGTGATGAACCGCTGCCTCTTCCTCCACAGGAGGAACTCCAGCCTTGTGGCGTTTGTAAGATCCCGGACGACTATTTCGAGGATATACTTACTGTGGAAGAAGAAGAACTTGGTCCAGGAGCTAGTCTTTGCTACGATCACACCTACTACCCACAGGTTATCGACCTAAGTGATGAAGATTTGATTTCGTACGAAGGTCGGCAAGCTATAGCTCTGATGGACGAATATATGCGCGATCATCGGTACTATACTGCTATACTACAAGGTGAAGACTATAAGTTTTATGCGAATCATATGTCTTATGTTGATGAAAAGGAAGAAGTTAACTTATGAGCGTAAAGAACGTAAAACAATCATTGCAAACACTGTCACCACACTACCCATAACTGCTGCCTTGATGACCTTCTCGCCATGTTTCTTCTGCAATTGCTTCTCTCGTGCCGTCATTACTTCCTCCATCTCCACCTTTTGCATCCACGCTCCTAAGTAAAGCGCTCCATAGCAAACAACACACACCAACATACACCACTGGATATTTGTAATCTCTGGTCGCGCATCCATCTTGCTAGACTAGGTTGTTTTGTGGGGTGGTCAGACAATAGTAGGTAGTACCAACAACTGCCATGAGCATAACGCATGACCTTTCTGCTCTCTCGTACCATCCATGCTCCAGCATCCACGCTTGAATAGGATAAGCAGGACGTCCTAGAACCCACCAACAAAAAGTTGTCCAGAAGAGATAAAAATGGAAGGCGGCCAATGCTGCGAACACATCTAAGATATGAAACTCCTCCACGCCAAGATACGCGAGATGCAACGGACATAGGGTGTGCTGGACATGGAGACAGAGATAGACCAAGAACAACTTTGGATCCCGAGGAGGGACTAGACTGGTCACTTTGCGAGTAAATTCGGGATCTTCCCACGTCAAGAGTGTGGCATCCACCATCGTTACCGAGTGATACATGATACACATAGTCGTTTGCATCACCAGAGCAATGCTTCGAACATGAGGATTACCAGTGGCAAGTGCAACTACGAGCCATTGGAGACTGAAGAGGGTGTAATGTTGAGTCAAATGACATAACCAGATGATCACCCACGGCCATCCATCGACATAGTGTGCGTCATTCCATCCCTTCCATTTAGGTCGTACAGCACCTGCAATGAGAGAGATCAGATAAGTCGCGGCATAAAATTCTACCAACATTTTTTGTGTGTGGATATCATGGCGGTCGTTTCGTTCATTCAGGGTGGTATTCCCTATCACGCGAGCGTCATCGCAGAGAAGGACGACGTATATACTCTACAGATAACTAGTCCACCAGCTCATGCTGATAAACCCGTAATCGTATCATGGCAAGAGATGGTCGGAGCAACTACTGACCAGTTATCAGACTTTATGCGTACCTATTTTCCACGCTACCTCGATCATCTCTCTAAACATCCTATGTTTTTCAACTCGTTTCTCCGAGAACTGTCTCGCGAACGTCCGGGGCAAGAATATCGACGCGATTTGATAGCACCTGTTACCGCTCCCTATCAAACTGCTCACCACCTTACGGTGCATATTCATCGTCATCATCATAACGAGTTATTTGACGATAAGGATGGACCCTATGCGTTTCATGGAACGAGATCTACGCTGGAGATACTCAAAAGCGGATATCTCCAGGCATCTTACTCTATGAATGGTCATGGGATCTATTTCGGGCGTCGTTATCAGGACTCTGAACCCTATGCAGGTGATGAATCTAGCAGTTACGGTGATTCCGATAACCCAGTACGCTCGGTTTTCGTATTTGACAAAAAAAAACAGTCGATTTTCGAGAGTGAAGATATTGGACAAGGAGGTAGCACACAGGCATACGTGATAACCACACAGGATCGTTATGATCTCACTAACCTGAAGGCCATTGTGTTTATGGATATGGTTGATGTGGAGGCGTTTGATGATTATTATGCGAATTGTGACGCGGAGACAAAACAATGGCTCGATACGATCACCTATTATAATGCGAAATACATCCCTGACTTCAGGGCGGCGTTTCACGGTGCTCGTATGAAGATCTTGAAGGATATTCATCTACTGATTTGGGTGATTCATGGAGGAGCACCACAGGGTTTTAATATGTCAGAAGACGAGTTGATCCTTCTCGCCAAGCTAAACACTCCTTGGGATAGCTCTGTATTCCAAGATATCATCGCTGCTACCCTGAAACTGACACCAGAATTCGCCGAGAACGTCCTCAATTTCCTACCATTATCTCCCTCCGAATGGGCCGATGCCATTACCTGGATGGCTTCACCGACACATTGGAGCCCCCTCCGGTCCATCTATCTAAGTAATGTAAAGAATGTTGGTAAGCTTTTCGATAAGGTCCGAGGAGATCCAGTAGCCTTTACGAGAGTCGATGCTTGGTTGACACAGCACATTGAAAAGACACAGAGGCTCAAACCGGAAATGAGAGACCTTCTGATGACGTTACCACTGGTTGCTAAGATCTTGTTATAAGCAAGGGAGTGACTCATATCCCTAGGTCCTGACGAAACTTCAACGTCGCTGGAAGAGTGGTAGGCTCAGCGTAGAAGACAATGATCCGTTCGAGGATGTGATTCACATCACGCGATGCCCATGCTTTACCCAGCGGCGAGCGAGGATGTTTCTTAGGATGGGACAGTGGTGTTAGCAGAGCAACTAAACAATGTTTAGCGCGGTGCTTGAGCATATTTAACCCCCTCTTCTGGTGTACTTTCGCCTTTAATTCGGCATCAGGAGGAGCGAATACCGTTATGCTAGTATACATATTGAATAACATAAGCGGTGTAAACTTATCCTTGTTCTGGAGGTACGGATTGAATTGAGGGATCATGTAATGATCACATGGTTCCATCTTCTTATTCCGCAAAGCAAGGTGCAGAGCGGTATCCCCATGTTCATTCTGGAGATTCGGATTCGCCCCTAACTCGAGCAGATGTGGGATACATTCAGGGACCCAACCAGCATAATGGAGAGCAGTGTTGCCATCTATAACGGTCTTCACGTTAGGGTCGATACCTGGTATTTGCGCAATGGCTTCAAAATAGTCCATGTCATTCTTCATCACAGCGAGCATCAGTGATGAATGTCCCTCGTCATTCGTGACATTGACGTTTGCTCCTTTCTCGATCAGATACTTGATAATATCGATAGTTTCTCCTATTTTCAGAGCAAGCATGAGGGGGGTCTGTTGACCAGGTCCTACCCATTCGATATTGGCGCCAGCCTCTACGACGGCAGTGACGATCTCTAGGTTCCGTGTGTACACGGCGAAAAAGAGAGGGGAAAAACGATTCTGGTCGACAAGATTAGGATTTGCGCCCTTTTGGAGAAGCAATTTCACGGCAGTCCATTGCTGACCTTGCATTGCGAGCCCAAGGCATGTGCGACCTTCCCTGGAGACGATGTTGGGATTTGCGCCCTTCTCGATAAGGAAGGCGACAATGTTCGATTTCCAGCGAAGACCGGTAAGAAGTGCAGTATCGCCATGTGAATTAAGACAATTGATGTCCACGCCAGCCTCTAAGAGAGCAGTTAGACTCGATATATCTAACCGCTGTACAGCAGCGTGAAATCTCATTTCTAGTTCCGACATTTTTTCTTATGTATAGGTAAAATATATGTGCGCCTTACACTTGGACTCCAACTACCACATCATGTTGTCCCCCTCGAGGAGAGAGAAATCGCAGATTACGTACAGGACGAACAGGAGCTTCGACTGGTTTGGTCATCTCCGCGACGATATGCGTCACCTTGAAGTACCAATTGTTGATGATCGACACGATAGCAAGTTGGCTGATTCCGGCAATAAAAGAGTTCCATTCTTTAGGCAGACATGAAGCAGTCGCATCCGCTACGAAGATGGTAAAGGTGGACCGAATGATGATCAATTGTTCCAATAGCGAGCATATAATGTACAGTATATGCCATCCAAAGTACGCTTGCGGAGCAGGCCATCTGCGGTTTCCATAGTAACTCCAATGACGCATCGCGTTCACTAATGGAGCGAACAACATCGTTCGATGCACCAAGTCCGAAAGTTCTCCGCACATGTTGTAATCCATAGGTAACGCTTCATAGAGAAAGATCACCATGATCATTGACGACCAGAGCTCGAGCACGAAAGACACCTTTCCAGTTTGCAGAAACATTGTATATATGTGGGAGAGGGGGACAGTGCACATATAAACCTTCCTAAGAGAGGGAACACAAAAATAAAAAATGAGTAAACGGACCCCCATACTACACCGTCTGGTGATCGCCCTAGCGATGCTCACCAGTATTGCGATCGTCGCCCTCATTTACGAACTGCTCGTCATCTTCGGCGTCTTCACCGCCCAATGTCCCACCTATGCCGGAAAAATATGCAACGGCCTCGGAACCTGCTCCAATGGACTATGTATCTGCACCAATGTATACTATAGTGGTCCTGCTTGCTCTGTTACTCTCGCCGATGGGTTCGTTCAATCTCTCGGTATTGGATGTTCCGCCATCGGATACGTCGGTGCGGTATTTGCCAATATGAGTGTTGTCCCTACTGCTTGTCAGGAAACATACTACGGGAACACCAAAACCGGAGGGTGGGATGCTGCTGGTTGTATGCCAACGATCCAGGATATCGCTCGTCGTGTCTCACTAGGCACCGAAGCCCAAGATGAAATCTTCTCCCTACCAATGTGTCAATGCCCCCAGGGGACATCGGGATCATCATGTAATGCCAATCCTTGTCCCCTCAGTGATAGCTATACCGTCTGTAACGAGTTCGGGAATGTTTCGGTGACCTACACCTACAATGGTACCGTAAATGGTCTCGGCTGTCAATGCAATCAGGCGATTATCAATTATCTCTCCCAAACTCATCTGGAGACTTTCTCCCCTGAAGCTCTCGTTCAGATGCGTGACGATATCGGTCTCGTCAACATCCTCTCTCAGCCAATGTGTGGTCAACTCATCACTCATTCCCAATACCCCGACATGAAACTCGTCTACTATCCCCAGGTCGCCACCGTGTTTCCCACTGGTAACTTCTACCGCTGCTTCTGCCAAGCAGGACGAACCGGAGTAGCCTGCGAATTAGGCGCGTGTCCTGAACGATTCGGTCTTGTTTGCTCTGGACATGGAGAACCCACCTTAGGTGTAGGTGCGCAAATAGGAGCTCCTTTCAAAGGCTCAGCTGCTGCTACCACTCTCTGTACTGGTCCTGGAACTACCAATTGTGGTGGTTCGCCTGATCTATGTGTTCAAGACCTGACCCTCTGCACGCCTCGCACCGTATGTCCTGCGAATCGTCCGGTGCGTTGTCGTGATGGTTCATGTATGCCACAACCCTATAATCTCATCTATGGTACTTGGGCGTTCGGATTGATGGAGAATATGACGCAAGTTCTGGTTGATAATCTCTGTTTCGCATCCTCGTTCATCTCCCAAGCTGCGTATGCTAGTACTACCGATTACCTACAACTGCTCTCAGATTGTGCAGGGGATCTCGCCAATCTAACCTCCACAGGGTATCTGATACCTGCTGGCGAGCAATTCTTCGAATCTTCGCTCCTGGTGGTCCAATTGGAACTCATTTCCTCTGTCGGTTCCCTCCAGCTAACATACCGAGGAGTCTCCAAAACCGTAGTTGGACCTGGTATTCAAACCGTCGTGTTCTCCGAGACCTACGAACAAGAAGCAGCTAGACTCTATCTACCAACGATCGTCGCACGCAGTGTCTCTCTCGTAGATGCCACCTTCGTGGACGTCGATCCCAGTCCTTTCGTATTTGACACGAACAACATGCTACCTAACGATTATACCCTCGTAAGACTCCAGTCCACCGTCGCTACCAGTAACGTCTATGTTCTCGATGGTTCAGCTTCACGCGTGGTATACGACCAGATAAATGGCGACTGGTTCATCGCCAACCTCAGCTCCACTCTGGTGGTTATTCCTGGAGGAACTCTGGTTACCTATGCTCAATGCTTTGCTGACTTCCAGGGTTGTATCTGGAACGTTGCCACTCGTCTTTCCTACGATGGCACTCGCAAATTATGCAACACAAAAACCTCCAGCATCAACCTCCTCTGTACCCCTGCACCTTACGCTCCCTATACTCGCGTGAAGACCGTCCTCACCCTAACTAGCTCTACCGCAGCCTCCATCGATTGGGAAGGATTGGGACCATGGGCGGTTGGGTCAGCCGTACAGGAGGTCAATGAAACCGACTTCTCCATGGATTCAGGGTGGTTACTGTACACACCTACGGTTGATTTTCAGGGTGTGCGTTCCATTTCTACCATCGAACTAGGGGATCTCGTGCAGGGTTCTGCTTGTCCTCCCAGTACGGTGAACGCCTCTGTCCTCGATGCTCAGTGGTGGGAAGATATCACCCGTCGTTCAAACTCAGCGCTTATCCCTGGCATGAAGGCTATCGCAACTTTTACCGTTTTCGGGCGTGAATTTCTCTCCAGAGGTACCGTAACGTCTTCCAATCCGATGACCATCTCCACCCTCGGTTATAGCGATCCAGTGCAGGTTTCCGCCATGAAGCAGATCACTTCAGTCGAATTTGGACGTGGGCTTACCGATGAATCGTTCCGTGTCTTCCCTGGAATCTGCCCTAACGGCAAGCCTGCTCTCCTCTCCCCTCAATCTTTCCCGAACGTCTCTGTCACCTGTAGTTGCACCATCACCGATGCCCAACGTGACATGACCTGCAACTGTGGAGACCAGTTCATCCCAGTCTACCAATGTCTCTGTCCTGCTGGAGGAGGATGTAACTGTTTCGGGCATTACCCTGGTATGGCAGAGGTGGAAGCTTATCTCGATGCATACCGTTACAGTCTCGAATCTGTCTGCTTTTTCATCCAAGCTGGTGCTGCTCCGCCTTCCAATCTCACCTGGTTCGTCGAGCCTGACGAGGATGGAACCGCCTACTTTGAGAGACCGCCATGGTCTGCGTATCTCATGGAAGTGAGGGTCTATAATCTATCCTCCTGTGATACTAATCTCACGATAAGGGCTTCCTCCTCCGAGTTCTCACAAGCCGTAGAGACCTTCGAGATCGACTCTGATTGCGTCCTCCCTCGCCAAACCTTCAAACCAATCTATGCCCTTAACCAATCAGTCACCTTCGATCAATGGTGGATCGAAGGCTTAGGTCCGAACCAGACAATCGCTCCCGTCTTTGCTCCTGGCGGTATCCCCATCATCCCCTCCCAGATCCTCGTCTCCTCCAACCCCGGACAGAAAGACAACGTCCTCTGGAACGATCTCACCTACTGGATTTCCAGCGACCTCGACCCCCATAAGACCCTCACCTATCTCTTCACCGAACCAGAAATTCTCGTTGGAGCGTACGTCGTCTTTGAAACTGCAGGGGTCTGGGCTGGTAATTTCAGCATACCAGTTTTCGTCGATGTGCAAGTTTCTGACGATGGTATCCACTGGACAACACTAGGCCAAATCAAAACCGCCGTCTACTCTGGTAGTGAGGACCATTATCTATCCCTATACAGTCTTAACCGCCATATTGGTGTCCGTCTTGTGTCACTGTATGTCTTAGGAGTACGTGAATTTCTCGTGTTCACCAACCAACAATGTGACAATGAGGCCATCGAACTGAACGTCAGTCCCTCTTTCACCTCGATAACGTCCTACGCTCTCCAATCGATCCTCTCCCGTAACCTGAACTCCACCGTTCCTTGTATCTGTACGGAAACTTGCACTGTAGGCAATGGTCTCACGCCAGCTGCTGGAGACGCTTGTGTTGACGAGATGTATCTCGTGAACGGACTAGGGATGAACCCTTTCAAGATGGGCATATTGCCTTCTGGAGCAGGTGGTATCGATACAACTTTATTATATTGTCGATTAGCTTCCCTCAATTGTACTATTTACGATCCAAATCCTCCTGCTCCTCCGAACACTATACAATATGAGAATACCCCCACTCTTCTCGTATGGTGGGTGACTGGGACCGCTTCTCCCCCTATTTCCTTGTTCAATCTCACCTGGACAGGGAGAGTTTCCATTTATCCCTCTAATGCCAACTTAACCGCGCCACTTTCATACATTTATCGTGTGGTAGATCCCAGCAATGAACAATTCAATTTCTCATTAGGAGTGCAGGGATACCCTAACTACACCCTCACGCAGAACTTATCGTTGGTACAACTTGGTATTGCTTGTACAACTGGGACCCAATGTGGGAAGTGTGGTTTTAGTTTACGTACTATACCTCTACTCCCAGGTAGCACATGTAATCTGACAGCCTATGAGCAGTTCATCCTCGAAGAATATACCAACAAATCCGACCATGTCGTTGAGAATTCTGCCCTTATCGACGAATACCTCGCAAGTGGACTGGTGACTGTTCTCGTGCCAAGTCTGCAGTTCACACGAGCTGTGACACAAGTAGTTCGTGGTGAATGTCTTGATTGTGATGGGCTAGTGCGCTGTCAAACTGGTGAATGTGTTCTCTATCCCTCTCAGTGTCCACCAGTGACCTACAACAATCCAGGGGATGGATGTACACAGATCTCTACCCAGAGTAACAAGTACAAATGTGCGTGCGCAGTAGGTTATGGCGGGGTCGATTGTAGTCTCGATTATTGTATGGCAGGTGATCCTTATACTTTCAATATCGATCCTCATCTATGGTGTTCATGTGGCACTTCACGTCCGATGAAGATCCTTCCGGGGAGGAGCTACGTTGCACCTGTGAGAGGATGTTATATGGATTCAGAGATCGAAGTGATCAATGAAGATGGGTCTCCACCAGTTGCTGGTGAGGTGCAATGGAATCGCGTCTCGTTCGAGTTTGCTCCATGGGGAGTGGCTGCTCTGCATTGCTACTACGATCTTGGAGGTAAGATGATGGCTTCCAATTGCCCCTATGCTGTACAGGGTCCCTACGGTGAGAAACTCGAACTGGAAGATTGTGTACTTACGCGAAACCCCAACAATCTCCCCCAAGTCACCGCCTGGAAAACCTTCACCTACTTTAACGGTACCTCCTACACAATTCCCTGGACCAAAGTAACCCAATACAACGAATTCCCCTTCCGCTGCCCTGATGGTCATTGTCAGGCGTCCGAGAAAGACTGCTACAATGTAGCTTTTATCTCCCCTCCGTGTGGTGCAGGGGGCAAATGTCGCGTAGATGGCACCTGCGATTGTTTCTCAGGCCAGGATACCTTCGCGTATACTCAAGAATGGACAAATCTTGTGACTGTACCCTACACTGCAGGTAATCCTCTTGCATGGGGCGAACCTTCCACCCCCTATTTAGAGCATTGTTCAGCACAAAATTGCACGGATGGAGCATGCGAGACGATCCCTTACAATTGTTTCCCAGGAACAGTTGCAAATCTGTTTCGAGATGCCCATATTGCCTGTCCAACCACGTCGAATTACTACGGTATGTGCGGTGTAGATCTACTGGCATGCCAGAGAGGAGATGTAACCCTCCCTCTTGCTTGTGCTGGTAATGGATATCCAGCTAAGAGAGATTATCGTGATGAAGTATACTGTCGATGTGGGGACTTGGCGACCGATCTGGCATCCTTACAAGACGGTGGAAATATCTCCAACCATCTCCAGTCCACTGAATTAGTCCCTAATGGATGGGGTGGAGAGTATTGTCAGCAGTATTATTGTCAAGATGATCCTCGACAATTGCAATACTCGCAACTGGATCCGGTCACCAAGTTGCCCTATCAGGATAACGAGTTCGTGACTCTTCCTGGTCTTTGGATTGGTGGTTCGTGTGGCGCTCCTATCGGTCCTGATCCCGTTAATCAGGTACTCTGGAATAACTTCTGTGAGGGCTATTCACGCCTTTCAAGATGCCCGATGGTACTTTGCTTGATCGCCAAAGTCCCTACTGGCGTTCTCCCCCAGGATTGTACTGGTTCGGAACGCACACCGATGGTTTACGCCTGTAATAATCACGGACAAGCTCTCGCTGATGGTTCATGTTTATGTGAAGTCGATCTCGTAACTGGTGCAGGATATGGTCCGGATGCTACAGGAGTTGGGTGTTTCCAGTACATTCAGACCCCGATGGGAATCAACGGTAATCCATGCAACAAGGCCACTACCAACTCTGCCAATTGGATTCAAATTACCATTGAACCATCCTGGGAGGATCAACTCCCAATGCTTATGTTAGGCTTAGGCCTGAATCCGAATGCGGCTGACATCATCAAGTTACTCGTTTCTCAACCTGCTCGGTTCCTGGCTCTACAGCAATCGGCGTGGGTGCAGATGATCCAGCAACTGACCAACGATCTCATCACCATCGAGGGGGATATCTGTGTCTATCCTCACGAAAACCCTGCTAGTCCAGTCTGTATGCTCCCCTATGTGGGCCGAGAAACCATCGTAGGACCGTACCTGAAATCGTTTTCTAGTCCCGCTGACTTAACCGCCTATACCACCGGTATACCTCCAATACTAACTGACTTCAAATGGAGATACTTCCAGACCGGTTTTTCCCAACCCCCTCAACTAGGTCTGGATTATATACAGATCAACTCTACCCTCAACTTCACGTTCCCGAATGCAACCTATGTGACCCATTTCCATATCTTCGGCCGATCTCTTAACACGCAGAGTACGGTAAATATCCTCTTCCTGAACGATGCCAATGAATCTCTTTGTGGTGAGGTTGCTCAGCTTGGGGATCTCGATGACTATTCAGGACAATGGACCTGGTTATTTGTTGGTTGTCAGCAACTATGGCGTCCATATGATTTCACGCAACTCGGGGTTACCTATACGGACGCATGTTATGCAGGTCTAGGATCAGAGACTTGCATTGACTGGATGGAATCGGTCTGTTCTGGTATTCCAGGAGCTGAAATTCTAACTCCTGCTTCTACGATAACTTATCCTGGATGTCCAATGACTTCTACATGTTGTGTGCCAATCTCTGAAGCAAGTGGACCAGTTACCAGTGTCCTACTGTCATCCAATGGACCGTTTCTGATACAGGAATTCGTTGTGTTTGGGTACTTCCCCTTCATCCTCCCTATGCCTCCTGGTCTACTGAGACGCATCCAGTATGCACAAGGCAACAAGGTGAATCCCCATGCAGGAGGGACAGGACAATGTATCGATATGCTCTATCTACAGAACCCTAATCTGCTCGGTCTGGATGGTGGGTACTTTCCATACCAAATCTACCCTAATATCACTGGTCAACCTCCCATTACGGTAACCAATCTGAACTACGCACAGGCAGCTGCTGCATGTCAGAATGTTGGGGCGTGGTTAGCGTTGGATCGTGGACTCGATCCTGCTGGCAGTTATGCTCAGTATTTTGGTGAAGCATGTTGTCCTGGAGGACAGACAAGATGTACTCAGGCGTGTCTTATAGGGGCAAGAAATAGGAATGAGATGCCGAATCCAGCAATGTCTGATTTCTTTGTCCCCTCGTGTTCGCAATGGGGTTGTGTCATCTCCTCTAATGGTATCGAACCATATTCCCTACTATCTCCCTCGGATCGATCAGATTATGTCTCCACGCCTGACGTAGATGGTTCAATACTGTGGAATACGGATTGGACATCAGGAGTAGCCATGTCTTGGTCTTCTGCCCTTAACATTCTATTCACCGAAGATCAACGTCAAGTGTTCACGGGGTTATCGTATTCACCATGTGGTGGTTCTCCTTACGGTTGCAGCGCGTCTTCTCAGTTGCAAAACACCTGGGCAACCGCTGGTCCTCAAGCTGGGTTTTCGCCGATAACCGTATGGAACACGAACACCTTTCCAGCAGCTATGATTGAAAACGCATTCGGTGTGATGGTCGTAGCCTCTAATCAATACAGTCCTCCCATAACCATCGGAGCAGCCACAATGCCAGGACTTATCTACAGTCAGACCAAATATGTCGGTAATCCTGCCTATCAAACTACTGTCATCACGAAAGGTGCTGTCAATACCTTCTGGGTGAACCCACAGACCTGTAGGATTTCCCTCTTTAATACCTACCTCTGTGGCCGAAACTTTCAAGCAGGCGGTCCATATGGTGCGAAGAAAACCTATGTCGTCTCCCCGGCAGATGGCTATGCATCTCTATTCACGACCTTCGGGTATGGTGGTACTTGGGATGAATGTGCGACTCCTGGAGCTACCAGTTGTTTCGGATTAGGTACCCAGATGTTAGGACAGTTTGGATCCCATATCCTCTCTGTTGCCGTCGAGGGACCATGTATACTCACGATGGTACGCGGTGGCGGTGGCGGTGAGAGTGTGCGCTCTTTCCAGGAAGAAACCACCTATGGAATATCGGCAGTAAACCAGGCGTGGGGAGGATATGCAGGGGTGTATGGATGTACCAATCAATGTATCGCTGTCAATGATTATGGAGGATGTATCTGTATTCCCCAAGTAGATGGAACCTGTACGGTATCCAATCTCACGCCTGGACAGGGAGGAGAATATCTCTTTCCAGGTCAGGTTGTTCAGAGTACATACGATCTGAACTATTGGGCAAACGGTGTCTATGGTGCAGAATTTACATCGTGGAATATCTATCCTCTGTTCACCGCATACCAGATGGAGGTTAATGCTAGGGCGCAATTCACTGCTCCTCCGCTCAACTCAGGGGATGAGCAGACGCTTACGCTATCCTCCAATCCCTACATGTGTTCGCGTGTGGATATTCGCATCTTGCAGGGAATCAGTGGACTAGCGTCACAATCGAACCCTATGAATTACCCCTCCAACCCATATGCCTATTCTGGTCGTATCACCACTTCTTCATCTGTTAATTACCATACATCTGTTCCAGTGATTCCTGCCGCTAGCATGACTCTGCTCTCGATGACGGATGTCCAAACCTTGCTCAATGGCGGTCCAGGCACAGCTCTCCCCAACCAGTTTATTCCATGCGCATCTCTAGGGCGTCCTGTTCTTGTCTGTCCTTCTTGCATCGTTGCGCAACCTCCTGGTATCTGGCAATTTGACGCACGATGGTATAACCCTGCCAGTCCCAATGTCTTCGAATACGTCGTCTCCCAGATGGAGCAAACCGAAGATAGTCTCGCTATCAACAAGGTAGCTCCTCAGGTGTATGTCAGTTGGGCAGCTCCCAATAACTCCACGAGCCAGCAGTTTGTTGCCCTTGCCAGTCTCCAATTTAACTATACTCGTGTATATGCTCGACTCATCGCAAACCTGATCCTTTCCCAATACACCACCCGCTTCTTCCTTGATGATTGTACCGCCGTGATAGCCAATAATCCTCTCACCAGTGGGGTTCCCTACCAAATAACTACCGTGGTTTGCCAGAATCCCGCCTACACCGCTCTCTGTCTCCAGGACTATACCAAATATGTCTGTCAGAATGGGCGTATGGGAGATATCTGCGGAGACAGTGCGCGTGGAAATGGCGGTACCCCTGATGCTCCAACCACTGTCTTCTTACGCTATCCTGATACCGTCCAAGCCAACAATGAGGAACTCTTCGCTGCCAAACTAGCCTACGATACAGGCCAGCTTGATGCTTTTTTAGTTCAAGGAAGGGTCGATTATCAACGCGAATTGACCTATCTACAGACCTATTCAGGAGAGTCTCTCGTCTGGCCCTTTCCACAGGTGCAAGCTGCATTCCAGGCAGGTGGGTATTGTGATCGCCCTGGTTATCTTTCTCCTGGAGCTACCGCGAATCCAGGACAATGGATCTGTTTCGACCCCTTTCGGATCTGGCCTGTCGATTGCGGTGTCCAATGCTCGAGCAAAACTGGTATCTGTCGCGAGAGAAGAGCCCTCGATGCTCAGTATTGTGACCCAGATGCTCCTCAACTCCCTCTCATCGAGATCCCCGCCGATCAGTACCCCCTCAATCTTCAAGCGGTGAACTCCAGCATACCATGGACAATCTCCAGGTGTGGAGTTGTCATCGATCCTTCCACCTATGGGGTAGCTGATTCGTATGGGTTTCCGTCGACTGCCACGAAAGCGTTCGTCATGCTTGAGATTGTCCCTAATGATTACGTCTGGCTACGTATCACCCGATCATTCTCCTCCTGGCAGAACACCGGCAAGAACAACGCCCAGTACAGTATGATCAACACCACTCGTCTCTACGGCTCATTCTCCTGCTCCAATCCTGCTTGTTACGTCGCCGTATGGGTTTCCTCTCTCTCTCCTACCTATACCACGGTACCTTACGATAAGTTAGTGGTAGGTAACTTCTCTGGTAACTTCTCTGGAACCAGTTCGACGATTGTTACCTACCTCATCGATCTCTCCATGTACCTAAACACTACCGCTTACTATCAGAGTTTGGGGTTTGATATGTACGGTATGGTACGTGGTGACACGATCAAGCTGTATACTGTGCTGGCTTCTGATAATGCCACGATAACGGCTTGTCAGACCCCTAACCAATGGACCATACACGAACCTTCCTCCTCTATCGACGTAGCTGATCCTACTAATGTCCCACTCTTCGACTACTTCACCACCCCTGATGGACAGACATTAGCTCCAGGACAATGCTACTGTAAAGACCCCTCTTACGGAGGTACAGCATGTGATGAACTGGCAATTATTTCGTACTTAAAAGGCCAGAAAGAGGTATGTGGTGGGTTCCCGAAGCCTGGATATAACGCCGTTGACTATAACGGTAATATCGTGCCTCTACAAGCCGATGGTAGCTGGTTGTCCTCTGACGGCAAACGGTGGGGATGTGCCACAGAGAATGCAGGACTCATTCTCCGAACCAGACCTAACCCCATCACCCGTTTCGACTTTCCGTTCGTCTATGAGACAGAGAGCACGCTAGGAGAGAGTACCTACATCAAACCGGAAACAAACGTGGTGAATGACCTCTCAGGGGAGGATACTGTCCTCGATCTCCCAGGGACAACCGAACTCTGTGCTGGAGAATCGACGGCGCTGGCTTCCTGGTTGACTGGAACGGAGGCTCTGAGCTACTATCAGATAGCACAACCCAATGCCTCCTCATTCGTCGATCTAGCACGAACTCCTACTGGCGATTTCCGTTGGACTCAACGAGATACCGTGGTGGTACCCTGTTCAGGATCATCTCCATGTGGAACAGCGCAACCTACCAACCCTTGCCTCCTCATCCATAACAGCTCCTATTTAGGTACCTGCTTCGCTATCCAGTATAACAATCTGGTGTATAATGTCTCTGGGACCAATATGACCGATGGAGCGACCGAGACGGCGTATAATCTTACTGGATCAAAGGTGCTCACGCTACGCAATCCGATCATAGGGGGGACAGGATGCAGTGTTAGGGTATATAATGGCACAGGGACCTTAGGAGTGGTGGTGACTGCGCCAGGGTCGTCAACTACATGTGTCTCTAATGGTGAAGAATATCAATGTGCTACTACTGCTGGAGTATCGCAGATCACGCTTTTTGCACTACCGAGTGGAATTTCTATACGTGAAGTGTTGGTATATTCGTTGAGTGATCCGACTCGTTTTCTTGCTTATTACACGTAAGTAAAGACGACTACCTAAACACGCACAGGACGAAATTGATACCATCCCTCTGTTGGAAAAGATGGTATATGTTCACGTTCCCATGACCCGATTTCCCATGGTGAATCAGCATCGATGATGTTCTGGTTGATCCAATTAGCGAAATCACCCACGATAGCCTCCAAACCATGCCACGCAGTCACATGTTCCATATAGATGAAAGGTCGTTGTTTTAGTACTCTCACCACCCTTCGATAGTCTGGATCCTTTGGATTAGCCTCTTGCGTAAAGTCATTCGTCAATTTACGCATCACGTTGAACGCTGTAGTGACCTGATAGAACTCTTTGTCTATAAGTTGCCATTCATCGTATTCTTGCGTCAATTCCCACAACAATTGCTTCGCCTTCTCCTCCGAGGATTGCAAGGAGAAGAACCACCCGATCAACAACAAAGCTCCGATCACCATAACATTCATTGGCATCATGGTAATGGTTGTGAGAGGGTGGACAACTACGCTGCCTCCGGTAACAGAACAGATGTTAATCGCTGTACAAAGGTCATCGTGACTGCTATATGACCAACCAATCCCTGGAATGACTCCAGCCTTAACTGCGTGAAATCCATTCCTCTCGCCATGAATCGCAGAATGATGTCCTTTGTATACTGATGGTTTTGGATATTTGTGATTACCCCGTCTTCACCATTAAAAACAGCAGGAATCTGATGACCGACTGGTACGTCTAACATGAAATAGATCATACCATGAAAGATATCTACTCCTAGCTCATGCTCATGCTCAATAGCATATTCGAGCAGATAATTCTCTACACTACCTGGTACTAGATGTGGATGTCTACTAAACATAAATGCTGTTACTGGCCAAGCCGTGTCCGGTATACCGACTATGATCAGAAGACTACCTAGTTCTGTAGCAATTATACGACTCACAATACGTATCCGTGATATTCTTCCTTGAGCATCGGTTTCGTTCGTAATTGTCGTCACGACATCGTCAACGGGTAAGGGTACAGCCGCCATCCTCTGTTTGTCACAGAGAATATGTCTCTAACACCTTGGACAGCAAAGCATAACTATGCATATTATTTACGCGTACATCGACGTGTACCCCTATCCATCTGTCCGCCTATCGAGTTACCGGTACTTCATTTATTCACGCCATGGTTAGCTACTATAGACGCTGATGGTTACGATTGGTGGGAGTATTATGTCTATTGGCGCGATCTACAGATAGCTACCGACAAACTGACTGGATCCCTGGTATGCCTTGTCGCCCCTCTCTACTCTCCTCGTTTACACACTGGAACCTATCTCCCCGCCGATCTCTTCCGCAAACTGATGCTCTTTCTCACCTGCTCCTGGGGAAATGACTGAGCTTCCTTGGATGACGCCTTGGATGGCAAGGTGTCACTATGCGGCTTACATACACGAACATAAGTGCGTCCCATCTGCCCGTCCACCTGTCGAATTGCCCGTGATCGCTACTTTCAATGAATGGCGGGACATGTATTATAGCGGCAAGTTTATTATAGGACTGTATCATTATTGGTGTAGGTTGGATACAGTCACCTATAAGCTCACGAGGTCCATGGTATGCCTTGTCGCCCCTCTCTACTCTCCTCGTTTACACATTGGAACCTATCTCCCCGCTGATCTCTTCCGCAAACTGATGCTCTTTCTCACCTGTTCATGGGGAAATGACTGAGCTTCCTTGGGCAGCAAGGTGTCACTATGCGGCTTACATACACGAACATAAGTGCGTCCCATCTACCCGTCCACCTGTCGAATTACCCGTGATTGCTAATTTCAGTGAATGGTGGTATACGTATTATAACGGAATGTTTATTTGGGATGTGTACAAGTATTGGCGTGAGTTGGATACAGCCACCTATAAGCTCACGAGGTCTCTGGTATGCCTTGTCGCCCCTCTTCACTGTCCTCGTTTACACACTGGAACCTATCTCCCCGCCGATCTCTTCCGTAAATTGATGCTCTTTCTCACCTGCTCCTGGGGAAATGACTAAGACGCCTTGGGCAGCAAGGTGCCACTATTGGTGGTATATACGCGACAATGGATGCCTGCCATCCACTTGTCCGCCTGTTGAGTTGCCTGCAATTAATAATTTCATCGAATGGTATAAGATACATTATGGGATAACAGACATCGTATGGAACACCGCATGGCAGCACTACCATTATTGGGGCGATCTACAGATAGCCACCTATAAGCTCACGTGGTCCATGGTATACCTTGTCGCCCCTCTTCACTTTCCTCGTTTACACACTGGAACCTATCTCCCGATCGATCTCTTCCGTAAACTGATGCTCTTTCTCACCTGTTCGTGGGGAAATGCCGCAACCTAACCTCCCAATGTACAAAGAATACGGTCCCTATCTGGTGGCATACGGTTGGCATGTTCCTGCATTGACGAGATATTTAGAACATAAACATGCGTCCGAACGGTTTATCGATATCTTGATGGCCTTAGTCTCTCCCTTGTACGTCAAACGGTTGCGTAACGGGGTGTATTTGCCTGCCGATCTCTGGAAGAAACTGAGGACCTTCATAAATTATCACGGCTGAAAATGTTCCGGATTCGAATCGACGAGGGAGAGAAGCCCTGGAAGCGAGCGCTACATACACGAAAACCGCAACCTAAGATGGAATACCTTACCAAGGACCAGGTGGTGTTGATCAAGAAGACGTTTCCAGAACTCAAACGGGAACACCCTGTTCGTTGCATGTACGGTTTAGACCGCCTTTACATCGATTGTCTAGGGGACGACAACGACAAGAAACGAATAGTGAACAGACAGATTCGCGCAGAGAACAAACGTCACAAACATGAGCAGTGACAGTGACGATCACGAGGACAGTAGCAGCGACTATGAGGAGGATGAGGACACCTGGAACGTGGAGAATTTCGACGATGGGTTGAGCGACCACGAAGATGACGATGAACTGATTCCCAGTGCGAATGGTACGCGTTTTACGATGACCAAGCGTACCCATCGTCGAATCAGGAAAGACCTCGAGAGTGTCGTCACCAACCTACAAAACCTCTCCGATGCGTGGATTGGTGACAATTTTCCACGACCAGCTGCTATCGTACAGCAGAGAAGAGAGGACATACCGCCTCCTCAGGTCGCTCCTCAGGTCGAACCGGATATGGCGAGGTTTTTTCACACATACTTCGCAGGCCAGAAGGCGGTCACAAAAAATGAGCAGTCGACGGTTCTCAAAGTCGTACAGGGAGATTCCTGTATTTCAACCTCAAGTGACGAGAGAGTCGTTCGGAGCGCTGGGAGATGTACCTAAATTTGCATGCACGATCTGTTCTCGAGTCTTTCCTGTACGGTCTGAGGGGAAGATGTCTATGAAAATGTTTTCTTTTTGTTTAATGCATGGTTACTGTGATGATTGTTTTGATAGTCTTATGCGCACACATATCGATGGAACACCTCATGTATGTGCAGCGGTCTTACAATCTACGAGATATGGTTGCATCCGATCTCCCTATCGTTACCGTACATTCACAATTCTTATGTTATTGGTGTCTCCCCTCTTTGTTCTTCGTCTGCGCCCTCCTACGTTGTACCTCCCCATCGATCTCTGGCGTCGATTGCAGCGTTTCCTCGCAGTATGAGCCTCTATGAAGCTGTAGAACGTGCTCGGCGGGAACATGAACAACAGCTATTGGCAGACTATCGCCTTAATCCTAATAATTTAAGCTATATGACCCGATTAATTTGGTTCTATCGACCCACATATCATCTTCTCATCCTAGTTTCCCCACTCATTGTCCCTCGTTTACGCCCTCCTAAACTGTACCTCCCTATCGATCTCTGGCGACGTTTGCAGAGTTTCCTCGTAGTATGACCATCACCGAGCTCTATGAGGCTGTAGAACATGCTCGACGGGAACAACGAAGTATCATCATTACTAGTCGCTGGGTTTCAAGCCGCCTAACTACACGTCGTGATTATATCGTGCATATACTCATCCTAGTTTCCCCACTCTTTATCCCTCGTTTACGCCCTCCTAAACTGTACCTCCCCATCGATCTCCTGCGACGTTTGCGAAAGTTCCTCTAGCATGAGCATTCCATGGCTTAATTGGGAGATAGAGGGGGCTCGTTATGAGCGTGAACGAGAATACTCGATGGTCACTCGACGTATGGAAATGGGCAGTATATTCGATGTGGTTAAACAGTATTGGCGTACATATCATATTCTCATCCTAATTTCCCCACTCTTTGTCCCTCGATTGCGTCCGAAAACATTGTACCTCCCGATAGACCTCCTGCGACGTTTGCAGAAATTCTTCTGACATGATCCTTCCATGGATTAATTGGGAGATAGAGGGGGCTCGTTATGAACGTGAACGACTATACTCATATGTCCCATGGATCGACATTACTGCCACCATAATCCAATCAGAGATTAATGCGAGAGATCTGCTCATCATAGTCTCTCCTCTCTTTATCCCTCGTTTACGTCCGAAGACATTGTACCTCCCGATAGACCTCCTTCGGCGTTTGCGAAAATTCCTCTGACCTCCCTCTCACATATACGCAACAACAAAATGACCTCGAAGAACACCGAGTCACTGGAGAAGACCCTTCGAAAAAAGATCGAACATATGCAAAACAAGCTAGCGCGTTTGCACGTTGGAACGCAACCTGACTACTCAAAGCTCAGCCGACACTATGCGCCGGACGTCGATCGTCGTCGTGGGGATATCTTTGTATGGACCAAGACAGAGACTCCTGTAGAAGAGGAAACGGAGGAGCAAAAGCGTGACCATCTGATGCAGTTACTCATGCATGAAAAAGGAGGTCAATTCGTTATCTCTGGTGGTACATTGCAACGCATCGAGGAGGGACAGGAGCCTACGATGCCAGCTAAGGCCCCTCTTACCGAGAAGGAAAAGGAAGAGCAAGACCGTCTCACGCGTAAACTTATCATGGAAGAAAGACATCGAATGGTTGCCTCTGTTGCTCAATTACGAAAGGAGTACCAGGAACACCTCAGATTGTGTTCCAACATGCCAGCTAAAGCCCCTCCCGCAGGTTATCCCCTCCTCACCAAGGGTATGGTTCTCGAGATTGAGAAAGAACTTGGCGTACCTCCTGGTACTCCTTTCGTGATGGTTGATCCGGTGGCGAGAGAGAAAGGTGAACCTTGGTTCTTCCGTGTACCTCCAAAACCTATCGAGGAAGATGTACGTCAAGCATTGGAGAGCGCTACAATCAAGGAAGAGGTGGAGAAAGCCTATATGTTCATGGTCGATGGTCCCCCTGCACGTAGGAGATTCGATTGGGCGAGCTTCGTGACTAAAGAAGAGCTAGCTAAAATAGCGGCAGAACATGCTACTATGGAGAAAGTATCTCGGATGATGAACATGGACCGTGATGGTGCCCCTACGCACGTGGTCTATCGTCCAGATGGGAAACCACCTATTTCTCCGCTCATTCGGATGGACGAAGAGGAGGAAGAGGAGGATAAAATGCCACCAAAATTCTCCTGGCAGGGTGAAGGTCCAGGATACGGCGATCCGATTACGCTGGATATGATGGAGATCATGAGTGGTAAGATTCCAACCTCAACGATCGAGATTGACGAGGAGGGGAACCGTAAAACCAAGGAGTACGTTCTGCCAATGGTGTCCGACGACCTGGAGGATGTATGCAGTGACGAGGAGTCCTTACCAGCACTGATCCCTGTCCCGGTGAAGCATCAGTCTCACTCTCCTCATTATCATTATTCTTACCATAACATGTTCGACAGGAGAGATCTGAAGGTGAGTGCCAAGTTGCCTGTTCCGGACGAGCCATGGGTGATCGAGGAAGACGACGATATCCCCTCGATGGGAGATGTGCGAGAAGAAATTGATGATTGCGATTAACTTATGCATGTAAACCAACATCTCTACAAAAACGAACACGGGATAAAATTGCACGCTTTGCTTCACTCATTTCACCCATCGTGAACCGATTTCTCGTCGCTGTCATCACACGCTCCGATCCATCCAATGGGTAAGGAGGGTACTCATCAACCAGAATGCGGAGCAACTCGAGGTATTCATCTGGACATTCGATGCAACGCAGAAGAGGGTGGGCCTCGTTCGCTTTTCCCACGCCTTGTTTAGCCAGCTCGAGAGCTTGTTCCCAATGTTCACGGCTGCATTCCCAGTACAATTCATCACTGTATTTCTTGTCGCGAAGGTACAATCCAGCATTCTCACAGACGAATTGGGGAATACAATTGCATGGACAACACATACACCCAATGAGAAATCCACAACAGCATACACGTTCAGCTCCACGGTCTCCCAAGCATCGCTCACATCCATCTTTCTCACAGGTGGTCTTTCGGATCACCACATTCATGAACCATTCGAACATCGTTTTAGTCGGACAACCGAATGGATAAGGGCATGTACAATACGAGTACCATCGCAGACAAGCATGTTGATCAGCTTCGAGAACCACTGGTTCACGTACTGGTAATTCGCGATCCATTGTATATGTGTTTGTGAGAGACAAGAGTAAAGGGTGGACAACGTTATTTACTGTCCACTGTCTTGTGGAACTACCATCAACTTCAGCGGTTTGTTCACTTGCACTACCAAAGCGGCCAACAGATCTTCGATACTCTTCAGCTTCTCAGCTACCGATGTCATCTCGGCACGTTCCTCCTCCGTCATCTTGAGATCTACGGTGTTCTTAAATGGTTCGAAACCGCAGCGGTTCACATGTGCGTGGAGCGTCTCGTCCTCGCTCAGAACAACCTTCTCCTCCAGGGACAGATTCTCAGGGCGCAACACGCTAACCTCCTGAGGGAGCCCCTTGTGCTTGAGAATTCCAGGTCGAAGCGTACGTACGTTGTCGAAGACGCCCATCAACGCTTGAATCTTCGGGTCAGCATAGATGTCATCGATATGAGTACCGGAATAGTCCACCACTAATTTATGCCATCCAAACTCCGCCACTTCCTCTGGAGTCGGTAAATGGTGACGATCAACGTGGGGATTGTCTAGCTGCCATTGCCAAGCAACAGTGCTCACCCCAACTCGGCGTGGACCATAAATAATCAATAATTCTTCCGGCATTCTCACAGTATCTGTGTGTGTGAGAGCCTGCCATAGACACCAAAAATGGAGAAAGACGAGGACGACAAAGCAGAAATGTGGAAGACCCGGACCACGATGCCAAAATGTTGGAGCGCACGACCACCACCACACCGGTACGACACCAGCCCCCTGGGAGAGGACGTTGCTCCAATGGAGCATCTCAGAGGGCCTCATGCTGCACCTCCTGGGATGTCCACCACCTTTATGCAAATGGAATGCGATCGTCTTGTGGAGCCGGAACCTCCGCGTGACGATGGAGGAATGATGGAGTTCTTCCAACGTTTTTTTGGTCCTGACCTAGCGAACACACCAGCACATGTGCTGTTTCCTGGTCCATTGTCCGCCCCTGCCAATAAGAAGCTGCGACCTGCAGATGGGGTGGAGTATCTCCTATCGATACCGTATAACATGTATCTTGATACTGCACAACTGATAATCAAAGCTTCTTCTCGACAGTTGACGATCGAGGACATCAAAGAGGCTGTACGTGAGGACTAGTTCCTCACATATAAACATGAATAGCATCTTTCCTACACCACCAGGTTATCGCTATAACGTCTTCGATCTCCGCCCTGGTGTCGTTGACTATGCATCATCCGCCGCGATTTCCTCACCTCCGAAGGCAACAGTGAAGGATGGAGTTCGTGAGGGTCGATATGGTTTTGGAGAGTTGGAAACTATCTTTTCACCACCAGTAGCGTCATCGTCTACGCCTCGGATCGCCACGCTCCATCCGTTTGATATGCAGCATTTGGTGTTGGTGGACGGTCGACTTACACTTCCTCGACGCTATGCTATTGGAGGACCTGTTGCCTCCCATGGCAACTACTGGTGAGGGAGCCCGCCTCACATATTTACAAGGATGGAACGATATCTGCCCCCAGTCGCGCCGGACCTCCGAGAGGTGGTCATCTTCATTGATTTTGAGAGTAATGGTGGAGTACCATCTAAGAATGGGTTCATGGAGTTTGGAGCAGTTGCCAAGGTCCTAGGTACCAATCAAGACATCTCTACTTTCCATGGCTACGCTAGTCAGAATGGGTACGTTCCAGATGAACGTTGTTCAGTAGAGTTTTGGATGAAAAACGATGAAATGAAGGCCCGTTATGATGCAATCATCGCCATTTGTGAAACTGCGCCTACCTCCTCTCCACATCAAGTAGTGCAAAACTTTATCATCTGGTTGCATCTCCTCGTAGCTGGCTTGAATCTCAAAAATGTGCAGTTGGCCACCGACTGCTCAACCTACGATACGGGTATGTTGAAGGCGTTTTCGAACATTGATACCATGTACCTGTTCGGTGAACCGCGCGATATCATCGATATCGGAATGTTGTACTATGGATTGGGTCGACGTCCATTTACCAAGGCTCTTTTTGATGGTAGTTCGAAAGCGGAGGCCGTTCGAGCTCTCAACGAGATGTTCCCCAATGATGAACAGATCACCGAACTTCCAGCAAAAACCAAACACACCCACAATCCAGTCGAGGATGCCATGAACATGGGAGAAAGATATTCGTACGTGGTGCAGCGTCTGATGGGAGTACCTCATGCTAGTTGTATGTAGCTTATTTACACGTAAATAAGCATATATATATGTTACACATAAACATTTGCTGACCAGCCTTGCATCAATTCTGGATGATATTTCCACACCTCTGGGTCATCCAAATCGATTTCAAGATCATCATCATCTAAAATACGATAATGGTATCGCTTATTACCGATATAAACGATAGGGATTCTCTGTTCGAGGTCTTCTACGAGTAGAGAGAGGAGAAATTCCTTCCACGCACCGTAAGGTGGTGAGGGGAATATGTATTCCGCACGTTGTTTGATCTGCTCGCCGAGTCGATCGATGGCTCCTTTATAGCCACCATTTTGTTCCTCGAGAATGACAACGAAAAGCATCACTTCTGGTCTATTTAATAGCACATTGATTGCTCGATGACTCCACCAATCATGCTTCTTCGTGAAGATAGTAACGTACATCCACTTCTTCTTCTCCATCTTTGTGAGAGGTGGTCTACACACACACACAAAATGATTTCTTTGCTTGTGTGTTTCTTGCGTGAGCTATTGAGGGCATTGTTGTTTATCATCGATATCGTATGTGGAATATTCATGCTGTGGCTCTTTCTGATGATCTTGGCGTGCGGTGTTTTCGGTGCAGCATTGATCACAGACAATATTGTCTCGGGAAAGCTTTGTGAACCAGTCTATTGCGATGGGAGAGTGTTCTGGAGCATGGTTGCGATCACTATCTTCCTTATGAACTGGTACATTGGCGTGTATTTGGCGCTCAAAACCTGTCCTGATTTGCCGTGGCAAACTATCCTGGTGATGGGTATCTGTGTGGCTGGCCCCCTTCTGGTCGATATTTGGATGGAGCACATCAAGGAGAAAATCGACGCTGTCTGTATGTGGATGGACCATTGTCGAGAGCAGTGTCGTGTTGAGTGTACGCGAGCTGATGATGAAGAAGAAGAGAATGCATATTTTTCTATTGCCTAAGTAAGACCACCTTCTCACACATTGCAATGGAAACAGTGCACGTGAGACTGCTTAGCATGCCGCTGTGCACAGTGACGGAGTTGAAGGCTGTTAAAACACTGGTTGACCAAGAGGGTTTCAATCCTGTGAAGATCAAACGCATGGATTTATGGCCACTGACATCTCTATGCATCCTTCTTCACTTTGAGAGGGGTTCTCTTGAACACCCCTACTATAAAGAATGGCGGCATGGACCTTGCGATGTCAGGTACGTCGATCAACGTCTCCAAATCATCCTTCCACCTATTCCATTGGCAATTTTGGTACCCGAGCATGAGCAGGTGGACGATAGCCCTATGGCAACTGTTGTTAGTCCTCCCCTCGGACATACTCCTGAGTTCTCAAGAGTGGGAATCGCACTCCCTGGCACCACTGGCTTACACCATATAACTTCTTGGGTCGGTACATCGATGACCAGTGATAGCGTTGACGCGGAGTCAGTGTCTATACCTCTGATCATGCAGGGCAATCGCCTCTCAGGTCGCTACCGGATGGACGCAAACGGTATGCCATCACGTTCACTACTACAATCAGAGTCAGTGACCGTCCCTGCGAGAACGATAGGCACCCTCCCAGGCCGCTACCGGATGGATGCGAACGGTGTACAATACATAGGGTAGGTGGACTACCCCCTGTGGTAGCCTATCCTTCCGAATCGGAGATGTTGTTTTCCTCTCACTCTCACATATACAACGCAAGGCAAGATGAGTGCAATTAAGATTATTTTCGATGGAGAGTTGAACCTAGTAGAGATCTTGGATCCGAACACGACGTTCGATTATCTGGTGAGGACGTATCCCAATGTTTTGTTCCAGATGGTTCGTCACGTGAATCAACCAACCGTGGTGTACTACAACTCATTCGTGCAGGATCTTGGCCCGATTTATCAAGAAATGATTGACAAGAAGGAATCGGCGCGTCACGTAAACGTGATAAAGATCCCTACCGAATGTCCAGATGGTTTCTTTCTTGTCAATCGTCACCTCGATAGACCTCGATTCAAGGAACTGATTCAATTGACCGTTTATCGTTATGAAAAGAACCCGGAGAAGTTCATCATCGATAACGCTACGGACGAGAAGAAGATGCTTGTTGTGCGCACCAGCACCAAGCCTAAAGTGGGTCCTATCTATTTCGTCAATTACCAGGCTACGCACAATAGCGCGATTACAGGTGACTTTGAGACTATCCGGACTATCTCGTACCAGCTTCGAGATCTCACTGAATTGGATGCTGCTGTGGACGAGTTCTTCTTACTGCTGCTCAAAGCCCGTGATATGAACGATGATGAATACAACCTGGCAATCAAAGAAAAGGGTGCGATCGATAAACTCGAGTGTACGCTCTTTGATATGTTTTTGGAGGAGTGTCGTAAAGTCATGGAAAGCTTCCCTGAGTTTCTGCTCTGTCCTACCCATCATAAGGGGATGAAGATCAAGCGTTTGCAACCCAGCAACAAGAAACGTCGTTGGGTTGCAGCTTTCCCAAAGGTGGACAAAGAGTGAGTAGCCACACACACACAAATAAGGTGTAAGATGCCAGGTTACCAGAGAATGTGTGTTTCTAAGTTCTGTAAAGAAATGAAGATTGAACATCCAAAAAAACAATTCTCATGCGTTTCTCACGTATATCGAACCTTGTTTCCAGAAAGCAGCCCACCACCTCGAGTCTTCGATGACAATGAATCTGATACCAAATGGCAAATGGCCATTAAGATATTTCAGGACACCGATTCTAACTACCGCCATCAAGTAAACGATCTCTATCAGTTGCCGCAATGGAAATGGTATTTAGTTGTCATACAACTACAACGACTGCCAATAGCATCGCATTATACCCAGGATGGAGCATCCGTGTTCTGGCCCCATCCTTATGACGATATAGAGATCGTTCGTGCCCTGGTCATTCTGCGTTATAAGGGATATCCATATGACATCTGTCACCAACTTCTTCCTTTTTTAGGGGCATGTAGGGTGACAGTTGCCACAAAAAATGCCGGAATTCAATCTTGACGGAAAACAACATGAATTTTTCATCGCAGGAAAGCAGTTAACCTACGAGGAGCTCATCAAAGACGACCTTGCGTTACAGCTAATCGTGACAGCTGCTGGTACCAATGTCTACTACATGTCTTTCGTGCGAGACATCAAACCGATCATGGAATCGTTGCGAGCATCCGACGTTCAAACCCGTTACGTTCCTTACCGTGCACTGGATGGCTCTATCTTGAGAGAGATCGAGCATAGCACGGATTTTTTCTACTCTGCCAGTGAAATTATTCCTCCTCTTCCAGGGGATCGATTTCCGGAGCTGAGGATCGTTGTTTTGCGTAAGATCGAGCAGAATCCTATCGCATATATCAAGAAGAAAGCTAAAGAAGACGAGACGTGGCGTGTTTACACGAAAATCGATTTGTTGCCGAAAATCCACCAGGAATTGGACGCCACGCATGTCATCGAAACCCCTTCAACGGAGGTATTGAATGGAAACCCTGGCTTGTGTATGATCAAGTTCTCTGCGCGTGATATGTCCCAGGTGGACATTGCATATCATCGTGTGCTTAGCAACCTGTTAATGTGGTCGACTGACGTAAATGCTTCGCTTGGATGTTCAGTTCCTGTCGGGGAAGCGGAGACGATCGTTTACGATGAAATCAAGCAACTTTTCAACCTGTTTCCTCAATTTCAGATGACGTCCTGGTCACAAGCGCCCGGCAACAGCGAACTCTACATGCTCCATGCATGCAAGACGGTCATCGCTCCTGCCCTCTACCTGAAACGTCGCTGGGTTCCGCAACCCATCCCTGAGGAGGAGGGGGACAAGAAACAGAAGGCGGTCTAAGTAAATCATTTTCTTTCCCAGACATAGACCTCTCTCTCACACCTCACAAACACATATAAAATGCCGGGCTACATTCATGATGGTAAACCACACGAGTTGGTGATCGTTGGGAAAGAACCTGTTAGTTATGTCTTTGTTGAAAATGATATCCTAATCACGGTAATGACGACCAATGAGGGGACTAAAGTGTATTACCAAGCGATTCTGATTAGCTTCTCCAGAGTGCTCGAAGAGATGCGTGCGAGTGAAGAATCCCAACGTGATTTTATCTTGGACACCAAACGCCTGGACGCTTCCGACCTGAGTTTGACGCCGGATTTCTTTGGGATTCTTGAGGGTCCACATTATCTTAAGGACCACCCAGATTTGCGTAAAATCAAGCTCTGTCGCATTACCGATGATCCCTATGGCTACATCAAACGACACGCAACGGATAAGAAGCAGACGTGTTACGTGCGTAAATCAATACTGTCATCATTATGTACGGCCTTAGGTGATACCCATGAAATCAGACGTATGGTTGATCATACCGGCGATGCCGTAGAGGTGACGTTCATGTTGCATGATTCGGCTCCAGTTGATGCATTCTATCAGGAGACATTCCATCAACTGCTGGATCGTTCGCGCGAGGTGCAGCAAACTCCTCTCTTCGATGTGCATATTCATGGTGTCACTAATCGTCTGGAACCTCTGCTTCGGGCTGAAATGGAGAAACTCCTTCAGATGTTCCCAGAGTTCGAGAAAGAGAAAAATAATTGGTGGAGACGATATCAAGACCATGTCATTGTCACCGTGCAATACGCAGAAGCACCAGCGAATCTGATGAAACGTCGTTGGACGGTGGCATTTGTTGAGGCAAAGAAAGAATGATTGCTTACTTAAGTAAATCAGTAAAAAAAGTGGTCCACATCACATCATTAGTTGCCCAATACTTGTCACGCAAATCATTAAAGGTTAAATTCAATGTGTTACAGTAATCTTTCGAGTCCTTCAATTGTCTTTCCATTGCCATGATTGGCTCTTTCAAAGCCGGATTCACCATACCCCTCCATTGACACAGACAGCCCTCTAGGTTATCACAGATGGTCTGTTGCGTCTTATATTGCTGCTTAGCGAGCTCCAGTTGCTGCCACAGATCTTGATGGAATTCTTTCACGTACACCTCCTCAATTTCAACACACTTTGTCACATGAAGATGCTCACGACCAGGTGGACCAGTAAGATGAAGGTTATTCACTCGTGCGTAAGCATCGGCTTTCAAGCTTGCAAAGGTCTTTGACGTCATGTTTGTAGAGTGAGAGTATATATGTGAGAGTGAGCAGTGAAACAACATCTCTGTTTCGGAAGGATAGGCTACCACAATGGTAGGTGGACAATGTTTATCTTAGGCACAAAAGACCGCATCTAGTCGTACTTCTCGACAAAACCGATGGAGAGGAGAGTCTCGTTGTTTTCTTTGTAGTTGATGTAGAAGGTGTCGAACAAACGGAAGGGAATCGCGCCGACCGCCCATTCGCCTTCAGCGTTCTTGACCGCCTTGCCCAAACAGTAGCCATCGTACTTGTCAAGGTTGACCTTGATATCCGGGAGATCGTCCACCTTCAAAATGTACTGACGAGAAGGCTTTCCAGATGCTGTCTCACCTTTAGTCTCGATGTAGGTGGTCAGATCTTCCGCCTTGATGGAGGTGATTCCAGCCTTCACCTTGAGCGCACGCAACACGGTGAAACGAGGATCGATCTTTCCCTCTGCGTTGAGATCCGTCTTTTCGATCTTGTAGTTGATCGATTCCGCCTCCACGACACCCGTCTTCTTATGCTTACCATACAAGAAGAGAAAGTTTCCATTCGTTCCAATTTGCAACAAGACACCAGCTCCTTCGCAATCGACTCCTGGCAAGTTGGCAGTCTGGATGTACTCAGCGACAGGGGCTTCGGCTTGCACGATAGGTCCTGGAACCTCGACTTGCATGACAGTATCTTCGGCAGACATTTTTTAAGGTTTTGGTTTGGTTTGTGAGAGAGGGAGACAGGTGTGGGAACCACAGAGAGAGAGAGGGGGACAGGTCACAAATACCATGGACGCTGTCGTTGTGTCGGGTCTGCCGACAATTACGCCTGGATTCTTCTTTTTCTTGAATGAATGGCTAGATTACCGTCTTTACGACGAGGATTTTCTTGCTACGATTGATCCGGATGCACTCAATCGACGTGGAGGATTACCAATGTATATGTTCCTGGATTCAGGATGGTTCCCACGCCATATGGTTGGTCATCTGATCCCGAAGAAGAACATCAACTTGGTGACGGATAATCTTTGGACACCGTTGTCGGTGGCGGTGAGAAATTACCAAGATACTACCCTGATTCAAGCATTGTTAGCTGCTGGTGCTACTCCAACTGAAGAGCTCCGGAGTCTTGTTCCAGGGCTCTTTGATAAGCCTATGCCTTACACCCCCACCCCACGCACGGTGTCTATGCAGTATTGTACGGTGGGTGATGGGAAACGAAACCAGGAAATCGAGATCGATTTATCATCACCAGGGGATGGGAAACGAATGGATGCCTTTGCTGCAGTCTTGGGACAACATTTTCGTGGAACTCGCTTTGAACACACGATGATGAACTCCAACGTGTATCGCAAATGGCACCTATATAGTAGCCATGAACTTCAACCCCCAGTGCGGGACAATTGGCAGCCACGGCAATCCTACATCCTAGCCTTTCATGCCATTCGTAAAGCCAAAGATAATGTAATCATTGCGCATCAGATGGTCGTGAATCTCATCCAAAGTCTCTTCCATTCCTATCGACGCTTGAAAAGCACATGGATTCATTCCGTCGATATGGTGATCATGACCTTTGCGAATGAGTTAGATAACATGCTGATCATGATGGCATTAGAGGAGTTGATGCAAGCTGAACATGAAACCCTCACCCATGTCGATGGAATGTGGAAAATGAGAAAGTTTGGGTTGCTCTCCAAAGAGATGATTCGCATCGAATTGTGTATTGCGAAAGGGTACAAGTTTGTTGGTTATGATGGTGATTATCTTTACTTTACGTCTTCTTCTTCTTCTTAAGTAATGCCGTCTTTATATTTTTGTTCCGCTAATCGATCACCTGGTCTACATATCAACCCGATATGCGAGTGGGGTGTGAGTGAAGAATTGGATTCCACATATAAGTACTGACGCCGAATTCCTACCAGAAACGGGCGCAGAAGGATGCATACATCAGGTGGCAACAAGTTCTTATATCGCAGCAGAACCCACGCACGTTGTAGGGTCATATCGTGCGGATGAGGCCAGAACAAAGACGCTTCAAATCCATTGTATTCGACACACCCTGGTTTTTCCGGATGCATGTCGATCACCAAACGATACCATGCTCGCTTTGGAGGGGAACTCATCAGTTCTTGTCTCTCCTTCTCTAAGTCCCCCATCTTAGTCGAAAAATGTGCGGAGATGACGACAGAGATCAGTGGTGAGTTTCCACACGCTGCTTGGTTTATAGTTGAGATAGCAGAAGATGACCATGAGTCGGATCACACTGTGATCACCATCAATGGGCCAAAAAACAGATGCGCCGAACCTATTATAATCAGCCGCAGTCGGACAGAAAATAGGTAAATTGTATGTGAAATGATACCAATTCCACCGTTCACCGCGCATAAGCTTCTCACAAGCTTCACGATATCGTTTATGATCTATCGTTACGATCCGGTTCACCTCCTTGATTCGATCAGGCTCAATGACCGGCAACTTGAAGAGTACACGCGCACAATCAGCAAAGTCCCTGAACCTTTTGGTAGGAGTATTTATGTCGAGTTGCTCACAGTAATCGTCCAGTTTATACTCAAACTCCGTCCTACAAGATACTCGTTGGGTTCGAGGCATTCCCCGGTATGTATATGTGACTGTCCACCTTCCTCACATATATACTCCACGTTTGCAAACATGTCGTCTACGGTTCGCGTGATCACGTACAACGTGCTGTCCTCGGCGATGTCTACACCGGAACATTATCCAAAATGTGATCCTGAAATTCTCGATCCTGAGTTCCGACTCAGGGCGATCTGTGAGCATTTGAAGTACGAGATTCGAAGCCTGTCGATCATCTGTCTCCAGGAGGTTTCTATCACCTGGGCTGCGAAGTTGACGACTTTCTTTCATGAGCGAAAATACCACTTTATCGTCACCAATTACGGTACTCGTTTCAATGGCTACATGGGAGTAGCCATCGCTTATCCCATGAAAGCGTTCATACTCATGGACGTGCAAATCATCAATGTTGCCGATACAAAGAAAGGAGGCTGGGGTCCTCCAAAACCCACTGTCCCCCCTCCCACTACATTAGTCCCTGTACCAAAGAAGTCTACCACGGAGATCTTCAAGTTAGGGTTTGGATTGCTTTGGTTAGGGTTCGCCAGTATGTTCGGTGTCAAGCGTGCATTTACCATAGAGATGCCAGAGAAGCGTGTGGAAACCCCCTGGACGATGGCTCGATACAACTTTAACCGAGCGATCATCTTGCGTCTGCGAACATTCGACGATATCGAATTTCTGATATGCACTCATCACCTTCCGTGCATGTTCCATGCCCCATCGGTGATGAGTATCCATACTGCCATGTATTTCCAGGCGATTCATGAGCTGTCCAAGGGAGAGGTACCGGTGATTGTTGCAGGGGATTTCAACTTCAAACCGAACAGTCCTCAATATGCTATGGTCACCAGAGGAGATTACCCGCATGGTAAGATTGTCGATCCAGCTGATCCGGAAACCGATGGTAAAGAGGCAGCGCCACCTGAACCAGCGTATCGGGACGATCCATTCAGGTTGGAAGTTCCTTGTGTGATGAGAAGTGCGTACAAGGAATTATGTGGACGAGAACCGGAATGGACGGTGAAATCGTTCACGGAGCGCGATAAGAAACTGTTCCAAGATACGGTAGATTATGTATTTTTCCAGACTGGAAAGCAAGCCAGTATCAGTGTGGTCAGTGTTTTGCATCATGGACATGAGACAGATAAGGAGTTAGGTGGAAATTCACTGTCCTTGCCAGGTCCTTGTCTTCACTCGGATCATGTGATGATTGGTGCAAATTTTTCTTTGGTTGCCTTATAAGTATAAGCATACACATAAAATGCAGGGAGCAGGACATCAAACAGCGCCATCGTCGCCACCAAGAAGAGTCGCAACGCACACCGAAGTCGAAGTCATCGAGCATTTCGTGCCACATCTAGGTCCTGAACCGGATCCGCGAATACTCGAAACCGCTACCTTCCATGTATGGTTGATTACTGGAGCAACCAGAGAGCGTTTCGGAAGGTTAGCGTTAAGACGATGGGACCCAGCTGAAGACCCAAACGCATACCATATATATCTATCACAAGCAAATCCACGAATGACCACTGGGCATATAGAAGGTCGTCTGTTAGCGTTGGCTGTTGACCGATATCCCTTCTTTAGTACTCCAGGAATGCGTCTGAATATCTACCTACCGATAACAGCACAACAACAACAACAGGAATTACATTTTCAGCTTCCTCCTGATATGGTGATCGATGAAGTCCAGGATCCAGAGAGCCATTGGTGGAATATCTTCCGAAACTTCTCACTCACTAGGGGAATCGTAGCGGAATTGGAAGGGCACTTGAGCTATCGGTTGGTACGAGTAGGAACACAGGTCGTACCAGAAGCCGGACCAGAACCTATGATTGGACTCGTATTTGTCGGTCCCCTCTAGTGACCCTTACTAGTATAAGCATCCCTATCTAATTCATTTTCATTGTACAATATCTTGTCTAATGCACGCGTAAACCACCCATGTAGACTTGACTTTGGTAAGGTAGACCGTCTTCCGAGACGTGGAATTATATCCACAGAGGAGAAGATGAACACAAGCTGGATACGATCGTAGATGTACAAAAATACCTGCATCCATCGTGGGTTGAGCTTGAAAGTGTAAATGTCCTGCCGTTGATAGATGATAAAATCCTTGTTAGCAGCAGGATGATAACGAAGCATTTCGTATATATTTCGCACCGCACGATCAAAACTCCAATGTTTCGATGATGCCACGTATCCCAATGAATAGGCTTCACCTGAGACATACACGTCGAAACGAAATCCAGCCTTTGTCAGCATACCAAAGTACATAGGTTCAGCACATCGGCACATGACATCGCTGCGAAACAGGTTCCTATGGACCCCAACCTCGCTAATTAAGCGTTTAATGATCAGTTGATTGTTCGTCAGACCAAGAACGTTGTTCCACATGAGTTCCCAGTCGGGTTGACGATGATAAGGGTTGATAGTATCGAAAGCGCGGTTATACATACGTCCAAATAGCCTCGCGTCACGGTAATATTGACAATACCCATAAAAATTGATTTCTCGGACCCTCACGCCAGAATCGAGCAGTAAGGTGATGATCTTCAGTCGTGTTTCGGTCATCTTTTCACTTTGCTCCTTACTCGATGCTTGAAACACCCTATCTAGTGCATTGCTATTATGGTCCCAATGACATCCGCGATTAACATCCGCTCCAAGCTTGATCGCACCATACACGAGCTCATAGTACTCTCGAGAACATGCCTTCTGCAAGAAAGTTATACCGAACTCCACTGATTCATAGTCAATGTTGTAACCATCGAAGGTAACGAGATGCTGCAATCGGTCCAACCATAGCTGTTCATCATTGGTATAGGGAGAACTGATATCATCAATAAGACTCTCCATCGTGTGTGCCTGTCTCCCATCTTTGCTACCCGTGTGTTTTTCAAGGTATACCAAAAAAAAGCCCAGTAAATCCTGTGGATTTCGAAAAATACGCTTTTTTCACTGTTTTTTTCTCTGTCTCCAGAATTTCCTTCCCCACCTCTTCTACCCCCTCATCTACCGCGGTAGTAACTCATCACCTACCACAGCCGAGGCCCAGTGAATCCTGTGGATTTCTAACTTCATTTTTAAAAGTGAAAAGTTCATTTTTTCGTGAAAAATTGAAAACAACATTTACCCTCAAGATTCACTGGGCCTCGGCTGTGGTAGCTACTTTCCTCCCCCTCTCGAGAGAGAGAGTCACAAACAAAGAATGATGACCAATTTTGACCGCTTCATGATCAACTTGTTGATGTTCGAGAGAGGTAACATCTCGGAACGTTTCGTGCAACATGTGCGGTTAATCCAACGTCAATTGTTGCCGGAAGCAGGTGATTACATCGAGTTCGGAGAATGGCTCATTCATTGTTGCCAACCCGGTATCGATACGTTGAATTATGCGCTGTTTCATCACTTGACGAACGGATCCGGCCCTTTTTATCCGGAATTAGGAGAGAAATGGGCCCTCAAGCTAATCGAGGCTGGAGCGAACATCAACGCCTGGAATCCACAACAAATCTACACCTCCTTTAGCGATCCAGAGTACACCTTACTCCATCATGTGATTCGCGAAAAGGACACCGCCCTGCTCAATTGGGTACTTGCCCACGGGGGGGACATCAACTTCGGAGGGCCGAAGATGCACACTCCTCTCTTTCGCTGTGTCGACCGCAAGGATGTTGAGTCGACCGAACGAGCGTTGCAATATGGTGCGAAATTGACCATCCCTGTACCAGAAGGATTAGACGAAAAAGCGGAAAAACGTAACGCTCTGCATTGTATCTTGTCATGGGATAAGGGTCAGTACACCGAAGAACATCTCCAGATGCTCGCACTTCTGTTGGAGCATGCTACACCGATCGATCTCGAGTTCGAGAATGAGGACGGACAGACCCCCCTCGAGGCTCTGATTGACGATATCGTGTACGAGTTCCTCTGTCTCCGTGCTAAACGTTGGGTACCAGACGAAAGCCAAACGAACGGACACATTCTGACCGTTGTTGATCCTACTCCGTCTGTCAATGGAATGGCAATGATGCGTCTCTTTCTCAAGCATGGTGCGGCTATCCGTGAGGATAAATACTCCAAGGAAACGATCCCTGAATCTGGTCCTGACAGTGTGTTGAAGATGTGCGGTGCAGCTGAGGTGCTTCGTGTTGCTATGGAAGAGAGAGAAGTGTTGGTGACTGGTGTTGTTGCGATGACGATTACTTAGACGTAAAGAGAAAGAAACCACCATCTACAATGATCAGCTTTTTCACCCACCTAATCGCTTTCTCGTCGATAAACACTTTACCCACCGGACCAACAATATGGGGGTAAATTTGTCCCTCCTTGCCTTGCCATTCCAGCGTACCTCCCTCCTTGATAAGGTCCTTCTTCACGCGGATCAAGCAGTAAGAATCATCGACAACCTTCTTCGAATGACCATAGTCTCGCTCGTAGATCTTTTGGATGGTATTTGGCAATTGCTGTTCGGTAGACAGATGAATTCTCCCCTCTGTGAGCTCAGCTGCGGTTCCATAGATCCCAGTCGTCATCTGTCGCCAGTACGCTCCCTTGTGTAAGACCTTAAAGATGGACATCCTCCGTGTGTTTGTGGTTCTCTCTCTCTCGAGAGAGAGGGGGGGTGACAGAGACACACACATATATTCTCAAAGATGACCACCGAAGTAGTACCCCCGGTGGATGTGATCAAGGCGCAGCTGGATAAACTTCGAGATTATGGCAAGAGCACTGAAGCCGAACGATACATCGTCTTGCGAGATATCTCCAGTAATATGTCTTCGTCGATTGAAGGTCGACGATGCTATGTTACGCTCGGTGTTATACCGATCATGATGAAGCTCCTGACCTGTAATTTATCTATTCAACTAGAAGAATTCGTGTTCCATATCATCAAAACGGTGGCTCGTTACTTCCCAGAGAGAGTAATGACAGCTGGATTCATGGAATATGCGATCGAGAAGCTCAAGAGTTGTCCCTTTCCGCTCCACGAACGAATGATCTGTGCTATTCTGGTGGTTATTCTGGATCATGATCCGTGGCTCTATCGTCGGGAATTTCGGTATCTCCAAATCGAGGGGGCCATTCGTAACTTACGCGCGAATGTGTACCGTTTTCGTCTTCAGGAGAAGCTTAAGGAACCGTCTGCAACAGAGATTTATTGTCATTGGTTGTGTTCGTTATTTAAGCGTTCATAGATAAAACGTAAACAAACGTGGTATTGGCCATAATATAGATCGTCCGTCATACAACATAGCCTTCAGAAGCCAATACAATGAAGGGTCGTTGAGTGGATTTCCCGACATATACAACCATGTAATCACTCTCTCTGCTTGATTTTTAGCATACTCACGAGTCGTTGTCGGTAAGATGTCCTTCATACGTGCTATTGCCGTCAAATTGATCACTGTCGTCCTCTTCAGATGTTTGAGCAATGCAACTGCATCCAGAACCTCGTTGAACATATAAGTTTGCTTGATGATGATCGACAGGCTGAATTTCCAGTAGCGTGAAGCATCGACGTAATCTGGAGCCTTACTGAAGAGCACATTCTCTGCATCCCATATACAATCAATGTCGATTTTGATGGCAACATTGGTACGATCTTTTGACGTAACCTGGAGATTGTTCGGACATCCATAGTAAGGGTGGAGATCCTTAGCGTACACCAGAAAATAAGAACCTTTCAGCGATTTCACGTATACCATATCCCGACTCGAATATTGCACGATAATCACCGGTACATTGTGCATATCGACCTTCTCATCCATGAAGTAATAGGCCGACCATATATTGATGGTATACTGATGAGATTGAGTCAATCCCATCTTGTGTGTGTGTGTGCAGAGTAGAAAAGAGGTGGACAGGCGTATATTTATATCGAATTAGCAAACATCATACGATAATAAACCACTTGAAGTTCTTTTTTCGCCTCCGTACGACGCACCATATCTGCATAATCATTGGGACCAATATACTCCCTCCAATCTGGAAAATCATCTGGTGGGATGTCGTGAACTTGCGCTACATCCATGAAATGTATCTCCTTCCTTAGATCATCCAGGATCTCGCGTGGAATAGGGTTACGTGTTGACCACATGTTCACTGTTTGACGATAATGCGTTTCATCCAATCGAAAGACATCCCTAGCTTCTGATGCATCCACTCCGTTTTTACTGATCACGTCAGCAATGTTGACGTATCTTTTCTTAGGATGAGGATCCTGTAGTAAAGCTGCACGTACAAGCAGAGTAGCCTCCTCGCTTTTGAGGTACGTCAGACGCTCAATGCTATTACAATGTTGAAGCATGGTGTATGTGAGGGGGGGGGGAGACAACAGAGACACACAAAAAGGAAGGTTTACGGGTATACGCAAAAAAAACACGCACTCTCACGCAACAGCAGCTTGGTTGCACACAAGCATGATTTCGTTCGCTAACAGCTGAGGGTCCACGCAATTGGAGAAATTGCGGAACACAACACGATGATTCGTCTCGGCCAGAGCGGTAAACTGATCGATCGCCGTTTGGTGATTCTGGTCACCATATTGACAACCAATCAAGATGACACAGACATAGGCATCCTTGTCTTTTTTCAAGATCTCCATGAACTCTTTCAGATCATCGGCTTCACCATCCGTGATGAGCGTCACCAACTTGAGTGGTTGTTTACTAGCATCCTTCTCCGCAAACTCATCGATGTAGTTGAGCAACATAGTGTTCCATCCAGGAACGATTTCCGTCGCACCACCGAAGTGAATCTTGGCCCACATTTCCTTGAAGTTCTTCGGATTTACATCTCCGAGCACCTTGGCATGTCCTCCAGCAAAGGTGGTGACCATGACACCTCCTCCATCCTCCTCGTCTGCTCCTGCTGTGTCCAGATCCGTGAGTTGTTCAACAGCCATGAGGAGAGCTTCACGTGCAAGCTGTTTGCGGAGGATTGGATGACCCTCCTTACAAGGCCAATCCATGCTGCCAGTAGTGTCCAAGAGAAGCATAGTCTCCGTTCCCTTCAGCGCTCGTTTTTCCGAAAATCCAGAATTTGACAGGAAAACCACCTCAGCAATGGGGACCTTCTCTACCTCAGCAGTAGGGACCTCAGAAAGAGACGTCTTCTCGATACTAGACACCACAGTTGCGACCGGATAAGACATGTTTTTGTATGTAGGAGTTTGATTTGTGAGGTCAAAGAAAGGGACGACAACCAGAGGAGTGGTCTATATCTCCCCTCTCACATATATAGGATGGCTGACCCTGCAGAGTTCGCTGTGCATAGACACGCTGATGGTACCTTGGAAGACTTTATCGTAGACCTTCCACCATACTTCGCAACATGGAAACTAGCTGGATATAGGAGAGCAGGGGTCTGTCTAGGGGGTCCGGACGACAACTTTCTCTTCTTGATTTCCAAGAATGGGAAAGCAGGAGTCCCTTACGTTTTCATCGAGACTGAGGATACGATTGACAAGAAATTGGATCCGCGTGCTGCTGCATTGCGTGCTCTGAAGGACCAAGCCGGAATCATCCTAACGGTTGATCAATTGACAACTTCAGTCAGAACCGAAGTATCTCCGACTTTTGGAGTGGCGGATATCTTCTTCATCGTCAAACTCGATAATCGCGTGGACGTCAATTTCGGTACATCTGATCTACATAGTGGTTATCGATGGGATAAGGTGACGCGCACACCTAATACAGGGGAATGGATTCTTGCTGCTTATAAGCATCAGGTGTCCAATGAAGACGTGCGCTACATCAGCAAAAACGTGATGTTTCTTGAAGAGAAAAAGTTTCTTTGTTAAGCTAAGGTTACACATTACAATGGACATATTTCACACACCCAATTGGGATCTAAACTAAACGACAATGTTACCGTTGTTTCGGTATAACTTTCGATGTTGGGCACCAAACCAGATCGTAATAACGTCTTGCTTGAACTATGACCGATAACCGCCTCCAGATAGGTGAACACTCCAGGTCCAGAATGGACAGCAATCCCATTCCCATTCATCGGAGACGATGTCCCCCAACTACCCTTGGCTTGTAATTCGACGTAGGAGAACCAGAACTTTACCAGCGAATTCGGTACAGGATAGAACAGAGCTTTCAGAGAGGTATAATCGGTATTCCCGTCATTAATTCGACGGAGGGTATATGTCTGTCCGACTGTTAAATAGGCCTCCTCGTGAGGTCCAAACCAATTGAGAAAGTGGAGGTGGCCAGCATTGAATGATTCTCTTGAAGGTGTCCTAGTCATGGTGCAGAATGGTTCGCGTTGATGCTCTACTTTATCTAGTTTGGTCTGGGTGGTCCAGAAACGTTCGTGCGCATGTCCCATCTTGAACAGATGCCCAATTTCGTGGCGAGCAGTGATGATATTACCGATGATAGGAACGTGACTCCAGGCACCCTCGATGTAACGCAACATGAGTTGAGCGGTAGTTTTCCCCATTTCGGTAGTCCACGAACCGATGAGGTGGAAACGATTGCGGGACATGCGAGGAATGAAGGAAGACATCCCATTGATTACTTCATCGGCTGCTCCCTTTGAAGCGCTTTGTACCTCAAAAGTCATTTGTTTGGTATGATTCAGAGGTGGCATCTGAACATACACTATTCCCTCCGCCAACACCTTCGGTGGCAGCGCCTGGAAGATATCATCGACATGGAATCGCTCTTCTTCTGCGAAAACATAGCTATCATTACTAGGATCAATGGTGTAATTAAACCCTAACGCGAGCTGATGAGCAACATGTGTGATATTACGAAGTCGCTTAGCGACGCCGCTACAAACAACGAATAGGAGAAGTGGTAGGAGTAATTTATAGAGCATAGGAGTAATCAACAACAACTTTATCAGGTTTGTCTTCCTCGATGATCAAGTCAGAGACCAACTTGAACAGATGGCAAGCAAGCGGCTCTCCCTTTTCCTCATCATCTCCACCGAACGCTAGAATCTCTTTGACCAAGATATTGAAGGCCTCCGTTGTAGCCATTTGCTTGATTTCTCGATCGCATCGTTCATGATGTTCTTTCACCTTCACTCCTGGTCGAGCCACTGCTTGGATGACCCTGACCTTGTTCCCTTGCGCGAATCCTGGATGGAACGCTTTAGGGGAATAATCGCAGACTACGAACTTACCAACGCCAATGTAATTGACAACATCAAATTCCTCTACCTTAGTAACAGGAGGATAATAGCTCGGTTCTCCACCGAAGTAGGCCTCTCCTTTAGTCTCCTTGCGATACTTGAAGGTAAGTTCCTTCTCTTCTTTCTCCGCTAATCGCTGCTTTTTAACCACGTTCGACATTTTTTTTGTTGTTTGTGAGAAAAAAAAGACACAACGACATCACAGCTTCGGAAGGATAGGCTACCCAGTGGTATTGACGGTTACTTTATTTAAAATAAGATTTCAAACAATGGAGTTTCATTTCTGCTTCACTCATTTTCGCACTCTTCGGTACACACAACGCTCGCACAACGTCACCAGCCCTCTGTCCCCAGATGTGAGGCTGGTTAGAAAACGGACCAAAATTAAGTGGATCATGTTTGGATACACGTCCATCAGCGTACATATCCAGTCGTTTCTTGATTTGTTTCTCGTACTCCTTCTTCGTAAGATACGATACGGGAGCCATACAAACGAAAATTTGCAGGCGTTTCGTATCTTCCGGAGCGGTCTTACAGTACTCAAAACTGGTATGGAAGGTTTTCGATAACCATAACATACAGTCCCCCTCCTCGAGTGGGATACGTTCCGGAAAGAGGCCTTTGAGCTGAAGAAACTCTTGCACAGCTGGACTTCCAACGTACCAGTTCTTCTTCATTTTCTTCATTTTCTTCTCATCAGTAACCCCACGATTTTTCTCCTCGAGCTCAGCTTCTGCAATGCGCAACACATCGGCATGGTACTTGTGCGAACCACGCACAACCGCAAAACAATGTCCATCAATCGGTTGGTTGGTGAACGAAAAACCACCTTGCACACTTCTGTACCCTCCCGGCACATCTAAAGTGGTCTGGTCGATATGAGTAGGGCTCAATTCGAGATTTTTTTCGCGCCAATCCTTCAGGTCTTTGTACTTGGGACGTACGTTCTTCTTGGAAAACGAAGTTCCGTCATTGCTGCAAATGAGCTTCTCAGTCCCGTGCAATTCATCATAGATATGTTTTCCGGACATTCGACAATCAATCGATGCTCGCGTGTAGCCCACATTGTAATGCTGAAACAGGTTCTTGGTGGTAGGGGGCATGCTCTTCAACCACGTCTCCAATTCATCACGTTTAAAGCGTCCATTGGTCAATTTTTCCATGTAATCCATGAATTCACCGTAGATAAATTCGCACACGCTCTTCGGTAAAGCCTTACGAATAACCACAAACCCATCTCGATCGAGCGCCTCCCACATCTTTTCGCGAGACATAGGCGAAACAGGTTTGGATGCTAGCCATTCTTCCACCGGATTGAGCTTGTTTTCCTTAATCCACGTTTCAACAGGGTCCACTTTCTCCTCAGTTAACCACGCGTTTATCATCTCCTTATCCATGCGTGCACGTTTAGTCTCCTCCTCTTCCATCTTCTGCGTTTGTGAGAAAGAGAGGGACAATTTCGGAAGGATAGGCTACCACATATACTAGCGGGTAGCCTATCCTTCCGAAACTGAGATGTTGTTTACTAGAGAAAATCACAAATCAAACCAAACACCTAAGAAGATGTCTGAATCACCAAGCAAGAAGCAAAACATGGAGAAGGAAGACGCTATCGACGTAATCTCATTGATCGATTGGTGCGTAAACAAACCAGTTTCCACTGCGATTAACCATGATACCGGAGTCCCTCTTACGGAAGAAGAGTTGGCATTAGAATTCCCTGTCAAGCAGTTCGCGTTTGCTATGGATGACGTTCAGGAACAATACGTGGAGCAAGATTGGAACGTCACTGTTACCATCGGTGGACTATTGAAAATGATTCATGAATTCTACGCGTCGCCAATTACCGAGGAACACCGGACGTACTTTGGGCCCTTCTTCGAGGAGAAATACACCGGAGGGGAAATGCTGGGCTTCACGAAGTACCTCGATTACCTTACGGGCGGAAAGGATAACATGAATGTCATCTTCACCGGTTTTTCAATGCTCGATGATGCAAGCGAGGGTGCTCGCCGCACACTTATTCTTGACGTTGAACCTGCACCAACTGCATACGATGTCATTCGTAATGTGGAATGGGTCATGACGGAACTTCCTTCTACCGCAATCAGTGTGCAAACCAGAGCACCTCTTACCGAAGAGGACTTGAAGTTGACGTTTGCCATCAAGAACATTGCGTTTCTTCTCCATGCTGATGAGGACGATGAGGGCGAGGGCGAGGACCTCTACGAGGAACAGCATTGGAACCTCCCGGAGCTGACGGTGGGTGACTTTCTCCAGAAGGTGTACGATTTCTACCAGTCGACTGTTGATGCGCGTCACCTGGTTGGTGCCAAGGTTCGGCTGATGTATCCTGATACGGATATTACCAAGTTCAATACGTACATGGATTATGCTAGAGGTGGAAACTCTGCTCTGAAGGTGTTCTTTGAAGGTTTCTCTAAGAGCGATGATGAGGATCGACGTGTTGTTATCTTTGGAACCACTGACGCAGATGATGTGGAGTAGTGTTTGTTTGTTTAACAGGCTTAAAGTACTACTCTGCATGGATATCTCCAAGCAATGTTTCAATCTTCTCGACACTTTCTTTCGTTTGCAAAAGCTCTACTACACGCACACGTTGCTCATCGGTCATCATGAACAGTTCACGACGTAAATCGTCGATCATAGTTGCCACTTTGGCCTTTCTTGTACGTTTGCGTGTAGGGGGTGGTGCAGCTTCCATCGCACCAAGAACAGCGTGTGGATCAGGTTCGATCTTTACGCCAGTAACTACGTCAGCTACTTTCTTCTTCTTGCTTTGGGAAGGTGCAGGGGTGGTGGTGGTGGTAGCCTCTTCCCCTCCTTCTTCGGTACCCTCTGCAGCCAGACGTGCTTGTTTGCGTTCTTTGCGTTTTTCTCGTTTCTGGCGTTTCTCCTCCTCCGCAGCAACAAATTCGTCTGGGCGTTCGTCACGGAACAGATTACGCTTCGTTTCAACATCAGTGTTGACCGTTTCGAATGTCTTCACTACCTCCTCAATGAGCTTCTGGGCCTCCGGTTCTGCGCCATGGACCTTGTTGTACTCCTTCATAGGAGGCAGCTCCGGAAACATCGCCCTCCAGAGGTTACTGTGGGTATTAAACCCCGATTTGGGGTATACCAATGGTACGCCTTGCTCATCGAGAGGGGTATCCCAGCATCTCTTACAGGAGTTAGCTTTGCAGGAGGGGCACTGGGTGCAGAGGAGGGTCAGGTCGCACACGACACACTTCGCTTGGATGGTAGCCATGTTAGTTGTTTGTGTCTCACAAACACATGCATGCTACCATATGGTCTCATACGGGTATCGCCTCCCCCTCCTCTGTTTCGGCGGCTACCACGAGGTGGATCATGATGAGCCACTGTTTGCCAAGCATCTCCGCAGGAGAGAGTTTGATGTCCTCATCGTCTTTCGTGTATAGATCAAACAGAGGTACGATGTTGCGTTGCTTCAGACCCGTACAATAGCTCTCAAAATCGATCCCAACATTAACCATCGGATCGAGAGGACCCACCAGTCTTCTTAATGCCACTTTCGAGAAATAATCCAGCATCGAATAGGTCAACATCATGTGGGACATAAGGATAGCCATCGATTCACGAATCGCTTCCGGGTGCTCGCATAACCAGGCGTGGAAGTTAGCAACAACCTGACATGGATTGTTCGGTGATGCTAGACAATTGAACACAAGTTTATCGTAGTACACCGGATCTTGCTTTTGAAGGTTCGCACTGATCAACGGGTCCCAATAGTAGCAGTCCATGTTCGCGAATTCACTAAAACTATCCACAATTAATCCCGACCGAATCTCCAAGATAGTAGCCGACAGACACGCGAATCCGTTAATCGACGGTTCGAGACCAGTGGTCGCTATATGAATTGCTAACACATATTGAGGCATCTTACATATATATATATATATACAACGTATGTGTGTGAAGGTGGACAACCATGGACGACTACTTTGAATCACCAGGGGACAATCGCCCTATTTATCTCCCTCTGAACCGTACTAGTCATGGCCTTTTCCCACGTCAGGATGGTTGTCATCCTGTTTCATGGTCAGATGGACAGAGATTGATTCTACAGCAGATCATTGATCAAGGAGCGGTGGTAAAACTTGGTCATAGGATCCGTCGATCAGGTACTACGTCTGTGTTGTATAGCCTCATGCGTCATTTTCTATCGCGCCATCCTCATCAACATGTATTTATGTTCTTCGCTGTACGAATCAGAGGAGAAATGCACGGTGGTTTTCTTCAATGGCGTTCGGACATAATGGCATGGCAGCGAGCTCAAGGTAACTTGGTCGATTTTGACACGTTTGATCCAGATGTCTTCTTTCTTGAAGAGTACGATACGCGCGACCATACTGTCACCCTCAAAATCTTCGATTATACTCCATTTCAATCTTGGAACCGTTTCCTCCACCCTAAACTGGACACCATCATCATCATCCTTTTCTTTGCTCAGGGAAAAGACAAACTCCCGATACCAGTAGAGCTCGTCCGTACCATATGCGACATGCTCTTCAGGTGGCCATCAAACACCCCTCACACAATTTCGGAACCCCAAGCCAACGACAATGGAGACAGCTCGAACTAAACGACGAAGAAGAGATGGTCAACTTGCGTACCCCGAACTGTTAGCGTTAGAGTGGACACCGACCGAACTAATGGTGTCGAGTGATGATACTTACGGTCTTCGCAGTTGGAATATTACGGAATCGACCCTGTTCGGTATGTTCAAGGAAACAGACATCCACGTCTTATTGACGCCAGTTGATGATATCGTATCAAAAGATAATGTGATTAATGTGTTCTATACGCTAGCATGGTATTATCAGTATCTCAATCCGACGAAGAAGATTGCTATCTATGGACATACCGATGTAGCAGGAGAACTATTAACGTATCGCGATCTGACCTCGGAGACCTTCTTACAGAATACGTTGTATGAATTTACGACTATTGTGTCCGAATCAGCACTGATAGTTGCTTGTAACACTCCAAACACAGTCGTTATTGTGCATTGTTATATCGCAGTCGAACACTGTTGGACCATCTATGTGCATGATAATACCCCATACCAATCGTGGCGTCGTTTCATGCATCCCAACGAGGAAGCGATCGTCTTCTTGCTCCTCTTTGCTCAACATCGGAAGACCCTCCCTCTCCCGAAAGACCTCGTACGGAGCATCTGTGGTATGTTGTTGGATAGTCACCCTGGAGGGGAGGACAGTATCGCACTGGTACAGAAATGTATTCGTCGCCCCTTCATTCACAATTTCGGGTGACCATGGAGGAAGCATTCAAGAGACGTAGGGCAATCGACAGTGTTCGTGTCGATTTGAAGCGTATTACACGCACACGAACGGGAATACAACCTACCGACTCTTGCCTATGGAATACTCGTGATAAAATTGTTCTTGATCATCTGTTTCGATCCTGTATAGACCCTCTAGTTTCGAAAGACAAGAACGGGAACTGGATAAATGCCAATAATGTACATTCGGTGGTCTATACATTAGCATGGCATTATCAGCAATTCCACCCTACAAAGAAGATCATGGTGTTCACGCAGAGCAGTAATATTGGTGATGGGCGGGTATATCTCGATCTAACATCAGATAGTTTTGCGAACGACGAGGCGTATACATATCAGAATACGGTACCTGATTCTGATATAATTGCTGCATGTAAATGTCCTAATACAGTGGTGTTTATACAGCGTAATCTTGGTCAAATAAACTCCTGGCTGGTCTACGTGCATGATACAACCCCCTACGAATCATGGCGTCGTTTCATGCATCCCAACGATGAATTGATCATCCTCTACTTATTGTTCGCTCAACACAAAGGCACCCTCGCTCTCCCGGAAGCCCTCATGCGGTCCTTATGCGGCATGCTTCTCGACGCTGAACGGCTAACGAGCGAGAAGGCGGCTGGCTCACTTGCCATCGTAGAGAGAAGCATTCGGAAAACCAACCCTGATGGTCTACCACAGTGGTAGCCTATCCTTCCGAAACAGAGATGTCATCGTCCCTCTCTTTCTCACAAACAACAATGACTGAAGACCTTACGTGCGCGTTTACCACGCGAAAGCGAGCTGCTCCTCCTCTAACGTTACAACAACGTCTATCAACGAAGGAAGAGGGTTACGAGTGGTTTTGTATGGCGGAAATTGATGCCCATTCTCGCATTGAGCATAAAGTGCGCCACGATCGGATTATGAAAAGACGTAAAGAGAGCGAGAAGAAGGCTCCAAAGAACAAGTTCTACTCGGAAACATTCCCTGAGGATTTCGGACTCTACGTGCGTGTACCTGCGGATGTCATCCCTAGTCTCAAGCATTTCCTCAAACACAACATCAACTATTTTCAATTCGATTACGTCTTTGTGTACGTCGGACAAGGCCATCTATACGAAAATGGGATCTGTCTTGCTTATGACAAGAGGAGCGACAAGGTAATCCAATGTATCGGAAAGAACTACAGCCACGAACTTGATACTCGTAAGTGGAAGCTCGTAGGCGATTTTGAAAAGGTGGACGTGACGTACAGCAACATACAAGAGTTCGGTCAGATTTACGCTAGTGGATTCATGATTATGATCGATGAGGAGGAAAGCGCAACCTACACTGTGGGGGACATTGAACGTATGTTCTGGGTGCTTATTTTTAACCGTGTGTATAGTTGTGCATGGTGGCACCTCCCCAATGTTGGGTTTATCGTGTGAATCTTAGCTATGCGTAAAAAACATATATCTCACTCGACACTTTCCTCACAGGGGTCACTGTCACCCTCATGGCCAGGTGGACAGTCCGGTAGAGGAGACACACACACACAAACACAACTACGAGAAAATGATTATCGTCACGATGAACAATATCATTGGTAAAGAGATCTTCAATGGACAAGTGAAAGACATCGCAGATATCTCCCATCTGGTATGCTCGTATGATGATGCAAAAATGCAGGATGACAGCGAGACAGACAACAAGGCAGAGAGCATTGGTACCGAGATTTCCGTTGTCCGCCAGCCAACAGAAGAGAAAGCTTCTCCGGAGGACATCAAGCTGTTAAAAGAGATCGATACGCTATTGAGTGATTTAGAATATGCTTGTTTCGGTAATGGAGAAGGTGACAATTATTTGTTTACGATGAAGTAATACACATTTGCTCACATATCCCAACAAAATAATGCTTGATACTTTCCTCACAGGGGTCACTGTCGCCCTCATGGCCTACATGCTGTGGTGGACTGTCGCGATGTGTCCTAGTGGTGGTGGATGTGTCAATGACGATAATGACCGTTGACCTCCCTCTCACAAATATGCCTCGCATCATTCATCGTCCTCCACCATCAGAATCTGGTGTAATCGTACCTCTTGTCGTTGGCGCGCTGATTGCTCTCTTGGTTGTCGCTCTCCTCGCAATCTCTCTCGGACAGGCGTCACATAATGGTAATGTGCAGTCGTAACATGCTCCTTCGGAGACTCCGAACGGCAGGTTCTCATGAGTTTCCGATGCAGGTGGAGAATGATAGGAAGATGGATTTCACTGGTTTTCTTCGTCGTTCATTGACCGGAATAGGCAGCTTCTCGATTCAGCATAACTATGTCGATTGGGTCACCACTATCAACATCACAGGAGGATGGAAGGAGATCGATTTCTCTACGCAGGAAGCTTGGTTCGCCGATATCGCCGTCCAGACCATCCGGAGTGGAGAACCGAGCTATTTCGACGAACCCGAATGCTACCTGGAGAACTTCAGCTTGACGATGTTCAATCTCAACAAATTCGGCGAATATCTCTTACGTAAGAGTCATGTTGTCTTCATTGCTGAACCGAACTACGATGCCGCGTATACTTGTTGCAGCATAACTGCACGTGACGATGACAACAAGCTGTTCCGCATCCAATTGCGAGAGGGAGGCGGACGAGTCTCCCTTACTGTCTCTTTCGCACCTGTACCTGTGCCACGTACACCGCTTCGTCGTTGGCCAACTAGTGAAGAGATGTTTGCTGAAGCAGTTAGCACTGGTCGTAATGCACGTTGTCATACTAATCCAAGCATCTATCTGCGTAAATCGACCGGAAAAGAGGAGAAGACCGATGGAGAACCGTATTTTTTCGATGATCGTTCATTCGTCCGATATCTGGACCATACCTATGGATACACCATCCTCTCGTACACCATCCTCTCGGTGTCTTCCGGTATTAATAAGTTGGTGTTTGAGGTAAGAGATCCAGAATGGAAACGAGTTCAGATTATAGTGCACGTGAGTCCAGAGAATTTGATGATGTATTTTACGAAAGAAGAAGAGAAAGTGGTAGATATTTCGGAACAAATGCAACAATTAACGGTTTAAGCTTCTTCTTCTTCTTCTTCATCGTCTTCCATCTGAAAATTAGCAGCAGTCAGAATCAGAGGTCCTTGAACTGTTGGCAGACGCTCTTCCTGACGCACCTCCTCAATCATCGATGGTAGGAGATCAGGAACATCGAGCCAATCCATGTCATATTCAGGGTACGAATCGTACCAAACGTATTTCGAGTTGATCTGTGACACCTTCAGCTCAGCTTCGGCAATCAACGCTTCCACCTGTCGACGGAGAGGAATCACCATACTGCTGCCTCGATGGCGAAAACGCATATTGACGTAACGGTGGGTATCGTTGCCTTCTTCGTGAGAGAGAGGTACAGGCATGCTGAATGCTTCCGAGCAGAACTTGCTGACGCTTTGTAGGAACTTGATGTCGGTGGTAATCTCCCCCTCGGTAAGATCGACACAGAGACGAAAATCGAAACAACCCAGTGGAAAACGAGCAGCTTCCTCGTTCGTGTGAGGGACACCGAGGATGGAGAGAGCGGTAACATCGATCTTCTCACGCACCACATCAAATCCACGCTCGGTAAAGTAAGAAGCATCCACGTGACAGACGCGAGCAACTTCGGCAGTTTCATCGGAACGGATCTCGTGAGAGGTATAGAGGACGCGTTTTTCTCTTTTCTTCTTCGAGTAGGAGCGAATCATGACGTTGGCGACCATCTTCATGTTCATACCGTTCTCTTTGTTCCATTCATCGACAACCTTGCGAAATCGCGCCACATCGTCATCGTCATTGTACGCGATGAAGAGCTGAATATCGTGGGTAGAAGGATGGTTGCCGGTGCTTCGCATGACAGGATAGGTCGTCCTGTACAGATCATCGCGAATGATCTTGTGGGTAACGACGTGGTGGTTATTGGTGACGATTTGCTGTCCGACATAGAAACCACTGACCTGTGAAGACATCCAATCGTGCATCAGTCCGGTGGCATCGCCTGCTACCCAGATACGTTCGTCGGGGATCTTCAAGTTAAGGTCTAGACGAGGGTATTCGCCCACCTCGTCGATGATGATGCCGATGACTTGGAGATCTATTGGGAAGGGTACTTCGAGCATTTCCATGAACGATTTGAGTCCACGAGCGATGAAGGTATTGGAGTGGAGTTGTTGGTATTGGGTGTACATGAGACAGAAGGAACGATCGGAATGACCAATGAACTCACGCGCGCGCATGGGAATATCCGTCCGGACATGAAAATCGATCGTGGATCTATCGGTTACTGTAATACCAGACAGTCGTTTCTTGGCCTTACGGACATGTCCATGCGTGTACCATTCATAGCGCTCCGTCTTTCGGGACCATAATTGGCGAACCCCCTTCTTGCACTCGAACTGTTTCCAGACAGGGTCGACCGAGGAACATTCAAGACGCACACTGATCCCGAGGTGATGATATTGGGGGATAAATGGGAATACGAAGGTACTGGTGGACAGTTTTCCGGTCGCAATCACCAGATTGCGGCATTCGATCGCTCGTTTCCTCACGAAATTCGTCTTCGACTGATAGATCACATGATAGAGACCAGAGATATGGTTCTTGACCACCTCGAGAACAATCACCCCAGGGAGGACGTATCGTTTTATGTTCATCCAGAAGTCGGACAGCATCTTCTTACGAGTCGCGAGATCGATGTCATAACAAGGTTCCTCCGAACGTTTCCAACCATCCTTGAGCTCGGTCTCTCCCAGAGGGAGAGGACGTTGCTCCACCGACTCTCCAAAAGGGATAGGGCCTACTCCATAGTTGACGATCGCCTTCTCGTCAAGAAATGTCATTGCTTGGGCAACCAGATCACGATCGTACAGATCTTTTAACGAACTGTTCGGCGCATGGGTCAATTGACCATCGCCGTAGAGCATAGCACCACCGAACCCCTGATGAGCATCAGTTTTCGTACGCTCGAAGCTGCCTTGATCTAAAACAAGGAAATCATTTCTCTCCGTCCACACTGTAATTGCACATTGGATAGCTGCTGGACCTGCCCCAATGATAAGTGTATCGATTCGTGTACTCTCCATGATGTCTTCAGTATGTGACTCTCTCTCTCTTCTCCTTCTACCACATTGGTAGGTTATTCAGCTACCACAGCCGAGGCCCAGTAAATCTTGAGGGTGAATGTTGTTTTCAATTTTTCGCGAAAAAATGAACTTTTCACTTTTAAAAATCACTTTCAAAATCCACAGGATTCACTGGGCCTCGGCTGTGGTAGCTGATGAGTTACTACCGCGGTAGACGAGGGGGTAGAGGAGGTGGGGAAGGAAAATCTGGAGACAGAGAAAAAAACAGTGAAAAAAGCGTATTTTTCGAAATCCACAGGATTTACTGGGCCTCGGCTGTGGTAGCTATTTATTTATCTTCTTTAAAACGATAAAAAATCTGCACTTTTCTACCACTACTCACTTGAATATTCTTTGGTAATCCAGTAGTCGGACCATCAATGTATGCGATTAGTCCATATGTTTGAACGCTATAAGCTCGCGATGTACAGCATTGAACCGTATGGATGGATTTGTATTGCGTTAGGGCCGCGTGATCATTGAACGCCTCCCGTGCATCAGCTTCTGTTGCAGGTTGTTCCTCCTCTTCTTCCTCCAGGGTGTTTACCCCAAGGAGAGGGGTAGTTTGGCTGTCTGGAGACTGTGCGCCTGCCCACCATCGCTTGAGACCGTTGAGCATTGTATAGGGTATATGTGCGCACACAAACAAGGATGTTTGGCGGATGTCGAGGCAATCTATAATAAATGGTCTCCCTTCAGAGCTTCTTCGTGGTCGAAAATTGCGATTAAGGTTGGTGAGAGTGGATAAGAGTAAACCTTATCTACCGGATAATATGCGTGTTGATCTCATTGGTTAGTCGGTTTAACTAAATATTTCTAGCATATAAACGCATATTCACATCATAATCTGCCATATCCGAACCTGCCTTCGTACGAAGATCATACCGGAACACCGCTCGTTCACAGAACATATGTCTCGCTTGCTCATACAGCTCAGGGTGCCGTCTTCCCCATGCTTCCATCCTCTCTATGACGTCATGTACGGAGCGATTGTAGATATCTCTTGCTTGCTCATATGCACTGATGTAGAGTGATTGTCCCTCCTCTGGTGTGCGAAATGACGGTAAGAGACGTTTTCGAATCAATACGTCATGGACATCCTTGTACTCCTCCTCCGGTAGAGGGTCATGCAGCAATATCTCCTGTAACAACATCATTCTTCTTCACACTTGTGAAATATATGTGTCAGGCGGACATGCAGCACCAGCTCACCAGCTGGAGACACAAAAACACGGGAATGTTGGAAACTGATCCGATTGGTACGGTGGTTATGTTCAAGAGCTTTCCTGGACAATGGGTGAAGCTTACCAGCGCTACGTTGGTACAGATCGAATCAACAAAAAATAAAGTCGATATCGTGAACCATCTCCTGATTAAAGGCGATGATACCATCGCCCACGTAATCAACTGGGAGTACGAGATATGCGCTGTATCCGAGGAGAGCAAACGGTTAGTGTTCGCGCACACTGGTAAACCACAACTCGGAATTGCCGTACGTATCTCCGATTTCGAGCAATATGGCACCTGGCTATTCATGTATACCCAATACGATCTGGGATGTTTGGTGTACATGAACATACGTGACCACGCACTCACCATGGAATTTCGACCTGTTCAAGAGGATATGACCTTCCTCAGAGGATCCCAAATCATCGAACGCCTTGCTGGTTTCCGTGTTCCTCGAATCATTGTGGTTACCAAGGACGAGCAACTGATGCTCCCTCCGATGCTATTTGAAGAATGTCGTCGGGAGCTAGCCAAACAAGACAGACGAACTACTCTTCTCGGTCTAGTCAACCATTATCGGCAGGAAATTGATCGTATCAATGGATATGACGAAAATGCGTTCCTTGGGTGGCAGGATACCGTCCGTCGCACTCGTTGTACCATGAAAGTCAACGAGTATATGCGTGAATTGCGCGAATTAGACCAACCTCCGTACACCTCTTTATTCACTCGAGTATGGAGTTATATTGGGGGTAGTTAACAAGCTATAAACCACATATATATTTGTCTTAGCGAGAAAATGCCGCAGACTCTCCCCGAACCTCTCCTGGAGGAAAATCCTCAGCGGTTTGTCATTTTCCGTCCCACCTACAAGAAAATATGGGACATGTATAAGTTGCATTTATCCACATTCTGGACCGCCGAGGAAATCGATCTTGCCCATGATGATAAAGATTGGAGGAGTCTCTCTTCTAATGAACAACATTTTATTAAACATATCCTCGCCTTCTTCGCGGCTTCCGATGGTATCGTCAACGAGAACCTAGTCACCAATTTCGCCAAGGAAGTACAGATCTCCGAAGCTCGTTGCTTCTATGGTTTCCAACAGGCCATCGAGAACATCCACAGTGAAGTCTATGGCCTCCTCATCGACAGCTACGTCAAAGACGAATCCGAGAAGGCCAACCTATTCAACGCCATTGAAACCATCCCCGCCGTCAAACGCAAAGCCGATTGGGCATTCAAATACACCAATGCCGCAAATGCATCCTTCGCACAACGTCTCGTAGCCTTTGCTGCCGTCGAGGGGATCTTCTTCTCTGGATCGTTCTGTGCTATCTTCTGGTTGAAGAAACGTGGTCTAATGCCAGGTCTATGTTTCTCCAACGAGCAGATTTCTCGCGATGAAGGTCTTCATTGCGACTTTGCCTGTCTTCTATACACCATCCTGGTGAACAAGTTGACCCAAGCAGAGGTAGAGGAAATTATCAGGGATGCCGTCTCCATCGAGTGCGAGTTTGTCACTGATGCCCTTCCCGTGGAGCTTATCGGTATGAATTCGACGCTAATGCGCCAGTACATTCAGTTCTGTGCTGATCGTCTGGTGGTCGCTCTCGGGTATGAGAAGCTATGGCATGCAACCAATCCTTTCGATTGGATGGAGCTTATTTCCATCGATGGGAAGACCAACTTCTTCGAGCGACGAGTAGGCGAATATTCACGTGCAGGTGTTGGTCTGCGAAGGGGACAAAGTGGCGAAAGCAATGGTAGTACAGAGAGCCACAATAGCAAAATCTTTACTGTCAATGATGACTTCTAACCGTGTAATCGATACTCAAAATAACTTCTCAACCTCATCATCACTATCATCGGATAGATAAAACATAGCCAGAGCGCGAGGACAAAATGACGCCAGGTTGCTCGCTCAGACATGAATGTAAGTATAGCAATCGTCAGACCTGATAGACATACCATGAAAAATCCATGAGTCGGACTGATCTCAAAAGCATCGATTTGAGCTATCATTACCCAAATAATCCAGAACCAAGGGTAAAACATCTCGACCCACACCGTCCGAGCATCTTCTTCTTCCTGCCATATTGCCATCTTTCTCACAAACAACAACAATGTCTAAGGAGGAAGTCAAAGTAGCGATCAAGCGAGGGGCCGGGTTCGTTCGTGTTTCCTTGGACCTCTTTGTGGCCTTAAGGGACGACAAGATGCTGGAACTGAACACCCTGACAAAGATCAGAGTTGATGGTCTTGGAGAACGCTTAAGTGATCACGCTGGTTTTGTAGATGTCTCCGAACTTGGGGATGTAGAGGAGGTCTATATTCTGAGGAGGACAGGGTACCGTACCGTTGGAGATGATCGAGGACTAGCGGTGGCAGGGTTCCGCTACAACGAGGAGAAGGGTGGTGAGGTGTGGGTGTTTTATGACTCCGCGAAAACGGAAAAGGTCCAACTGATCACGCAATGTAGAACTCGCGAAGATGGGTATCGTTTGCTACAGTTACGTGGAGGAGAGGGAGGGAATAAGGCGTATGCGGTGTACACGTGGTTCGATCTGTTTGGGACGCAGACGACAAGGTTGAGAACCTATGAAGACGTAACGGTGGCGATCATCGAGAAACCTGCTCCTAAGGTACGACAAGAGTGGCCAGCAATTACCTCGCGAGGTAAGTCAGAGTCTATCGTCATGAAGCGTGAACCACTGAGAGAAGAGGAGAGATATTTCATTGTGTATCCTCCATGCCCAAAGAGCATAGAGGGATTCCTATGTGATAGAAAAGGTGGGAGTAAAATAGTGGTGTTTCTCTCGGGCAATCACGGGGACCAAAAGGTGGAAATGATCACACAATGCGATATCAAACTAGCTCAGTTGCTATGTGACACCCGTAGAGCTCAGGGAGGTATTTATGAGATGATCGATGTCTTCAATCTCTTTGTAGGTGCTCGTGGAGGTAGATTGATGCATCATCGTCAAAAAGTTACCAATGATCCTTTTCTTGTGGGAAAAGGAGATAATCTCGAGGCACTGCTTCTCTTTTAGCTTATCTTATGTAAACAACAACAACTACCATACTCCTCCTCCAACATACTCCGGATGACCTTGTGGGAATCCGTTCGTTTGCCAATTCTCTCGCTGTTGTCGGTACTCTGGATGGCCCACAGGATACCCCACTGTCATCCAGTTCGCCAACTGTGAAGCATAGTTTGGATGCGTCGGTGGATATCCGTACATCTGCCAATGCTCTTGTTGCAATCGGTACTCCGGATGTCCTTCTCCGTGCCAATGGGATGGGTTATCCCAATGTTTAGCGTATCCATGGTGGTCTCCGTAGCGTGGCATCTTGGCAAGGTAGTTGTGTTTGTGAGAGGGGAGACAACTCTCACACCACATAATGGCTAATTACGAATACGAGTACACGGTGAAGAAATCAGTCACCCTGGTGGGTGAGATCCCTGATTTCGTCCCTGGTATTAATCTGTATGGCGGTGATTTTAGGGTAATAGCTAGAGTCATCAGTATGCTCCATATACGAGGGAGCAAAAATGCGATAATTACAATGGTATCAAACGTTCCACTAAATGAGTTATGGGCAAATATCCCGATATCGATCTGTATGGACGGTGGATTGCTCCGCTATCACTTCATACGGAAGATTCCTGATGCCGTCCTCGCTGCGGATGATAAGGAACGTTGGTGGGAGCCGCGAATACCATTGGCCACCCTCGTCGAGCACCCACCCTGTACCTGTCCTGGTTGTCCACCGCCTGAGTGGGCGCCTGAGTGGGTCTCACAAACTCGCTATGACATCTAGACAAGAAAAAAAGATGACGGAGACATATGAGGTGGAAGAGGATGCGAGTACGTATCTGATTGTCGTCAATCAGGTCGATGCGTACAATGTGTTGGTGTATTTTGCGCGCGATTCCGACTACAATTGTGACGATGGCGGTAAGATGTTCGATTTTATCTGTGTGAAGACAGGCAATACGGTCGAGTTCCAGCAAGAAATCATCTGGGGTAAACCTCATCTCTTCGGACGTGACTTCAACACAGAAGGAGAGGTCAAAGGAAGCAATTTCAAGCATTACAACCTCAGTGAATACGATGCAATACGAGCGGGACAATCGAAATACCCAAAAATCAGTGTTGCTGCCCTTGAGAAGATTGGTGGTGTCCATGCTTTGCACGACAATAAATAAATCTCTGTCCCCCTCTCTCACATATATTGTTTTTTGCACAAATACACACAAAATGAGCATCGAACAAACCAGCAAGCGTCCCAAGTTGGAGAGTCAGGATATGTACAGTGTTGTAGTTTACCACACTGGTCCACTTAAAGTACATACCTACCTTGTGCGTGACAAGGATTACGAGAACAACGAGCCCAGAATGGTCGATTTCATCTGTGCCAAGACCGGAAAAGTGGTAAAGTTCCAGCAGGTGACCGTCTGGGGGAAGGTCACCTTCTTCCCTGAAGACTGGATTAAAGGCGATAATGGCCCTCACGGCTATGTGGGATGCTATGGAGCCGTTCTCTACGAGGAAATGATCCGTCGACAAGATGGTCCGCGATACCCCAAGATCGAGAAAGTTGCTGTTGATGCCATTGGTGGGTACAAATTTCTACATTAATCGACGTAAATAAGTATGTCCCCCCTCTCTCTCTCTCTCTCTCTCACACATCTTTCTCACATATATCTCGGTGACAAAATGCCAGGCACACCTGTCCCACCAACACCTGTTCGGGTTTTGACCCCTGAGGAGCTCAACAAGTTGCTCGCGCAACAACAATGGATTCTGGGGAACAAGACGCAAGAGCAGCAAGAAAAGGAGGAGAAGGAGAAAGCACGTCAGGCCAAACTGGACGCCTTGGACCCCGCTATTAAGCAAACCATCATCTTTCTCAAAGCCAGTGGAATGTATACCGGTAGTTTCGAATGCTTCTGCTTAGGACCAGAGAAACCAGAGTTGGTTGGCACGGAGACACAGTTGAAACTCATCGACGAGCTCAATGTAATGATGAAACCGTCACATAGGGTGGTCAAAAAAGTAGGAGAGACTATCAATGAGTACGCAAACGAGGTGCTGTCCATGTACGGTCAGAAGTACAAGGACAAACTCGGTGTTCCGACAGACGCTATGATTGCGAAGTTTGAAGAGTTGATTACCATGAGCGAGGTGGAATATGCTACCAGTCGTTGGTTGGATGGGTAGTTATACGTGTAAATCACACTTTGAAAAAAATGTCAGAAGCTAAACGTCACTGTGGAGATGCGAGACAACAAGAGGAATACACGCGGTGGTGTGATTCGACCCTAATCACAACACTTGTTCGATACAATGATAGCACGAATCACGTACATGCAAAAGTGCTGAGACCACCACCTCCTCCGCAACAGGAAAGGAGGATTAGACTCGGGACGGCAGAGGAGATAGCTGATGGGATGGTACCCGTCTCGCTTACCTATCCGGAATGGTGTCGCGTGCAGAGGGAATTGGTACGTGATTTACCTGAGGAAGAGGAATTACCACCGACGTACAATGAGCCAGAATGGAGTCAGGTTCAGGCTTCCCCTGAGGACGCGATGGATATATTATCACCGACGTACATACCACCAACATGTATTGAAGATGTTGATTAAGTAAGCATTTGTCCCCCTCCTACCACACATTTCTTTTTCTTCACGATGAACAAGTTGCGTAAGACACTGGAGACGGCGATAAAAGAACATCGTCATTTTGAAATTCTGATCGTTAGCGATGTTCCACCGGATGTTCTGCTCGATTATCAGAAAGAGAAGCATATGGTATCATGGGATGAAGCAGGAACAAGCGCGACGTTTCTCCGTGAGGGACGTATCTACCAAGTCCGGATCATTCCACCCAAACAGTTAGGGGGTCTCAAAGACTATCTGGCCACGTTCATTATCGTCGAGAAACGGCTGATCGATCGAAATAGTCAATGGATGCGTGAGGTGGTGAATCCATTGTTAATGGCAGTAGAAACCAATGTCTTATTAATGGTATAACAAACAAACAAACAAACACTACGCATCAACAGCAACCGCAGCAGCAGCACCCGCACCAGCAGCCGGAACAGCAGGAGTCTCTGCTTTCTGTACCTCAAAAATCCACGGGTTGGCATCTCTGACTAATTTCTCCTGTTGGTGCGTTAGTTCTCATCGTCTCTCTATCTCTGTCTCACCGCGAACTTACTTCCTCAGGGGTGATATCGGGTTCAATGTTAAACATCTTCTTGACCTCGTCTGGCTCCCTGCCTTTCACCATACAGGCGATTTTGCAGATCCCCAGATCGAGAAGGGAGGGGATATCCAAGTAGTTGGCAGCGAGGATCACCTTGAACAAGATCGTCTGATTGGTGTCCAGATAGCTAATGAAAGTATCGTCCCACTCCCCGACAATCTCCACCAATTTGTTCGTCGCAATTGGTTTGGTGATCTCCTTCATAGGATCGTTCACGTGCTTCTCGAGAAACATAACCACCCTCAACATGATCTCGTAGGAGACCTCGAGGAGAGGAATTTCCGGGATATCATCCGGATCGTCATCATCAGCAAGCATCGATTTCATCAACTCGGACATCTCTGCCATCGGACGCGTGATCTCGATCTTCTGTCCATCTCCCGACAGTAAAATAACCTTACCGCTCATCTTGTTCCGTGTAGTTATGTTTGTGATAATCTCACAGACACCCACCCACAAGACGGACAATATCTGTCGAAAGTACACGAAGGGGAGACCGTTCACCGACCCTTGGTATCATAAGGGCGGACAACATAATTGGCAGAATACCGGCCCGTTGTAGCACGGAATGATACCGAGGGGCGTATCGCAAACTGTACGCAATCGCCGTTATCCCATCTTTATTCTTCATATAGGGATCCGAACCATACTGTAATAGAAGACTGATACTGCTGGATTCTGGGGTAGATATGATATGTCGGGCTAGTGCGGTATGACCGTAGCCGTTCTTCATATGGACGTCCGCGCCTGCTTTGAGCAGTAACTCGATGCAGTCACGATGGGCGAAAATGAGCGGTACACATACCTCTTCCTCAGTGTTCACAGAAAGATGTCTCTCCTCGATTAACCATCGTAGGAAATCAACGCGACCATGATAGGCTGCATCATAGACGATACGTCCATGATAATTGTATCGTTGAAGTACATTAAGGCTTAAGCAATATTGGAGATAAATAGTCTTTAAAAACGAGATCGGATAATTATTTCTTATCCCTTGTTCTGTCCAATATCGAAGCGTTATGGTACTTGTCTCTATACCCAACTGAAGAAACTCCTCTGCTTGATCCCATCGCCCAGCAAAGATATGACCATCCAGTGCTCTACGTTGCTCCTCCACTGCTCGATGTTGTGACCGCGTCCTCACCGGCATTCTCAGGCAACACAGTTGTATGTGTGTCTCTCTCTGAGAAACACGTACCAAAGTAGGGGTAAAGAAGACGGATCAACTCTGAGGCAAGTAACCTGAGGGGAGACTGTTCTCCTACACGTGGTATCATACGAGCGGAGAGCAAGATGGGGAGAATACCGGCACGTTCAAGCGATGCAATGTACATAGAAGGTACATCTTTCTTCATAACACGCTGCATACTAGTCATGTGAGGTTTGTATGGAATACGTTCGTAGGGGTTCGCTCCATGGGCTAGGAGAAGAGCAATTCGATATCCATTCTTAATATGCTCCCCTGCTCGAATCTCTCTGTCGAACCAGTGGAGATCGATGAACTCGTACAGAACACAGGCAACTGGTTTCGCACCTGCAGCAAGCAAGACATACATCGCATCAATCGATGCGAACGTCAATGATGGAAGAGGGACACCATCATATATAACCGTTTCATTCGGATCACCGCCCATTAGCAACAACCAACCGAGATAATCAAGACGAGCGTAAACAGTAGTCTGGTACACTAAACGCGTGGGTGGAGATCCGAGTGCTCGTAGTCGATTGACCATAGCGATGAATACATGCAACGGAGCAGCAGGACCAGGAGCAGCAATATTATCTAATGATAAGATCATTTCACCTAAGAGATTCTCAAGTTCCTTGACGTCATTGGCATGTAACAATAAATCTCTCAACGTCCACCATTCGCTTCTGGCGTAAGCCTGCCACACCGTCATCGTATCTAGTTTGTGTTTAGGCATATGAAATAAACAACGGGCTAACAGGCGGACGATCTCGATAGGTAACCACCGTAGAGGAGATTGACTACCCAAACGTGGTACCAGACGAGGAGAGAGAAGCACAGGCATGAGCATACCACGTTCCAGTAAAGAGCAGTATTCAGGACGGAGACCTATCGATGGACCTTTCCATCCATCTTTTGGAGTAGTTTTTGCACCGTTCGCTAACAGAAGAGCAATGATATGACTATTATGGCGACCCATCATCCTCAACTCCTCTGCATTATCATCCTCTTCCTCGTGCATGTCACCAACGTAAGTGTATAGGGAACTCGGCATCTCGGTGGCGGTAGCTCCTCCTGCAAGAAGAAGATGGATAGTGTCCAGGGGTCCATCATCGAGCAAACGACTTCCCCATTTATTGAGTACATTTGGGTCCCATCCGAGTAACAATATCATCGCTAGTACGTCATTTCGATCATTATATATCAGTTTGTGGAACAAAGAGAAGACAGGAAACCCTCGTGCTCGGATCTTCTCGATAACTGCAAACACGACGTGTAATGGAGGCTTAGTTCGACGGCCACGTAAAACATCGTTTAGAACATCGCTTAAACTATTAAAATCATCACCACATAACAACACGTTTCTCGTCAACGACCAATCTACACCATCCGACTGGAGTGGATTCCTCATTGTGTGTGCCAGATATATGCACCCACCAGGCGGACAACCTCTACAGGCAGTACTCGTAGAGGGGAATGACAGCCTACTCTTGGGACCATATGTGCCGATAGGAGGATAGGCATGACTCCGGCACGTTCGAGCATCGAACGATATCTCTTGTTAAATACTCGGTGGATTAAACCTTGGCGATATGGGTTGGCACCGTACCTCAAGAGAAGCGCAATTTGATGAGGGACAGAGATACAGTCCTGGCGATATTCTTCATCATCTGCTAATTCTTGCTCATGCTCATGCTCTCCATAATCCGGATAAAGACCGTATCCTGTTAAATCACTATAATCCTTTAATTTCTCCTCGAGTGCGGTCGTGGTGACACATGCCTGTGCTGCCAATAGGATCTGCATACCAGGAAGGTTGGCAAGAGTTAGGTGTAATTTGTCGTCATATTCACTTCTATGATTCGGATTGGCTCCCTTCAGCATCAACCAAGCGAGAAATTCGGTATGGTCATAGTTTGCTGCCGTAGGAACAAACTCATCGAGTTTATTGCCGTTCCTCTCCCATTGCTCACTAAGCATGATCAGATAGTATGTAGGGTGTTTGTTAACGATACCCGTTCCAATTGTCCAATCTAAATTATGGTTCTGATGTATAAGAATACGTGCTATGGTAAACCAATCACTAGTTTCAAACGCTCTAGTGAGCTCCTCTTCGTGCGTCATTGTGTGTGAGGGAGACACACACAGAGACAACGAGCTACCAGACGGACAATCTCTACAGGTAACATCTGAAGTGCAGACTGCGGTCCAATGCGGGGGACCATACGAGGAGAGAGGAGGATGGGTACCATCCAGGCACGTTCGAGCATAGAGCGACAGCGATCAGAATAGGCCATCTCCATGGTAGTTTTTTTAAAATCCACCTCTTTACGATATGGATTCGCACCATGTCTTAGTAGTAGTATAATGGATGGATCATGACGAGCAATTGTACCGACGTAATAACGAAGAACAGAGGGCTTTGCATTGGGATTTGCTCCTGCTTCGAGGAGGATTTGCATACCGTCATAATCAGCAAAGAAGAGTGGTAAATATCCGTCTGGAGTTCCATTGGGGTCTAGTTTCTTCACCTCCAAAAACCATCGCATCAACTCATAATTGTTCCTTTGAGCCGCTGTCATCAGTGCATTCTTGATATAATAACCCCCCATTCCTCGGGTGTCGAATATATCCATGATTGCGATGATCAGGAATGTAGGGTATAGGCCTTCATATCCTGCTATCAAGGCCTGCTGGAACTCTGCGTCAATGAAATCAGAAGGAAATCTCACCATCATCTCGGCTCGTGCAGGCCATGCTGCATCATCAATTACCATCTCAGGTATGTATGTGTGTCACTCAGAAGCAAACACCCACCAGGCGGACAATATCGGTAGGTAACATCTGAAGTGCAGATTGTCGTCCAATGCGGGGGACTATACGTGGAGAGAGGAGAATGGGAAGATAGCGCGCACGTAGAATTTGGTGGACATATTGAGGAAGACAGAATCTAGGCATGATAGGTTCGGCGCCGTATCTCAGAAGTAAAGCTATATGACGCTCCTTCTTCTCGTGACCAGCCAGATGAACCGTAACCGAACTCCCATAGTACCCTGGACGCCCATCAGGGTCGGCTCCTCGTTCTAATAAGATCTGCATTCCATTATAATTGGCACCATAGAGTGCTATGTGATCCTTTCCTGTTGCATTAGGATTTACCTTTTCAACATCAATTAACCACCGCATAATCTTATAATTCTTATGTAGAGTAGCGTCCATTAATGCATAGTCGAAAGAAACAGGCAATTTCTTTTCGCGAAGAATAGCGACGAGCCGAATGAGATAAGCAGCAGGATATTCATGTCTAAAACCAGGTCGTAATGCATCGACGAGTGCTTGGTCTGGGTATCCATGTGCATGGTCGATCATATATTTAGCTACGTGTCCCCAGTCCTCCTCCACTGGTTCCTCCTCCTCATATTCCTCTTCTGAAGAAGACATTTCTGATGTGTGTCACTCAGAAAAAGGTACCTACCAGGCGGACCAATTCGGTCGGTAACAATCGGATCGCCGAATTTCTACCTAGGCGGGGGACTAGACGTGGAGAGAGGAGAATCGGTAAGTAAATCGCTCTGTACATCAGAGTGAGATGTGCGTTGGTCACTATACCTTGTCGATCCTTGCCAAGAATGAGGTAAGGATCAGCACCGTGACGTAGAAGAAGCGAGATCCAGGTCGAAGAAGCATATATTCCAACCCAATTCCTGAGTATAGGACCTCTCTCCCAATGACTGCCACCAACGATACGATGATGATTTACATCCGCCCCCGCTTCCAATAAGATCTGGGCACCTTCTATATTCGCATCATATAGAGGACTATATCCATCATCATCGCCATTTGGATCGAGACGGGCTACATCGAGCAGCCATCGCATGAAATCAAGAACATCGTAAAGTGCTACTCGACGGAGCAACCCTTTGCCAAAGGCGGGATTCAACGCTCTACATTGCTCGAACAGCCAGATGAGAATATACAGTGGAGAACCATTCCGAATACCTACATCCAACGCAATAGATAGTTTATCATAGTTCTCTTTATCGGCCTGTAATGCCTCCCATGCATCCTGTATGTGCTCTACCATCTGTGTTTGTGACATTCGCACGCAGAGAATATATACCGAAGAAGCAGGCGGACAAGGTCAGTGTTGAGTAACCGCAGTGCCGAACGGGCTCCAAGACGAGGGACTAGTATAGGAGAGAGGAGGATCGGGATATACACAGCTCGACGCACGAGATATTCATAAGACACCCTTGCAGAGTGTATTACATTTCTACCATGACGATTCACGAGACATGGATTGGCTCCATATGCCAATAGTAACGCTATACTTTCATGTACACCATGGTATCTCACCGTTCGCATTAACACTGTCTCACCATCCTTGTTCCTGGCATTTACATCCACTTTGTTGGTCTTTAATAGGACAGGAATTCCATGTGGATGAGTCACGGTTATCGGTAATTCTCCTTCGTTGTTAGGTTCATTGGGGTCGAAATTCTTGACGTTCAATAACCAATCGAGGAGTTCAGCGTTCCCAAAAAAAGCAACCTTGGAGACAGCATGAAGTGTAGGTAGATGGAGTTTCAAACGTCTTTCGATCATGAATTCGATGAGATAGAGAGGAGCGTTTGGTCGATAGGGAAGACAAAACAGACTAAAATCATCATCCGTACTTGATTTCGCTAACGTATCCACTGTTGACCAATCGCTAGTCAACATCGCTTGAATAAACCTATGGAGAACACTCATACTCATTGTTATATATGTACGTGGGTGGGATATATACCTAACGAGGGGGACAAGTAGACTCCGGTGTGGGACAATCACTCCTTACGTCTCTCATGAGCTCACAAATATATATTTAAAGCAAACAAAGAGCAAACAAAAATGATCACTTGCCGTGAAAAAGACATGCAACGCCGTACGGTGGCTTACATGGAGAAGAAGGCAAACGAAGCAGACAAAGCATTTTCTGTAGCTCATCCGGAGATTTATGCGGCGTGGAACGAGATGATCGAATCTGCCGATCCTGAGCAAGTCCCCCTCACCTTGCCATCCACGCTCATCAAAACTGTTGAGGAATTCACGGCGTTTGAACTCTACCTGATGAACAACTGGGGCGCGAATATCCTCGTGTACGGCAAGACGTCGAACCGAGGGGGTTCAATTGCTGATTGGTTCTGCCGCCTCGAGGTGAAAAAAGGCATTCAAATCGACCTTCATGTCCACCCTCTGGTGTACATCTTTCCGATGCAACTCACCAAGCGTATGGAGGATGATATCATCCGAGAGACCGGATTGAAGAAGGTCGAGGTGAAGAACAAGGACGCGATGCCGGAAATTCGTCACGTGAAGACCCCAGCGGATTTTATTGCCTTGCTTCAACGTATGGCAGAAGTTGGAGAGGAGGGGGTCAACATTCAAGTGAAGACGTCCGACAAGCATTGCGCCAATCCTTACTGCGAGGCCCACGGAAAGCCAGTCGAGGAAGAGGACGAGAAAGAGAACATGTCAGACAACGAGGACAATGCCAGTACTACTGGGGTGGTGAATGGAGAAGAGGTAGCGTGAATGAAGAATATGTTGCGTGAATATGATGTGGTTACATGCTTAACCGTTGATAAGATTGAATGCGAACATCTAATTGATACATTCTTTCATGCATTTCTATCGTCTCTTTATCCTCGTCGTCGTCCGTACGAAGTAGACCAAACACCCTCCACCACACCCTACGAGCCCGTTGTAGGTAAATCGTAGGGGTGGTTGCTACCAACCACATGGCAATTTCAGGGTATACTTCCTTTCTGAGACCCAATTGTTTGATAATCGCACGCAACTCAACACCGATCTCTTTACGGGCTTGAGATGCCATAAATGACCGCATCGTACGTTGTAATGTTCTCGTATGTTGATGGATATCGTCTTTCGATTTATCATACCGTCCGGATACAACAGCGTATCTCTGTTCGCGAAGGATTGCCTTCCCCACCGGAGAGGACATCTCTTTCAGGCGCTTGGTAGCTTGTTCCCATCTCTCTTCTGCCATCTTTTGTTGTGTTTCCCCCTCCTGAGAGAGGGAACAGCTACCCGTGTGTTTTTCAAGGTATATACCCAGAAAAAGCCCAGTAAATCCTGTGGATTTCGAAAAATGCTCTTTTTTCACTGTTTTTTTGTCTGAGTCCAAAAAATCCTTCCCCACCTCTGCTACCCCTTCATCTACCGCGGTAGTATACTGTTTGCTACCACAGCCGAGGCCCAGTGAATCCTGTGGATTTTGAAAGTGATTTTTAAAAGTGAAAAGTTCATTTTTTGGTGAAAAATTGAAAACAACATTCGCCCTCAAGATTTACTGGGCCTCGGCTGTGGTAGCTAAAAACAAGATACCACAACGGGTCTCTCTAGGGGAGAGAGAGGGAGACACAAACAATATGAAGAACGTATACGTCTGTCGAGGGTGTAATACCGCCCGTTCGACTCATGATGGTAGAGTGCATTGTTGTAGTTGCGATGATGCGTTCTGTAATGATTGCTCTTACATCACCGGCGTTCCCAAGAGCTGTGAAGGCGAATGTATTGTTGGCTATGGCTACGTAGAGGACCAAGGGAGAGACTGTAAATGCCACCCTAATATCAAGCAGATCTGGCAGGATTGCGAGGAAGAACATCAACATTATGTTTGCGATGATTGTATCACCTCGGTAGATCCTGATGAGGTGACAAAGGATGACATTATCGAGTATCTGTTGGAGCAGGCTAAGACATCAGAAGAAGATGTCCGTTCCATACTCCAGAAGAAACGACAGGAAGTGATTGACATATAGCTTAACATATATATACGTAAGACTACGCTTTCTCGCTAGATACTTTCAGACGTTTCGACACCTGAAGCAACACGATATCTTTCGCGAAGTTATTCTCACCATCACCCGACACGTTAATAGCCATCGTCTTGAGGTTAACGTATAACTTGTACAGTAATGCGTCATTAACGATCTCTTCCAGTGCGAAATTGACCAATAGCATCGTATCCTCCGTCTTTGCGTCAGGGTCAATCGGCCATCGCAAGTTCAATGCTTTGCTTATTATGGAACAGAAAGACATCTTCTGATGGGACGGAACAGTACGTAATGCAGTCTCCATTGCACGTGAGACTGCGCGCATATTAGGCGTTAACGGGGTTTCTAGTACGATCATCGACTCTTCCACTGACGGAGGTGTGACGGGCGTGACCTTACGGTTTTCCTTACGCTTCTTCCATGCTTCCGGGTACTTGTTCTTAAATTTATCCACCTCGAGACGATAAATCTCATCAGCATTTCTAAATCGACGTTGAGCGATGTGCATGGCCCAATGCTCGGGATACTCCTTGCTCAGCAAGGAAATGTCATCGTGAAAATTGGAATTGACGATGATCGTAGATGGATCTTCAATGTACGTCTTCCATGCCTCTGGATGGCACATCATCGAACGTTGGATCTTCTCATGAAAGACCTTCTCGATATAGTCTGCTCTCGCGGTCTCCACGTATTCTGTCCAGAATGCAGGCCAAAATCGTTCGAAATCTTTCACGTCTTTATGAAAACCTTTGCTTTCAATGACTCTCCCTGGTTCTTCCACGTAGGTCTTCCATTCATCTGGATAGATGCGAAGGAAGTTAGAGAGCAACGGGAGATATTGACTGTCGTCCATCTTAGCAATATATGTGTGAGGGCGGCCTAATGTAGCATGACCACCTTCGAGTTACCCGTGAAAGTAGGTACGATGATATCCTTCCATTGTTTATGGTTCTTCACCCCTAGGGGATGAAAAACGATACATGCGTCTGGTCCTGAAGCTGCACGTCCAACAAAGCGCTCTACTGTGTCAGAGACGAGACAAATGTTGTAGTCGTTGACCATGATAATATCGTCGCGTAGACGCTTCCATTTGGCATCTGTACCGACAATTCGCTCCACTTCCTCTTTGAAGGCAAGATTCAACGAATCCAAGTAATTTCGTGTGGCACCACATGCATGTTGATAAGGTGCGAACCAAGTGATGTGCTTCATGTGATGTTCATGAAGAAGACTATGAACGACACGCTTATGAAATAGCACCATCTTCTCAAATGGATACAGACCTTGCTTGTACACAATTACATTTTCCTGTCCCTCAAATCTCGTGATAATCCCAATCATGTGCTCACGCCAGGTAAGATGAACGGGTGGAGGTGCTGGTGAGGCCATCGCAAGTACTTATTTGTGACACATAAAAAAGAAAAACACACGTACTACACAAAAACAGATGGGGGACAACAAATCGTCTCAATCGGAGGATGAACGTCCTTAAAGTCCCACATAGCATCACATGCAACACAGGTGAATGTCCCCCTGATTGGCTTCTCCAGACCAAACGTCACCTCCAATCGAGCAAAGTACGTATCCGTACAATCCGTTTCTCCACAATGCATTTCTGCAGCAGGTGAAAGTTTCCATCGCGTCACGTAATCCCCTACAGTATCTTTGACGATGTCACTGTACTTCGAATCCAAGCGCAGAAACCTTTCCAAGTACAACTCTTGTGTTTGTCGAATCACCTTTGGCATCGTTACCTGACAATGATCAGGCAGTTCCTCTTGCGTCTTCTCCCCCAACACAGCGACCACTTCGGAGGTTTCCTCGTCTTGGAAGAGAGGCAGGTCACAAGGCCAAAATTTATTGCAAGCCGTGCAATAGAACTGTGCGCCGTCAATAGAACAATCGGTAAACATCACTTGAAGACGCACTGAACGCGCCTCACATCCATCAGGACATGTATAAGAAGAAAGTTCATACTCGATTGTGGTATCATCACAGAACATCTCAACAATAGATTTGATACCTTTCTCTTCGATTAACCACTTCTCAATCTGTTGCTCCCAATATTCTCGCGTGTCGCGTGCGTGGAGAATACCAAGATCTTCCGGTTTTTCCTCTTCCTCCTCATCTAACCATGGATCATATTCGTCGTCGGTCTCTGGTGGTTCGCTTACACGATTAACACCGATTCTTGGTCTCACCATGTCCTTCCCCTCAGGGGAAATCGTGACTCGTTGTAAAGGTTCCACCAAGGTATCAGGAGTCTCTCGATTAGAAAGACATACCTTCTTGAGATTACCGTTAAAGTCGTCAAACGTCCACTCGGCATGACATTGCGAGCAATACCAGTCCCCCTTCACAGGTCCATTCTCTTCAAACGTCACCGTGAGAGTCCCCCCAGCGACACATCCCTCCGAAGGACATCGACAAGGATAGAGATTCCAGGTGGTTGATTTGAAATTACGTGGTCCACCCTCGATTTTCCTGTGTCCGATGCTACGTAAATAGTTGATCAACCGCTGCTCGCCGACAATGCGATCAAACCGGTGTGTCTCATTCACCGTCTCTTCGTCAAACTTGTGCATCTTAGCTGTATCCTCCGTGGTTGCTGAGGCTTCCATACGCTTGAGGGTGCCTCCTCCAGGAGACGCATCCTTCCCCTTTGGGGAAGTGAGGAGGAACGATCTGACCGCCAGATGGATCTGAACCAGTTCTTCTTTGGGGAGCTCTTCCAATGCCTGACGGATAATGTTCGTCGTAGCAAAGCTGATCATCATGGTGTTACGAACATAAGGCTGAGGCGTCTCGATAATCATTAGGGGGTGTTTGAGGTTTAATTTGGCGGTAATCATCGCGATAAAGTTTTGCTTCATCTGAGGATGATGTCGAACATAATCACAGCCGTCCGTGACCGTAGAGTACGTCTTCTCACGGTAAGTCGTTGTATCAAGAGGGTTCATTCTCGTTTGTTTTGTGTCGCATCTTGGACATTCCGTACTGGGAAGGATAGGCTACCATAATGGTAGGTGGACTATTTCTCTCTAAGTTGTGACACAAACAAAGAAGGAAGATGAATGCTGCTGCAACCAATGCTGTTAAGTATCTCCGTGCTGAGTTATGGGAGTATCTGAAGAATCAACGGATCGATACGAAACGGTTGTTCAAGATCCCGAAGGTGGTGCATGTCTTGCATTGGAAGACCGGAAGCGAGAAAGAATGGAAATTCACCTCTACTGGAAGACAAAAAGAGATCACGTTCAAGCATAAACAACTTGCGACCACCACCTTCATTGCTCATGAATATGTAACACCACGCGACAACAAACAACCATACGTTACTTTTTTCGTGTTCGTCGATAAATGTCGCGTCTATGACCTACACCATACCTCCTGCCTTCTGACCTACTATACCTTCTCCTCTGAGGGAGAGGTGGAGCGAGAAGAGGAAGAGGACGAGGAGGATAGCGACAGTGATGATTCCGTATCGCACGTCTCTGCTAGTGTCTCTTCGTCCTCCTCTTCTCATGAGACGGACAATGAGGAGGAAGAGGAGGACCAGGAGCGACCAAACAAGAGAACACGGATGGATATTCTTATTGCTCAGATCCAGCTTGCCTTTGATAATCTTCGTGAGGTTATGGACGAGGAGGAGCGACCAAGAACACGTAAACGAACGATTGTCTATTCCCCTTCCTCTTCAGGGGACTCGTTCATTGCGAAGGAGGATGATGATGTCTCTTCTTTGGAGAGAACATACGACGATGAGGAGGACGATGATGATGATCCACGTCCACAAGCACAGGAAACAGATTCTCCTGGGTATTTCACACGTGATCAGGAGCGACGGATTAAGGAGAAGAAGGATGAGTTTCGATCAACAGGACAGCAAGCAAAGAAGGGTCACTACAAGCATACCTCTGGTGAACAAGAGCAAGTATTTAAACGTGGATGGTATCTATGTCGCCATTGTGGAGCGAGAAAGTTACGTCTTGATCCTGAGGACCATTACGCAGGACCACATCCATTAGATGCTTACTCTAAAGAAGAAGGAAAGAAACCATGGCGTGATCGACTGTGCCCTGTTGGTAGTGGGTATGGTTATCCGATGGATTTCGTGCATAGTGTGGTGATGGATGAGTAGTTTACACTTTATATACCGGTAAACCTATTTTCTTTGCATACTCAATCTCCGCATTCACCCCCTTCGAATCTTCTACACCAGGTAACATCAACACGATAACACCACGACAGACTGAAATGAGACGCTCATCGATACTCTTCCAGAACTCCCAATTTGTTGGTAATTGATGCTCTACCGCTTGGACATGTGCCATGGCAATCGGCTGGATGAGTGCATACCCCATCTTCAATAGTACCGCACCGAACGCCACCACTTCCTTATACCTCTGTAAAACAATCTCTTTGTCGGGGTGGGAGTAGGGGGAAGCGAGGTAGTAGACTGCATTATCCACCTGAGGAGGTAAATTGGCGAGGGAGAGGCGCGGATCGGGGATATTGAGCAGAGCGAGAAATGCTGGGGTAGGCTCTTCGATGATCAGTTCCGTACGATCATTCCATCTGGCGGTGTTCGTATCCAGTACGGTATTGGTAACCTCCTGACAGAAAACGGTGTTCTTACGATCACTTTCGAACATGTACAATGCTCCTATTCGTGTCGTACTAGTGATCTTCTCACAGAACATCGCCCCTGGTTTTCCATGCCACATTTCAGAGGGTCGTCCCAGTCCCCCTTCGATGTAGATGTACCAATCTGGACGCTCCAGGCAGGAGAAGGCAAACAGGCATTTGCGGCTAGTCAAAGTCATTCCCGTTAAATATGTGTCTCTCTCTCTCTCTCCCCTCGAGAGCTACCATTCTGTGGTATCTTGTTTTTTAGCTACCACAGCCGAGGCCCAGTGAATCTTGAGGGCGAATGTTGTTTTCAATTTTTCGCGAAAAAATGAACTTTTCACTTTTAAAAATGAAGTTAGAAATCCACAGGATTCACTGGGCCTCGGCTGTGGTAGCAAACAGAGAGGTACCGCGGTAGATGAAGGGGTCTAAGAGGTGGGCAATGTTTTTTTGGAGACAGAGAAAAAAACAGTGAAAAAATGCATTTTTCGAAATCCACAGGATTTACTGGGCTTTTTCTGGGTATACCTTGAAAACACACGGGTAGCAAAGATGGGAGGGGGTCTGTTTTTGGGAGACTCACATACAAACGCAAAAGTAGAATGGAACTCGACAACTCACCTCAACCAACCGCCACTATGCCGCTGACGCAGCTGGTGGAGACCGCTTATGAGAACTGCATGCGGATGCTCTGTGCTAATCCAGATGATTACGGTAAGGAGGTGCTGAAGGAAATGCGTAATCATCTTGAGTTCAACACCAATCGAACCCGAATGGCGGTGTCTCTGACGCAGGAGAAGACACCCCTGCAGCAGATCATCAAAGAGCTCCGCGTGGAGGGTCTTCAGTTCTTCTTCTGTGAAACGTGGTATCCGGAGAGACTTCTAGCCTGGGCAAGATCCATGTCTCAACGTTGTGATGCGCTCGGCTATTGGGCTCTAGCATCTCATCTGGTGAAACTTGGTTTTTGCAAAAACCACGATGAATTTCGTGAGTGTATGAAGGCAATCAACCAGATTCTCAGCTATGAACTCTGCGAACAACCCGTCTCTTTGCCTCCTAAGCCGGAGCCCACCACCAAACGAGTGGCATGTCAGACTACTGCAGTTTGTCCAAGCAAGGGTGGATACTCTAGCTATGGTCGAGAGCCTGATGAAGAGTATTAGTAGTTTCCTTTACGTTAAAGTAAAAATAAATGCAAATCCAACTCCATATCTACGCATACTAATCGTCTTTGCACCTATCTCCTTCTGTATACGAAGCATTAACTCCTCAGTCGCCCCAGGATACAATCGCCACGCATACACCAGCAGGCGGTCATGTTTGTCCGTAGGGACAGGGACCGAACCCCACCCTAACGATTCAAGTCGTTCTGCCGCAATCTCTGTCTGCTCTACATGCTCGAGTTGTAGGGGGTCGCTAGTCTGTCCAGCAGCGAGAGGCACCAGAGGGCGTTCAAAGTTACGGATGGCCTCCTCATCACGCGCAAAGACGGCAGGGGTTATCAACGTTGTCCGCCTCAGACGCCAGGTAGGTACCGCACCGGTAGCGAAGAAGGAGGTAACATCGGAGAATTTGTCTTGATCATCGGGGCTCACGATCGCGAATGAGCGTTGATACCGAATATCGAAAGTATCTTCGTGAGAGGTTTGCTTGGGCGCAGCACCAGGAGCATAGAAAAGTTCAAGAGGGGTGGTGTACATGCGATAAACGTTGGTGTGCACTTTTAGTCCACCATCGCCCTCGCGAGACAAGGGGTATTGGACACTATAATTGAACCACATCAAATGCTTCTCACCTACTGTTCCACCTTCCAGGATCGCCACTACCTTTTTACGAGCTATACTCTTGCGTGAATTATGGTCTCCTTGTCTCGTATGATAGTAGGGTGAGGTTTGCATGGTGCTCTCCATGACAGCAGGTTGAAGTCGAGGGTGAGGGCGTAGAAGTTCGAGGGGAATATCCTCCCCAAACCTCTTCCGCACCCAGGAAAGTTCATGGTCGGTGACAGGGGTACCAGTGAGGGCATGATGAATAAGCGCAAAGGGGACGACAATGCTGAACATATGTTTAACAGGGCCTTGTCCTGCGGTAGTTGGATCTTTTCCTTCACCGCCGATACCAACAGGCATGCCGATGATCACGGCACATTGTTGCATCAGCTTTACCAGAGGGGAGTTCCAAGTTCCGGTTAGGAGACCAAGATAGCAGAGATAGGTATCATTGGCACCATCCTCGCAGTCTTTGAAGGTTTTGCGTAGACTTCCACGTTGGTTCTCATCGGCAGGGACGAATTTCATATTGCGGTTGATGCGGTAATCTTCGACGTAGGGATGGGTGGTTACCAGGACGGTACAGGAGCGAATAACATCAACGAAACAGTCGTGGGTATGAACGTCCACTGTTCCATGTGCAAGTGCACGTGTGCATGTTTCGATGAAATAGGCAACCCCTCTACCTCTCACGGCGAGACATTGGGTGAGTTGTTCTTCATACCATGCTTCATCGGCGGTCTTGGGGGTTTGGTGGTGCCAGAAGCTCTGGGCGGTGATCCCATGACAGACTTCCTTCTCAAGATCACTGGAGCGCCCCATTTCGATAGGCATGCCGGTGAGACAGTCGAAGACAGGGATGAAGGAGTCGTTGAAGATGTAATATTGACTGAGTTCTATCTCCATAACCTCGTCCCATTGAGCATTGGCTAGACGAGTCCAGTAGGTTGCCGGGGTGTCTCCTTTGCCCCCTTCTCTCCGAGGGAGAGGAAGATGGATGGTGAAGACTTCATGGTCTAGATGGTCCTTGATCCATTTATCTTCGGGATTGGAAATAGAGGTGATGGTGAACTGCGGAGAGGCAAGGTTCTCACCAAAGATGCAGGCATCACTGAGATGTTGAACAACGTCGAATGCGAGCGGATGACCACGATAGCGAGACTGATCGACTGTATAGGTTCGAATCATCAGAACAACCTCATGGGAAGCATATTCATGGTCACTTGCATAGAGAGGGAGAGTTGCTTCACGATGTAGAAAGGTGAAAGTGCCGGTCTTTCTTCGAGAAGGTACTACAGGAGGGGAGAGAAGACGTTCGTAGGTATTTCCGACCTGCCATTGACCACCCTTACAGTAAATACGGTGAACGATGGATGGCACGCGTGGTTCCCAGACTTCGTAGAAGAGTTTCCGTTGGAGGGGGTGTGTACCTTGGCGGGCAGGTACCAGGTCGTCTGCTACATGGGTCACAAAGATATCGAGTCCTGGCATTTTGTCACATATCTTTTTTTCGAGATAGAAGAGAATGGCGACAATGGATGAGGTTGATTTGAATTACTTTATGGATAACTATCAGGCTTCAGACGTTCAATGGGATGCCGAGGTGGCGTATCTTCAGGAATCGGTAAGTGCTGCTCCAGAACCGCGTCGTGGGAAGGGAAAGCTGGTTTCAATTGGTGGGCAAAAGCGAGTAATTCCTCGCAAGAATCCAACGGTCGAAACGCAAGATATTGTATTACAGCAGAAGGACACTTTGAAGCTTACACGCCGTTATCTAATGGCCCTTAGTAGTCGATTGGACAGCTTTGACGAGCATTTCAAACGCGTGAGACAAGAATTGGACAGTACGCGAGCCAGCGTGAGGAGATTTATCGAGCAAGATCGCGCAGACGACAGCGATATCAGCGACGAAGAACAACTGGAGGAGGAGGATAACCCTAAAGCAGATGTTTGATTTGGAGGATCAATTTGTCATCCGGAGAGACTGACATTTCGAGCGGGGTGCCATTTGTACGTGTATCGAATTCGGTAAATTCACTTAGTAAAATACCATTTGTACAGATGTAATTGCAGACCAACTTTGTTTCCGTCGTTGCTACCGATGGAGGTCCCTCTACCGACGAGAACGAGTATAGGACGTGAGGGATGTTGGCCTTTGGATGCTGCGCAATGACCCGTGCAAAAAACGATGTTTTTTGGAGCTGCACCATTGATTCGCGATTTTTTTTGCTTCTTTGGACCACTGGATGCTCCAAATCGACCGCCCGCATCGTCAAAATGCACTTTTCAGGATGCATCATGAACAGAATATCCTGCTCCTTTATCTGTCGTGCTAACGTCATCAGATCTCCAATCGTGAACACAAAACTGTGTGCAAACCAGACCTCGTCTCGTGGTGAACGTGCTAGAATATACTTCTTGTACGTCTCCTCCACTTTAGACTTCCATGCATTGTCCTCCCCACCATCCTCCCTCATACGTTTTCTGCTGTTGCTCATGAGAAAGAAAGATTTGTGATAGGCTATAGGCCTTTCTCGTCATCGTACTCTGCGGGTATCACAGACTCCGTTGCTAGGACAACCGCGAACACGAAGATGATCGTAATCACCGTATGAGCAACAAACATCCAGAAAGTCATCTTCCTATGCCACAACGATTGATGCAACGAAGCATCCACACACATCCCACACAAGAAGTTATCCGGATCACCTGCAGGACAGTAAGCTGTATTGTCTTGATAACCGTCATTCACCGTCAATGATGCAGTACATATTGCACATACTACCTTTCCTTTACCGTGGGTACCAAATGAATTATACGCCGTGGTATCCACATTCGGGCAGAAGGTAGTATCCGTAGCTTCTGCTCCGAGGACCAACCCGCCACGAAGACCGCGTCCTAAGTCAGGATAATCTTGTGGTAAAGAACTGGCCAACCAGGCACAGGAAGCATCCCCTGGAGTACAAGGGGAGGTCAGATTGGGAGTGGTAGGTGAAGCAGTTTCTGCAGCATAGCCGATGAATTTCTGGTCGTTGGCATCTGCCCAGTCGCATCCATAGTAGGGACATTGGAGTGAGAATCCGGACGGGTTAGCTGCAAAGGAGTTCGGATTGTAGGGGAAAAACGTCTGGGTCTGTTGGTTCGAGCAGGATGATTTTCCACATGGGGAGGTAGGGGAAGCAGGGTCACTTTCGGCTACGAACGCGTAGAAACGATAGGTCATGAGAATCTCGAGAGGGATAAGAATAGCGAGACCCCAACACAGTAAGGTTTTAGTGGACGATAGACGTCGACAAGGACCTACACAAAAGAGCAGTAGGATCCATAGTGTCATAATCGTATAGAAGAAGTAAACCGCCAGCGAGGATAACGATTGGAACGCAAGACGTAAGAAGATCGCTAAGGAGAGGACTCCCCAGATCCCGATGATGATTTGCCATGGTTTCATCTTTTATACATATATATATATTTGTGTCTCTCTCACACCTCACGCACAAGAGCACTACACCACACACCTACTAGAGAGAGGAGAACGGTAGTGGCCATTAGCTGGTTGAGATTATGTAAATCATCATGATCTACCTCATAATACGCTGTCAGACCTATTTCTAATGTCACATTGAGCAGTCTTCCCCATTGCAACATACTTGAACGCCAAGCATAATCTTGAGCTTCCTTCCCAGGACGTGTGCTTTCTGTCACCGAGATCACGTAGATGGTGTTGAGAGTGCCACGGATGAGGGCGTCCCCTAATGCGATGGAGAAACAGAAGACGAAATTGGAGATCCCAATATCGGTATTGATGCGTCCAACAAGCAGAAGGTAGCTGAATTGAACCAGACAGAATCCTACTGCTACTGTGTAGGCCACTTGATGAGGACGCATGGCCACTGAGGAGAGATAGGTGGTGAAAAATACAGCGGCCGATCGAGTGGCGTTGATGATGCCATACTGTGTGAGCGAGATACGTAAAGGCCCGAGGAGATAGTAGGAGAGACAAACAAAGGCGGTTGGTTGAGCAACAAGGACACTGATAAAGAAAACAGTTGAGCGTGAGACTATTGGTGCTGATGGGGAGAGGAGGATTGGAGTAGTGGTGGTGGGTACCGCAGCGTATGTATCAGGGGGAAGAAGAAGGCAGAGAAGAATGAGGAGGATGTACCAGGCTATCTCTACTCCGAAGTTGACGGTGATATCGGTGTACTGGAGAAGGAAACTGCCACCGGCTGTGGCGAGGAGACTGCCAATGAGTTGGGAACGCTCACAACTCGGCGCAATGTTGTCCCCAGTGCGGTTGAAATGCTCTGCCTTGGCACCGTTCAGAATCGTTAGCGCGATAGCGGGACCGCAGTTCTCGAAGACGAGCAGGAGAGGGACGAACCACCACACGAACTCCTTATCCTCACTGGAAATAACGATGGCAATCCAGATAAAGAGCGGAAAAACAAGCGCGAGGGCTACCTGTGTGGTGCGGGTGAGATAAGGTTGGAGCCGGTCAGATACATAACCAGCAGGATAGGGTAAGATACCCCAAGCAATATCAATGATAGCTTTAATTAGATTAGTTTGGGTGATGGAAAAGCGTTTACACCACATTAATTCAGCGGTGTCGGTGAACTCAGCCAGCAGACCGAGAACGAGATAGAGAAGGGGGAGCCGTCTTGGGTTTGTCATGGTTCTGGAGGAGGAAATGGCGCAGACGGGCGATGCGGGTCATCAATTGGAGGCCCTCACGAGATAAATTGTGACGTCTTATCAATTCAGTCCGTTGCCGCGACACCAACAACATCCATAACTGACCATTGAACGTATTCTCGCATTGATCACCAGCAATCTCCTTTTTCACATCCACTAACGACTTCTTTCCCATAATGATCTCTCGCTCTAACTGCCAACGTCGGTCTTTGAATGCGATCCGTACCATACGCGCTAACGTTCGTTTGCGTCTCTCCGCGAGAGGGACAAAAACAGGAGGTCGAGGCGGACAACGAACGACGTCGTAGGTTTTTGTCCATTGCCAGACGTCCTCGCCGTCGACGGGAGGGAGAGACGAGAGCGTGAAGTCCCCAAATCGGTTCGAACCAGAGCCAGAGACCTGTGGGGAACACTCGATGCGTACATCATACTCGTAGAATTTACCGACTACAAGATCAAAAGTGCCCTGCCAAAGTCCAGTATTCCCGTCCTTGGTGTATTTGAACGGAAACCAGCGATCTATGCGACCATCGTACCATCGACCGAAGATCCGATGGTCGCTTCTTGTGAGAATGTCTAGATTGTATGACATTTATTTGTGTTTTTGTCACAGAGGGAGAGAGAGACTAACGACCACGTGGCAATGAACGAACAACTAACCTCTTTTATAGACATAAAATGCATCAACTAGTCTACGTGGCGTCGACGCCAACTGCATGGTCGCGGAGGAGTTCGCGTTCCTTTCCAAGAACTGCTGGCACGATATTATGATACCTCTGTTATCACTCAATGAATGCGCCCTCATTGCAATCACCACCGTTTCGCCCAACCCCGAAAATCATGTCACCGACCTTATAGAACGGAATGTCTTCCCTGTTATGGCCATCTTGTTGGTCTGTCCCGACTGTCGGGCAGCTGGAGTTGCCGAGAAATGCGTCCATCGGGCCCATTTCATCCCACACTGGCAATCCGAAGAACGGCGTGAGCTCACCAAGCTATGTTATGGACCGGAAAACACCGACAAATTTGCCCGAGAAAGCCAGGGATTTCTCAAACAACCAAGTCTCGCCTGCTTCAACCATGAACATATCAACCGTACCTTCACCAATCCCCGCTTCATCCTCGAGGGTGCCGCCGAGGATCTTGTCTTTATGGTAATTGATCCTTGCAGTGGCTCGAAAAAACCCGAAACAGGCACCAGTGAATTTGCTTGGCTAACCTTCATAGGTCCCGGTTTCCGTGTCCTCGGTGGCGATTCCATCCCCACCCTCAATCCCCTCAGCTGGGAAGGACCCCTAATCGACCATCTGATCCAGGTAATGCGTCGACCTGAATTCGTCAAGGCCAGGCTCATTGTCTTCATCGAAGGTAATATGCCCACTGAAGCCTATACCGCCCAACAGCTCATTCTCCGTACCTTTCCTGATGCTCGTTTCCCCGGTAATCTCGGTGAGAAAGTCGGTGTGATTACCACCCCGCAAAGCAAGCATAATATGTCCGTAGCCTTCCAGCTCGCTCTTGCCAAGAATAACATCTCTTTTTTCCGCGACTTCATCACCTCCGATGAGTTCCCTAACCGCACCCTCCAGAAAATCAAACAACAACTCATCAACTATACTCGCTGCGTCAAACCTGGCAAGGACGTCTTCTCCGACACCCGATTCACCTTCTCTGGTAAAGGCAGTGGCAACAAGAAGGACGATTTCGCCATCGTCATGCAACTCGGTCTATACTGTCTCGAACTCCTCTACACCAATCCGGAATGGATGCATCATCAACTCCGAACTGTCAGTCTGCGCGCTAGTACCAGATAAAACTAGCGATAATCCGTCCTGCATCCATAGGTATCCGATCCCATCCTGGCTCCTTTTTCATCAACATATGTAAGTACCTCAGTATGCGATGATCTCTCAGGATGTCCTTGCATTTTTCATTAGTAGCGTATTCTTCCAACCTCCCCAGACCAGGAGGAGGCGTCATGATTGGATCGGCACCGTGGGAAATGAGATACCGCATCATCATCGACTTGCCTTTTTGACATGCATAATAAAGGGGGGTCATTCCGGTAGAACTAGGTCGTTGTATGTCCACCCCGAGTTCAACGAGTAGATGAAGGGAAGGTAGTGGGTAACCATCCATTGTACATATGTAATGTAAGATATTAGCGGGATACCGCCCTACTTTTAGCATACATTTGTTCAGATCGAGGTCATATTTCTCGATTAGCCGCAGTACCTCCTCCTTATTGGCCTTCTTCACCGCCGCACACAACAATGCAGCAGCCATTTTTGTGTGTGCCTGCTCGAGGTGAACTACGTCGCCGAAGAACAGAACGACGCGAACAACAGCTAGCAAAGCGATCAACTGGAGATATATTTCGAGATGGACAGTATCTGGTCCATTGTCCTCTCTATTGTGTCCCTTCCAATAAAAGACGCCGTGATTTAATCGGCTGGCAACGTTATGTGTTTAGCTGTGATTGGTTCTCCACCAACGTCCATCACGTCGTAAAACTACCATATGCAAATGATATGATGGTTATCGATGCTATTGCCTATATCTCTCCTTCGCCGGTAGAGGCTCTCCCTGGGAGAGATATCCCCTCTCAGAGAGAGGGTCTAGAGAAGGCACGTATACCCTCGTGCTGTTTTTATAAGAAACCCGATGGGAGTGTCGATTTTAGTGTTCAAACAAGTTATATGTTCGATACTAGACTTATCGTTTTATACGTAAACTATGGGTTCCATCGATGGTCAGGTCTTCGTTCTCGTTTACTCTTCATTCGTAGCTAGCGGTTTGACCTTCTTGCCGTGAATTCTCACCCTGATCATCATCTTTGTTCGGAAGTTGATGTCAATCTCTATTACCTTTAATCTTTCTATGCCATAGATATCCTTAAGCATCTTTCCCGTAAAACTATGATTTAAAAAGAAATCCCTTGTCTGATCAGCTGGTCCACCTTTACGTGGCAGTATCTCTTCATCTCTTCTATATGTATAAGTGATCTTCTTCCTCAGATCATAACCAGCGAGATACGACTGATCCTGATGCTCATTCATATGCTCAGGATAGAATCGACGTAGGAGATAGGTATGCTCTTTAGGATAGTATTCCCACATGAAAGACATATACTGTTCGGTGAATTGAAGTGAGCAATCGTCCGGTACGAGCCACTCGGCGATGAATTCTTTTACGTCATCGTAAAAGTAGCTCGGATTCCAATGTCTAGCTGCTTGGTACATATGTGTCCCAAGTCCCCATCCACGATGACGTTTACTATCAACACTAGCCCCCATCTTTAAGTCACCCTTCACTTTACTGTAGTCCAACCCGCCAATTTGCGTCCATAGCATATCCTCTGGTTTACGCCAGAACAACGTTAAACCATATCTCGTTCTGTCGTCAATTACCGTTTCTCGAATAAGAAACACGTCCTCATCGCCAATCGAAAACTCGATTGTCTTCTTTATGTCTCGCTCTTCTTCTTCCATTGTTTACTTATATATATATGTAAAACTACCACACACAAAACCATCGCTTCTTTTTCTTCTTCTTGTCATCGATTTCACGAACATAAACCGTCTTCAATCCGGTCATCTCTGCTGCTCGATTCGCTGACATATCATACGGTCGATGAGAAACCAGGATACGAGGATCAGCTAATTCTTGACACGATGGATATTCACCTTGCCAGACGTATGACCCTCCTGGGAATCGCACATAGAAGAATCCGAAGAGTTCGTACGTATGGAGGAACTGCTGGATTTTCCTCACGGTGTTCTCGGTCTTCGAGACAGTCTCCGGTAACGTCAAGATGAACGGGAAGGTAAGATCCTCTTGTGCCTTCGCATACGCAGCTAAGATGACCTCCTGCAATCCGGGAAATTCCGCGGTGAAGGCAGCAATGGTCGCGTTATCCCTCTCGTCCTGGGCTTTGTTCTTGATCCTCTCGCGGATGGTCTCCGCAAGTTCGGTGCGCTTTTCGCGGAGGGGAATCGGTTCCATCTGAGAAGGAAGTTTGTGAGGCATCTAGAGGCCTTTTATTTCCATTGTCCGCCTCCTCCTCCTCGTCCGTACAGGTGAGACATCGCGCGCAACCGTTCAGACCATCCTCTATCCATGTATCGACGAGCACCTCGAGGATATGTACCTCAGTCATCCCCTTATGCGAATTGGGTGACAGATATGGATAAGCCATTGCTGTTTCACCGTCATTGATATCCCATTGAATACATGGAAATTTACGTTTTGCTGCCTCCTTTGCCTTTTCTCTAGTAGAGAAGATCCCCCACGATTGACCACACGCACACTCCCGCTCACGCACCACCAACGAATACATGAACGAGAAGCTAGCCATCACGAGAGAAAATATGTGAGAAATGCACCCGCCACCCTATCTTCTTCTTCTTCTTGTCCGCCTCCGCCACCTCTTCTTGCGGATATACTTCCTCGATAGTTTGGACAGAAGGAGGAGGTAGAGGCTCGATGGTTTTCAAACCAGTAGCTGCCTCGATGCGTGCAATTACCGGAATGATCAGATCACAGAGCGTGATGAACACCCTCGAGTCTTTCAACTCTGTCCCCCCGAGACATTTATGGGTCCATCGTATGGCGCCGTCAGGACAGAGCACGTAGGCATACAATTCACAGTGGTGATAATGGAGATAAGTCACCAGATCCGAACGGCATGCCATGCTCAACTCGTTATCCAACAAATCGAACCTGAAGGGAAACTCGAGGGAATTGGCTGCTAAATCATAGATCACATGGAAACGTTCGACCAAACCGGGATATTTTGCACGTAGAGCTGCTCTTAGTTTAGCTTCCTGTTTAGCCATCTCATGTTTCTCTACCTTTCTGATGAGAGATTTCGTGTAGTTTAGACGTGCTAGGGAAGCATCCTGGATAGTACTTTGGCTTGTCAACATGTTATCCCAGGAAAGTGGTTGGTTTGTGAGGAGCAAGGAGACTGTCCACCTCTCTCACAAATCAAGAAATATGTTTCTCCTCCTCCTCCTGCTCGTTGTTTTCCTCCTCGCCGGTGGGCGAAGCGGACAGCAGCCAGCAACGATTCTCTATTCCGATAACCAGTTACTAAGCGCGGTCGTGGGTGACCGCGCATCGACCTCTGTATATTGCTCGCAGCAAGGTCTTTTTCAGATGATGGGGTGTACCTCGGCTGTGGCTCTCATCAACTATCGCGAATCGCTCCTCAACGAGTTTCCTGTGCTCTATGGGGTGAATGATTCCTTGCCGGTCATGGGACCTCTTGGAACGACGATTGCCGAGAACTTCACGATGCTTATCAATGGATCGCCATGGATTACGACTGCTGAGGCGGCCAACATCACCACCAATAAGTTCTGGATGGGTGTCCAATATCGATGTCTCGAATGGACAGACAATACCCAATGTCAGAATGGGGGTACCTATTTCTCCGATGCGACCATCTTTCAAGAGAATCTCGCAGGCTGTGGAACGTTAAAATCACTCGTCTGTCTAGGTATTGGTTGCACTCCAATCGGCACTCCTGGACCTACCACCGAACAACCTTCCAGTGCCCCTACCATATCGATGCCTACCGTATCACCTACCAAGTTTCCGTCAGCTTCCCCTTCTCGCACACCTTCTGAAGCACCTATCACGTCCAGACCGTCGAAAAACCCTATCACCTCTATGCCATCTGCGAACCCTTCGACTTCCAGACCTTCCAAAACACCCTCACACTCACCGATTACCTCTAGTCCATCATTGGCTCCAACTGTCGCTCCGACTTGGGGTTGGTTGATGCCAGCGACGATTCTGACGGGTAGTGGAGAACTAGGAGCAGGAGCAGCTGGTGCTTCGATTGCTATCAATGACCAAGGAAATTTCATTGCTTTTGGTTCACCAAATCAAGATATTAATGGCGGTGCATCATTTGTCTATAAGAACGTAGCTGGGACCTGGACACAAGTTGGAGAGTACGGTGGTAATGCTGTTGGTGGTACATCACATCAAGGTTCATCTGTGGCGTTATCATCAGATGGAACTACCTTTGCATTTGGAGGGTATGGTGATGATTATCAGGCAGGGGCAGTGTGGATTTTCATTGCTTCTGGTGGTACATATGTGCAACAGGCTAAACTAGTTGGAAACAGTGTTATTACTGCTGCTCTCCAAGGTGAGACTGTAGCTCTATCTGCAGATGGAAATACGGTAGCTATTGGTGGACCATCGGATAATTCGGGTGTTGGTGCGGTGTGGATCTTCGTTCGATCAGGAACGACATGGAGTCAGCAAGCGAAACTCGTTGGTACTGGATATACTATAGGAAGCAGCAATGTGTTTATGGGTCGTGCCTTGTCGATATCTGCAGATGGAAATACAGTAGCAATTGGTGGTCCTGATGATAACAGTTTAGTTGGTTCGACTTGGATTTGGGTTAGGTCGGGAACCTCGTGGTCTCAACAAGCCCGTTTAGTAGGAACGGGTGCGGTCAGTTCTGCACAGCTTCAAGGTTATTCGGTGTCCTTGTCGGGCACTGGCAACACGTTGGTTATTGGAGCTCCAGATGACACTGCAGCATACGTATGGACTCGTTCAGGTGGCGTGTGGACACAGCAAATAAGAATCTACATGTCAAGTATCTCTGAGTTCGGAATCGCAGTTTCTCTCTCTCGTGACGGTGATGTGTTGAGTGTGGGGTCGAATGGAGGGGTGTTTATGTATCGCTTTATAGGAGGCCTGTGGAGGAGTCAAGGTGCAGAGTTGGTGACATCGGGAGCAAGTGGTCAAGGTCAACCGGTAGCTTGTTCACACGATGGAAATATAGTGATTACTGGAGCTACCGCTTATTCCTCCGGTTTAGGTGGAGTATTGGTCTACACGACAGGTATGACCTCTGTGCCCACTGGTTCACCCTCCACTTCTCCATCAACCTCCAAACCTTCTACATCACCCAGTACCTCTATACCATCCAAAACACCCTCAACTTCTCATCCATCGAGGACTCCATCCCAATCCCCCTCAACTTCAAGGCCTTCGAAGAATCCATCCAAAAGCCCATCTACTTCTCATCCCAGTGCTAGCCCTACCACTTCCAGGCCATCGAGGACTCCATCTAAGACACCATCCAGTTCACCTTCTACATCTAAACCATCTGCTTCTCCTTCTACCTCCAGACCTTCGAAAACACCTTCCCAAGCTCCAACTGTTCCACCGACATGGGGTTACACCGAACTAGGTCCTGCGTATGCATTCACCGCAGGTTCATACATTGTTTCTGATATCGATGCATATGGAAAGACGATCGTCATTGGGAACCGAGATCTGGATTCCGTCTATGTGTTTTCCAATTCCTCCGGAACGATATTCTCGCTGATTGCTACCTTTACCAATAGCTCTTCTGATGGTTTGGGAACGGCAGTAGCTATTTCTGGTGATGGAACCGTCATCGTAGCCGGAACACCAACAGATAATGGGTTCGTTGGTGCTATTTTCACCTGGAATTGGAATGGTAGCGCATGGGTACCACGAGGAACCAAGATTGTCGTCAGTCACTTCAATGGTGCCTTATCTATCTCAAATGATGGCACAGTATTAACAGTTGGAACTCCTGGTACGACTCCAGCTGGAGCTACTCTCATCTATCGTTGGATTTCTGGCGCATGGTCTGCACCCGTTTCTTTGATCCCTCCCACGTCTGCCACGGATCCTGAATTTGGATATTCTGTGGCAGTATCGGCTGACGGTAAAACAGTTGTGTTCGGAGCTATCGACGATAATAGATGTGGTGGTTCGGGTGGTTCCGTGTCTGGATATTCGTATAATGGAACCAATTGGAATGCACGAGGAAGTCCGTTTTGTGCGTCGGATCAAATTGGTAGCGCAGAAGAAGGATATTCAATTGCCATATCTGGAGATGGGAATACGTTCATTTTTGGAGGTCCTAACGATAATGCTGGTATCGGTGCCGCTTGGATATATAATTGGAATGGAACCGCGTGGCTGGAAACCATCAAATTGATCCCTACTCTGCCATATTCGGGAGAACCAGGATATGGAAGTGTGGTGGCAATGTCCGATGATGGAAAAGTGGCAGCAATGTGCTCACTTACGGATGTGAGTAATATACAAACATGTGATACCTATCGTTTAGATAGCAGTACCGGTCCTTGGCGTATTCAAAGTAAGATCACACCGCTTGGTTATTACATTGAAAATGGTGGATTGACGGTTTCGTTGACACATGATGGTGAGCTGTTGGTCTATTCGTTTGAAACATGTGACGCAGTTCCAGGAGAGGGGGGTTTCCTGGTATTCTCCACCGGAATGACCTCTACGCCTACTACCTCGCCATCTGCTACCCCTACTGTTTCCCATCCGTCTGTTTCACCTTCAACCTCCAAACCTTCAAAGTCACCGTCGAAAACACCCTCAAGAACACCATCTAAAACACCTTCCACCTCCAAACCATCCACCTCACCTTCTACGTCCAAACCTTCTACTTCACCAACGACTTCTAAACCTTCTACTTCACCAACAAAAGCACCGACGATCACCACCGGATACTCGATCGTCACCGGGACAGGAAGCCATTCTGCCACCTCCGGAACTCAACTGCTGTACACATGGGGTACAGCAGTTGGTTCGTATACCTATTCGAGTCCATCGATCACCTGTCCTAATACCGGTATTTTTTTGTTCTCTTATCAGATTGGATTTGCTGGAAATACTGTAGGAAATCGTCTCATTTCCGGTGTACTGAGTTCGTATGGTAACTATATTTCTTCTGTTCAAGTAGCATCTTCGCAAGGAGGAGACACCGGAATCGGAGCAAGTGAGATCATTTCTTGCACTGCCGGAAACACTGTCGAAATGTTCGGGTATCAAAGTTCAGGAGGACCATTGAATATCATTTCCGGTGATTCACCGACTCGTATGAGTTTGGTGCAGCTGGATTCTTCGAGACCGCACGGATTGACCCATGGAAACGCAGCAGCTCAATCCATACCCACAGGCGTCGAAACTTTGTTAACCACGTACTGGAACACTCCAACCGTGACCACTGGAATTACATGGAACGGCGCTGGGCTATACACGGTCACGAACGCTGGTTTGTACTTGATTACCTTTTCGATGTGTTTTGCGGCCAACGGAGCAGGAACCAGGCGCTATGCATATTTATCTACGAGCATAGGCGGGTTATACGCAATGGAGACAACGCAATCTCCGGATGATCGAACATGTTTGGCGACAACTGCTTTGGTCATGATGTCAGCTGGTGAAACCGCTGGAGTGAAAGTGTATCAAGATGTCCCCAGCACGGCGATCAACACAGATACTGGAATTAATCAAGCATTCACCATCATCCAATTGGATAACACTGAACCGAATGGGGTGGTCCTTGGGTCCAATACTCAGTCGGCAACGGCCGGAGCTGTAGTTACCTTGACAAATGCGTGCTGGGCAACACCCACATTAGGAGGCGGGGTTACTTTGTCTGCAGGAGGATTGTTCACGGCTTCAGTAGGAGGGGTGTACATCGTCACGGCAGTCGTCGGGTTCGCGTTTGGATCTGGTGGTGTGCGTCAGGCATACATTTTCCAAACTTCCAATCCATCCTTTCCTGTCGCATTCGGAGCGTATACACCGACAACAACATCTGGTCAAGAAACCTCCTTTTCGATGCAAGCCACTGTCACTCTTGCCGCCGGAGAAAGTGTATACGTGCAAGTCTACCAGACATCAAGCACATCACCGCTGAATGTGTGTGGGACTGCATTCTCAACATTTGGTATGGCCAAGGTGACATTTACTACTCCAGCACCAACGACCAATGCGCCAACCAACTCACCAACGACTTCCAAACCATCCACCTCTCCTTCTACGTCGAAACCAACTACATCACCCTCTACGTCGAAACCATCAAGGACACCATCTAAAACGCCAACAACCTCCAAACCATCTATATCTCCAAATTACTATGATACTTACTATGGAATTGCCGCTGGATCCGCACCGACAAGCCAACCCAATGCGAATACAGCAGTTCTCAGTAGCATTTTTACCAGCAATATTGGTACAATTTCCTATAGTAGTGGGGCGTTGACTTCTCCATTTTCCACTATCTATGTGGCATGCTATCAAGTAGAGTACACCGCAAGTACGTCTGGAAATCGTGCTATTTGGGCCACGTTTGCTCCCTCAGCAACTACCACCACGATGGTGGAAATGCCAGCATCTCAGACCGGAGTAACAGGAATCGGAGCTTGTGAAATTATTTCGTTCACCAGTGGAAATACTCTTTCCGTCACTGGATACCAAACCGCTGGTTCGCTCCCTATGATCAGTACGGACTCTCCAGCTCGTTTCGGTATCGTGGAATTGAACTCTGCGAAAGCATATGGGATCGTTCGAGTTGCGAGTAGCCAAACGTTCAGCACATCGCCCGTCACTTTCACGAATTGGGGTACAGCTACAACAACCACCGGAGTCAGCTTCAATGGACCCACTGGGACGTACACACTAACAAATGCAGGACCATATCTTGTTACGATTGGTGGATGTTTTGCCTCTGCTTCGTCTGGATATCGATACATCCAATTAATCAAGAGTGGAACAGCTCTTACGTTTCAATCCTCTCAACCATCAGTGAGTGATCGAACCTGTCTTGCGACAACTGCTATTATCATTGCTGCTGCGAGTGATACACTGAGTGTATTAGGATTCCAGAGCACAGGAAGTTCATTAGCTACTGATCAATCATTCCCACCTTCTTTTACGGTTATGCAATTGGATTCCAGTCTCTCATATGGGTCCGTTTTGATGACAACAGGGCAATCGATTACTAATGGAGGGAGCGCTCAAACGTTGACATCTTGTTGGGGTACAGCATCAACAGGAGGTGGCATGACGTTTTCAAACATTGCTGGTGCATTCACGGCTTCTGTTCCCGGAACCTATCTAGTTACGTTGAATATCGTGTTTCCAGGTACATCCACAACAGGAGAACGACGTGCCTATATTTTCCAGTCCAGCACAGCTGCTTTTCCTATCGCTTTTACGGATATTTATCCATCGCAAAGTTCATCAAACAGTGGATTGTCCACCCAAGCGATCATTGTTTTGGCTGCTGGCGAGACAGTATGGGCTCAAGTCTACCAATCTTCAGGGATATCTTTGACATTAGTGACTGGACTTGGTTTATTTTCTATAGCTCGTATGCGAGTGTAATGGGGGAAAGATCAACTACTAAATTAATTTAAACTTCTCCACACATGCGCCATATCTCCTTCTACTGTAAATTGATGCATAAACACTAAAGTTCCGTCATTTTCGAGCTCAAATCTGCTTGGAATACCCTCTTTCGTCAAATCGAACCCACAGCAAACGTATCGGTCTACGTTCGTGAAGGTGGACCATAGCGGCAAACCGTCTTTCCTCCTGATCTGTACGTCTCCATTACGGAGGATAACAAGCACCCCTTCCTTTTGAGGCGCGAGAGGCACGATAGACACGAGAGACGTGAGAGCCACAGGAATCTGTGTACTCCACACTGGTACGGTTCCATTCTCGTAGACAACCAGATTCAAGTCCTCCTCGAACACAGCGTGGAATCGCCCTCTTGCAATTGACCATTCTCCTGGTTTGTAGCTCTCGCGAATGTTCACGGGAGTTCCTGCATCAACACTAGATATCCACTCAGATAGCACGAGCGAGGTTCTAGTTCGAAGCTGCTCATGTTCATTGTACTTCTCCAGCAGCAGAGCCAGCGGTGTTCTATCCAGATGTCGCAATTGGACAGCGTTTATCAGAATACCGAAGGTACCATGATAAAACAATGAGCGAAACAGCCAATCAGGAGGGTGTTCATGGGTCCTCGCTCGAACAATATCAAGCCAAACGTCCGGTAAGATAACCTCCTCTTCGAACCAGACTATGTAGTGACATACCCTACTTTGATGGAGGATCATACGAACAAAGTCACGAACGCGTGGCTGTGGTTCGTACTTCGTTATGCGCACATCTTCACCAACAGCCGCATTGAACGACGAATCAACGTTGGGAACAAATACACCATACGTACAGGGTATAGTCTCCTCTACCAACGAATGGATGTATGCAAGCATGAACCCAACTGTCATCGCCACAAGCATCAATACGGTGATTACAAGATTCCTCATCTTATACATATATATATATATGTGTGTGAGAAGGGGATTGTCCTCCCACATATATATTCACAGAAAATGCGCCGACGACGAGCACGTCAGTCGCTTACAACGGCGAAGCCATCGCCACTACAGGTGATGTTTATTACATTGATGATCATGGCAGTAATTGCGGCATTCATCGTAGGGATAGTGCTAGCTGTCGTACTTTCTCCTCGTGGCGGTCCTGAGGAGACACCAACCCCTGCACCTACATCCCCGCCAACCGTACCTCTCCCATTCGAATGGAGCCTAGAAAAGACCAATGTCACCGCTACCGATTGTGTTCTTCCCGGGTACCTAGGAAGCCAGGTGGCCTTTGCGTTGTCTGGTACGGTATTGGCTGCTCTTGCTCCGCAGGATGATTACGTCTATGGCGAATACAGTATGGGCTCTATGTTCATTTTCAAGGCGAATAGCACAGGTTGGACCCAACAAGGACCAAAAATAGTTCCCGCGAACGTGACGTTCAAACCACATCTGCAAACCATGGCTCTTTCCCAAGATGGACATACAGCAGCTATCGGTGCTGATCAGATAGACGATTTCTATGGTGGTGGAATATGGGTGTTCGTTCTAACAGACAGTTCTTGGCTCCAACAAGGACCGATCTTGCATCAAAACATCTCTGCCTTATCTCCGAGTGCCATGGCTATCTCTGGTAACGGGAATATGCTAATCTCCGGTGCAGATGGATCCAATGGAGCGAATGGTTCGGTGATTATTTGGACCCGAACAAGTGAAGGAGTTTGGTCTCTTACCCAGATTATCAGTAATCCAACCGGTATAAGTGGTGAAAATCCATCGTTCGGTAGTTCCCTAGCACTATCAGACGACGGAAAAACATTGGTAGTAGGTGCACATCAGGACACCAATGAGGAAGATGTAGTGATCGGTGCAGCATGGATTTTTGTCCTTATCGATGGTATCTGGACCCAACAAGGCCCTAAATTAGTAGGAAACGACACGATCGGAACGGACATAGGACAAGGTAACGTACGTATCTCTGGGGATGGAAATACGATGGTTTCTGCAGGAGATAATGACAATTATGGGGCCGGTGCATTCTGGGTGTTTACCCGCAATCCTATCACCAATGGATGGTCACAGTATGGTAACAAACTCACCTGTCCTGGAGGGGGGGAATGTGGTCAATCTCTGGCTATATCTGGAGACGGTGAGAATATTGTTGTTATATCATCTCCGGACGATGATTATGATACAGCGCCGTGGTTTTATCGTCTTATCAATGGTGTATGGTCTCTCCAATCAGGAAGTGGTGTAGTATTAATAAGCGAACAGGAAAAAGGTATTGGCGTGGCTATCTCCTACAATGGGAGCCGGGTTGCTGTTGGGTTACCTCAACCTCCAGAAGAATATGAATCAGGACAGGGATTTGTTCCCGTTGCATGTGGTTCCATTGTAATATTCAATGGTGGCCTTGCTCCTCCTACGTCAGCGCCTACTCCTCCTACGCTTTCACCAACTCTCGCACCAACCCCTCCAACTGCTTCCCCTACAATTCCTGTAGAACCTGTTCTCATCCAAGCGATTCATCCACCACCAGCTGACGATTATTCCTCGTTTTGTTCCGATGTTGATACGCAGAGCAATAATTTCACGATAATAGCTCAGCCTGCATTGAACAGCGGCGTAGTTTTTGTGTACGCGAAAAACGCCAGTAATCTATGGTCGTTGGTGCAGACAATAGCCAACCCAGTGCTCGAAGGGGATTCTTCTTTCGGGGTGAATATCTCCATAGGTATCGACAAGTTCGCTGTAAACTCACTGCGTTATGTACACGTGTATGCGCTCAATGCGTCTAATCTATGGACCCATTTTTGGCAGGTAAGCCACTACATCCAGACGATTGCATTCTCATACGATACGTCTACGCTTGGCATTGGTGATTATCTCAATCGCCAGCTCATTTTGTATACCCTAAATGCCGGAAAGACCGCTTATGTGCTCAACTCTACCCTAACATTACCAACTGCGGTGACGATTAATTTCATGCTCCTTGACATATCATCGAATGGCAAAACAGTTGCATGTTCTGCCGTGATGAGAGGTCCAAATAATGGAGCAGTGCTCATGTACACTGCCGAACAGGACAATGGTTCTTGGGTGAACAATCAGATACTAATACCAACTGATTCTACTACCACTGGTTACTTTGGGTCTTCCATTTCGCTCTCCAAGGACGGTTCAGAATTGATCGTAGGTACGCCATTAACCAATGGTGACACCTATTATGAGGGAGCAGCCTGGTTTTTCGAGCGTCCCACACCAACGAGTAGTTGGACTCAATCTGCGAAAGTTGTTGCTGCTGCTCCACATAAGAACAATCGTTTCGGGTGGTCTGTAGCGATAAGCGAGGATGGTCAGCGATTTGCTGCTGGTGCGTATCATGCCCGTACCCAAGCAGGTTTAACGTATGAGTTTTATCTGGTGGGAGGCAATACATGGACGCAGGTAGGGATACCATTCAACGCTACTCGCGCGAACTCAGGGGATGAAGAAGGATATACTGTAGCTATCAGTGGGGATACTATTATGAGCTGTTCACCTTTTGTACCTGCTGCATTTGTGTTTACTGGGACATAAGGAGCTTACATAAACTTCATACCAACATCTTATATACTCTACGTATCACATCTTCAGGGATTTTCTGGTAATACCTATCTACCTTCTTTGAGATCCGAGGAACGTATCGAGGAGACAAGAGAGCTACGAATAGGTCCACATACTCTATCTTCGCCCGAAACAATTCGCGATAACTACGTATCAGCGGAGATACAATAGCATCGTTATCAACCATCATATGTTGATGAGGACCCATTCGGAATCCATTTTTCATCATGACAATGAAGGTAAAGATAGGTATCCAGCACTCATTAGGACGTAAATGACAATGACTGTCAATCAGCATTTTACCCACCAGACCAAGGATGGTAAAGATCCAAGGGAGCCCATCCGATATAACAAATCTGTACTCTTTCATTCGATCGATGAACTTACAATCCACCAGCTTCATAATCAAATTCATGAACGCATATGGCCAACTATCCACGTATCCTTCACGTCCTGTCGTCAACATCATGAACGCATCCTTCATGATCTCATAGAACATCCTCCGATCATCATTACATCCGAGGCGCATCGATTTCGCCGGTAGTAGTTCCATGTAATCCAGAGGCTCTCGGAACCGAGTATGATCCGACGCATGAGCATCCTCGCGGTCGTCATGATGTCTTGGAGTCTTCATTATCATGTGCATATGACAGATGTAGCGGAGATGGACGGGAGCCGCACGCCATCCTGGGATGGTAGTTTTGTATATTTCGATAAGGAAGCGGACAAAATTGATAGGAGCACGATCGAGGATTGCGTGTTGCAGAAGACTGCCAGTCATATGTTTCTTATACGTCTGACGAACCTCTATCTCGCAATTGGAAAGGTCCCCCCTGCAAATAAACGGTCGTCCAGCCATAATAACCGCGCGAGCATCCTCATAGCAACGCTCTTTCAGCAGTACCAGTACTGCTTTGCCTTCTGCCACCGTCCCCTCTGACATACGCAGACGTTTCGCACGTTTATCCACCGAGGACATCTTCGTTGTTTGTGAGCCCTAGGGGTCCTCTACCTCATCCAGGTCTTCCCCTGGTAGCATCGTTACAGGGGGACCATATGGTAGTAACGCTTCCCACACCCTCCGGTGGATATCTTCCGGTATTTGCTTGTAGTAGCTGTCCACCTTCCCGGCAATTCGAGGTACGAAACGAGGAGAGAGGAGGATGCACATGTTATCCACACAATGGAGTTTCTGGCGTAGACACCTGATCTTGCGCTTCACCGATAGGTAATTTGCCATATATTCTCGACAGTCTAGTCGCAGATCCATGCTCTTATAAGGGCCAACATGCCAACCCTCCCGCATGAAGAGTAGCATTAGCTCGTAGAGTTCATCGTCCAAGGTGGTATCTTTATCCAGTAATGTAAGAAAGATGAACCCGAACACCGTAAAACTTGTTTCCCCCGTATCTTCCATCACTCCCAACATTGTTGATCGAGAGATATCGAAAGCATACCGTTTGAAGGGATCGACTGATCCTTGCTTCACCAATAATGTCATGAAATTCACGAACTTATCGATCCAATCAGCACGGTATAACACCCTATAGAAATGCTGCATTGATGATCTGTATTTCACCAAATCCAAAATTAACTGTTGGAACACCGCACGATCCTCCGCGATATCGATATTCATACAATTAGGAAGCAAAATCGACAGATACTCTGCTGGATCGTTGACACCAGGGCTCTTCACGATATATTGATCCATTGGACCATTCCTCGTAGGGAAATAGATCTTCATACTGTCGAGAATAGCCACTCGAACATACCGCGCATGACCTCTCCAGGAGGGAATCTTCGTTTGATAACATCCGATAAGGTACTGCACGAACTCAAGAGGTGCTCGTTTGGTAATTGCTTCCTGAATGAGGCTTCCATCTCCCACCATTCGATATTGATGGCGTATCTCTTTGGAACAGGTGAGGATATCACCAAGACGAACGAAATCATTCCCCTGATCGATCAAGGTACGAGCAATCGCAAAGTAACGCCCTCGGATATACCAATATATATCGGTGTTTGCCATTTTATTGTGGAGAGCCTAGAAAGGTGCAAGAATACATCGGTTCATCAACTATAATGATACATGTAGGATTGTCTTCTCGTAGTTTACTTATTTGCTCCAGTACAGGGAAATAAAGAGTCACCCTCTTCACCACCTCTTTCGTCGTCAAATTAACCACCGCAACCTTTAATTGCCGTATCGTCGCTAGGTCCATGAGAAGCGGGGGAGATAGTCTTGTAGTCTCCTGAGGATATCGATTGGGAGGAGAGCCAGAGGATTTTTTTTGTGAAGACATCCGGGGGCGGCCATCAAAATGAGAGCGCGACAAGCAAATATAGGTTCATGACCACGTTCCACTACGTATGGATAGTTGCAGAGATCTAGTTGCGTCATCGAAGCTCCATGTCGCAGCAACATACGTGTATAGATTCGTGAAGGAGTGCTATCGTATGATAAGGCAAAACGTAATATTGGTCGATCATAAATACAACGAAGATGAACATTTGCACCTTTCTCTAACATCAGAACCATCGACTCTAACAAATCTGGGTAATGTGCCCCTTGAATGAGAAGACACATCATTGCTGTTATACCAGTACCTTGTTTACAATTGACGTCTGCGCCTTTGTCAATTAGCCATCGGAGAATCTTTATGTTATTATAATAACGGTGGATATAGGCACTTGCGATACTATAACCGATTTCTACCGTCAACTCATTGATTCCACGCCCTGATGTCAGCTGACTATCAATCTTCCTGATAATCTCCCCTGAAACCTCCAACCACCCTGATCGAGAATCCATTACTACATCCATCTTATATGTGTGAGGCGGTCATTCTTCCGGCAGCAATAGGAAATTCATCAAACGCATGAAGATCTCTACCGGCAACATGCGAAGCGGATGGTAAGGTGTCTTTAACATCCTAGGGATGGACATCACGATCAACGCAAGACGGAACAGGACAGGATGACATACAGCATCAATGTACCCCTCTAATCTCCCCTTGGGGACAGTCGCACCATACCTGAGTAACAAGCGTGTATGCTCATGATGTCTTGGGGAGTGACGTATCATCGTTAGAAAGAGTGCGCAACGTCCCTCATTGTCCTTCAGGTGGACATTTGCTCCGTTCTCGAGAAGCAGTCGGGTAGGTGCTATGTCATCGTTATCATACGCCGCATACATCAGGGCGGTCCTTCCACAGGAGCATTTGATGTTGATGTCCGCACCATGTTCGAGAAGCCATTTCAGGACACTAGGAACGAACCGGTATTGATGGATATACGCACTGCGAAATCCACCAACACTAACCTGGACGACATCGTTTATTCCGGTCCCATTTGCTATCTTCCGTTTGAGAATCTCAATATGTCCATATCGTCTTTTGCTGTCAATCTTCCTGATAATCTCCTCCATCTGGTCGTTCATCGCGTGTGTGTGTGAGAGGGAGTCGGTCATTTTCCAACAGGAAGCAAGAAAGCCTTCAGTTTGTGCAGGAGGTCTGTAGGGAGGACAGAGATCGCAGCATGTCGGGTGGGTAGCATGTTCGAAGAGACCAGCAGGAGTAAAGTCAGTCGATGGTATATGAGAGCATGTTGTATACATGGGCCACGCATATTTTTACAGTTTTCATTTTTCTCTAATGTCGCCCCATGTCGCAATAATGCTCGAATATAGATACGCGATCGACGAGTATCATTCTTCATGGCCTGATAGAGCGCAGTATTACCATCATCGTTGCGTAGATTTACATTAGCACCATTCTCAAGTAAAAAAAGCATCGTCTCATAATCGTACTGTGGTACTGCGGAATACATCAGCGGTGTCCACCTCTCGCTATCACGAACATTCACATCCGCACCATTCTCCACAAGCCATTGAACTACTTCTAGACGTCCAATGTTACTATGTACGAATGCCTTATTGATATTACCGACATTGTCATGAAGCTGATTGATTCCAACACCTCTTGCAATCGCTTGCTCGATATTCTTGATAATCTCCTGATTGTCCTTCTGTCGTTGTTCCGCAGCCATTCTTGTGTGTGAGGGAGGCGGTCATTTTCCAACAGGAAGCAAGAAAGCCTTCAGTTTGTGCAGGAGGTCTATGGGAAGTACGGAGATCGCAGCAAGTCGTGTCGGTAGCATGATCGAAGAGGCGAACAGGATCAAAGTCAGTCGATCGTATACCATAGCATGTTGTATACATGGGCCAAGTTCATGTTTACATTTATCATCTTTCCCCAATGTCGCTCCCCATCTCAATAATGCCCGAATATAGACACGTGATGGACCACTGTCATTCTTCATGGCATAATGGAGCGCATCATTACCATCGTCATTGCGTAGATTTACATTAGCACCATTCTCAAGTAAAAAAAGCAGCGTCTCATAATCATGGATAGGCAAAATTCCTGCAGAATACATCAGCGGCGTCCATCTCTCGTTATCACCGACATTCACATCAGCACCTCGCGCTACCAGCCATTGAACTACTCCTAGACGTCCAACATATCTGTGCAAGAATGCTTTTTTGACATAACCGACATAACCGACATTGTCATGAAGCTGATTGATTCCAATACCTCTTGCAAGCGCTTGCTCGATCTTCTCGATCACCGTCTCATCATTCTCTCGCCAGGGATAGGCCATTCTTGCGTTAGATATATGTGACGGGAGAGGTCTCCAGCGGAAGTAGGTACGTTTTCAGTTTACGCAGGAGGTCTATAGGGAGCAAGCGCAGAGGTACGTTTCCGCCCCTTGGGAGACAACGAGGCGTAGCCAACGCAATCAGAGATAGAAGAGTATGGATGGTATAGTGTTCTCGGAGATAATACTTTCTCTGTATAGTATAATATTCATCTCTGTCTGCACCTAATTTTGCTCCATATTGCACTAACTTGTGTATAAACGGGAAGGGATGATAATCGTATCTCATTGCGATATCGAGCACCGCACGTTTCAAACCAGGTCGTGCTTTAGTAGGTGGGATATTTACATTAGCACCGTTATCTAGTAAAAAACACATCGATTCACAGCATGCTATTCCTAATGCGGTGTACATCAGAGGTGTCCATTCGCGACTATCAACTAGGTTGACATCCGCACCATGTGCCACCAACCATCGGAGAACTTCTACCTGCTCACAATGCAGATGAATGAATGCCTGCTTGACATGAATTGATGGTCGTCGTTGAACGAGTTCATTGATTCCAATACCTGCGGCTATCTGTTGCTCGATTTCTTGGATGAAATCGCACACTAGAGTCATCTTATATATGTGACGAGAAGGCGGTCAGACTTCGACAACAAGTAGGTACGTTTTCAGTTTACGCAGGAGGTCTGTCGGTAGCAAGCGCAGAGGCACGTCTCCACTCCTTGGGAGACAGCGAGGAGTAGCCATTGCTATTAGAGCTAGACGACCATATATCATATAGTGTTGTTCGATATAATACATTGTCGCTATAATATAAGGGTTATCTCCATCTATATTTAATTTTGCTCCATATTGCAGTGACGCACGTATACTATTGAATGGAGGACAATCAAATCGTAGTGCGAAATCGAGCACCGTACGTTTAAGACTAGGTGTCTTTTTATTATGTGGGATATTTACATTAGCACCACTCTCTAGTAAAAAACGCAGCGATTCATAATGTTCTTCTGGGTATAATGCGGTATACATCAGGGCTGTCCATTCGTGGCCATCAAGCAGGTTGATATCGGCACCATGTGCTACCAACCATCGGAGAACTTCTACATGCTCATGATGCAGATGAATGAATGCC